AAAATTATGAAACTGATTGCCAAATCTTCTTAGACAAGAAACAGGCAGAGAAGTATAAAGAGGCTAAGGAAAAAGAGTTTCCTATTAGATGGGGAGGAGAGTATAATCATTGTAAACTAATTAAAAAGCATTTGTAATATCGCGGGATGATAGCAGAGGTAGCTAGTCAGGCTCATAACCTGAAGGTCGTCGGTTCGAATCCCGCTACTAAGTTATTTTTAACAATTAAAATTAGATTATGGATTTCAAGAATCTTACAAAGGAATCTCTTCCGAAAGAATTTCAGGAGAGAATTGAGCGTTTCAATCGTTTATTCATTGAAGCTGGTGATGGTACATTTGAAGAAAATGACCTATTTGGTTATGAAATGGGTTGTATAAAGCAAGCCTTATCGTTTACCGAGTTTTTCAAAGAAATGAGTCTAGAGGAATGTAAAGCCTTCTATGAGAAATATCCTAGCTTATTTGAGCTGATTGAGGCTATCAAAGACAAACTTCCGTACTTTGATAATGGTCATAGTGGAAACTCTATGAGCATGAGTTGGATGCTATACAGGTGTTATAAGGAGAAACCCGAACTTGTTCCTTATATGCACGGTTGTTTAGCCCAACTTGTTGGGGACGAGGGCTATCATGATAACCGTTCTGATGTTCCAAAACTATGAGTGTAATACAACAAGTTTATTTAGCTGAAGCTGGTTATTCTATTTACATAAAGGGAATTAAACCAGATAAGGATAATGAATGTTCTGGTGAGATTACTATAAATGGTAATCCCACTAGATTAGAGAGAAAAGAACGCTATCATATTGATGGCAGTATGCTTGTAACTGACAATTACCACATTCCTATGGACTTTATAATTAATTTTCTACAGGCCAATGGTTGTATAGAACAGAAGGATGGTAAGATGTATGTCGTATTAAAGGAAGTAGAATTTAAACCTAATTACTAATGTTATCTATATTATTCTCAGAATTTAAGGAATGGGGTTGTCCTAATTGTGGATGTGATTCTGTGACCAGTGGTTGTTTCTCTTGCGGAGGAGTTACCTCTGGAACTTGCAGACATTGTAAACTAACATTCGAAATAAGAAGTGATAACGGAAAAGGCATAGTGCAATATGGCTCTCATCCAGAGAATCCTTCTGATCCAAATTCGGAATCCGTAATGGAGTATGCTCATCGTATTGCTCATCCTAGGTCCGGTGTTTCTGCCTGGCATTGGGAACCAAAAGACATTCGTCCAGAGGAAGGAGAATACTGGAGTTCTAGAGGTGTTGGATATGATTTATCTGGATTCGTAAAAACTAAAGCTGCTGGTGAACGTATATTAGCTATGGTGCATGAGGTTTTGGGAACTGATAAGTGTGAGACTTATTTAGACTATAGACCTAGTGAACCAACTTGGATTCAATTTAAGTTCCAGTCTAGCGAGTTTGACTTAGAAAAGTTGGATAAGCTATCTAGAGAAGCTGATGGAGTAGTTACTAAGGAAATACTAAAACAGTGTTTACATGGCAAAAGTAATTAATAAGACAATCACAACACATCTTACAAATATGAAAGATGGAGATGTAGCTGAGATTGTAAATTGGTTCTGTGACGAGGAAATGGAGCCTGGAACTATAGTTCAGAGGTACGGAGATGCTTTAATTATCATTGGTGGGCGTAGCGGTCTATGCTATCCTAAGCTGTTGAGGATACGCGTCGTTTGCTTACTTGTAAGGTCACAATTTTGCCTCCTGGCTCAACTATAATGCTATAATTTCTTTTCTCCAGTTTTCTAATCAGAGATAAACTGGAACATGGGCCTACTTGGATTTGACAGGCGATTACGAATTATAAGGACGTGTAGAGCGCAATCTCTTTAAACGAAGAAAACAAATAACTGCAGAAATTGCACCTGTAAGAATGGCAGCCTAAGCTGCTGACTTATTAATAGACAATATTAATCAAGTCGGGTTAATGGGGAGACCTAGAAACAGAAGAGGTTTGTATCTAAGTGTTATAACGAGACCTTCAGGGAAGAATCATAGTACCTACAGGTTACAGTGAAGCTTAGATGCATTAACTTGAAAGCCAAAGGTTAGTAGAGCTGAAATCTCCACTGCCTATCTATGGGCTACAAATAGACGTTCTCCAACGTAAATGGAGTGGTGGAAGAATGACTTCTAGTCAGCCCCCAGTTTGGTAGTTTGTAAATTAGTTAGTAGGAGGACTGCTGGTTCACCTCTACTGTAAAGAATCCAGCTCTTCTAATAAAACTATCTAAATGCTAGAACTCACTAGCTGATGTAATAAAAATGAGACGCACGTTATCCTTGTAATAAGGGTTGTTTGGACACGGGTTCGACTCCCGTTAGGTCCACATGACAGGGCTATAGTTCAACCGATTGGGATGTAGTTTAACGGTTAGAACAAGAAACTGATAATTTCTAGACGGCAGTTCAACTCTGCCCTTCCCAACTAACACTGTAAATAATATGTAGAAAATTTCTGAACAAATCAAACAACAAGTAAAAATCCTCAGAGAAATATGGTACTGGGATTAAATATCGAGGCTGTGGTGTAATGGCTTGCATATCACACTGTCATTAAAATTAATTAAACTTATCTGTGAATCGAGAACAATCTCTTAAATTGTATTATGAGAATCCTAACCACTGTAAGGAATGTGGTAAGGTAATCGAAGTACTAGATAATCAGAGGGTCGCAGATGTGAGGAAGAAACAGTTTTGTAGTCATTCGTGTGCTGCTTCTTACAATAATAGAGGTAGGATAAAGCACGATGAAAACAAGATATGTCCTAGATGTGGTAAACCTAAGCATAAAGATTCAGAAATGTGTCGTAGTTGCTGGGAAGAACTTAATGGAATTGGTAACAAAACATTAGGTTATTATACATCTGGGCAGAAGTACTTATCATCTAAATGTCAAGAAATAAGGACTAATGCTCGTAGAGTATTAGAAAGTTCCGAACGTGAGAAAGTATGTCAATATTGTCATAATCATGAATTTGATGCAATACTTGAAGTACATCATCTTAAAGGAATATTAGAATTTGACGAAGACACTCTTATTAAGGAGATTAACAACGAGAATAATTTAGTATGGTTATGTCCGAATCACCATATTATGTTAGAGAAGGGTTTAATTAGTCTGGAGTAATCCAGTTACACCGAGGGTTAGTTCAGTGGTAGAATAGTGCACTGTCTATGCGAAGGTCACCAGTTCGAGTCTGGTACTCTCGGCACTGTGAAGGTTGGGGTTCGAATCCCCCAGTCTCGGCATTTATTCCCCTGTAGTTTAGTTGGTTAGAACACGTGATTTGTAATCTCGAGACCTCGGTTCGAATCCGAGTGGGGGATCTTAACCATTAAATTAGATTAATTTTTATGACTAGATTGGAAAAGTATTTAGTAGCAACTGCTACTGAGATTATCGAAGCGGAAACAACTGTTTCTCGCTACTTTGTCATTGGAAACGTCAAAGTTAGAGTATCAGACCATTTAAGTAAAATGAGTGATGCAGACTTACAAGTGATTATTCCATTGAACGGAGGGACTAAGTATATAGTTACTGTTAAAGATAGTCCTGGAAAATTTCTTGTGTGGAATGCAACTCAAATAAAAGACTTTATTCCTTCATTGCAGATTATTAAGGGCTTGAAGGAAGGAGTGCAACTTAAGCCAAAACCTAAAGACTCTGCAGTTCAGAAGATTCAGCTAGCATTAAATAATAGTAATACCGATGAAGGTTCGTTAACGTTTGATGGTACTATTATTGAGTCTAGATTGAAAGAAAAGCAACTTACTTCCAAACAGCGGGAAGTTTTCAGGAGAACTAAATCTACTTGGGACATTTCTCAGATTGGAACATTACCCAGTATGATTAAAGTAGATTTGGGATTGTCAAATGGTTCTATAAACGAAGATGTGCAGATATTTCTAACTTGTACATCTTTAACCTACAAAGAAATTCTGAACATTTATAAAATAATAGTTGTTGATAACCGTATGGTTCCAACTATTAAACTGTTGCAAGAAGCTTATAGCTTGATTGTGCAGTAGGATAGCGCCATCATCTAAGGGTTAGGATTCAGGCTTTTCACGCCTGCCATACGGGTTCGAATCCCGTTGGCGTTACTATGTACCCCAGCAGCGGAAGTTGTTGGGGTATTTTTTGTTTAATTTAATTTGTGTTTAATGCGAAAAACATTTGAATTTGTAAAAGTGGGAGGAGTCTGGTTTTATTGGTGGCCAGATTTCGATGGAGACCCAGGAGAGTTAGCTATGGTTGGCGGGGCTGACGATCTTCTTGATTCTCTTGATGATAGATTTGTTAGGTTACAGATGGTTGACCCTTCTGTAGCTAAGATTGTTCTATCTAAGATTGAAGAAGATGAGAATGGAGCTACTTACTTGTGTAAGAGTAAGAATTATAACGATAGAGTTTGGATTTGTCCAGTAACTCTACTAGTATTTAATGAATATCCTCAAAACATTTATTTGTCTGAATTATAATGAAAACATTAGATGAAATCGTAAATAATTACGAAGAATGGTCTGTATTTCCTGACGATAGATTTGGAGTTAGATTGGCCCAATTTCTGACACAAGAACAGTTAGAGAAAATAGGTTTTAAGTGGAATAGCGATGAACCTTATCCCGAACCCAAAGAATGGACTAGAGAGAATATTCTTGTCCAACTTAAAGAAGATGTAGAGTTCGGATTTGAAAAAGCCCTTGACAAGAGAGGTATTTCTGCAAGTTTGATGTTCGCTGTGGTTCTTGGATGGAATAGAGTTCTTGAGGAAGGCTTAGAGGATTATCCAGAGGATAACTATGCTATGTATGGATTGCCATTATTTAAGGCTACTGCGGAAAAGTATGGCTGGGAGAATCCTATCGGAGACGATAGTGGAAGCGAGGACTATTATAACGAAGAGTATGATGAAGGATTGTACTGCGATTAAAGTCATTGCCGAAGCTCTGGAAGAATATGAAAATAATTTCAACCATAAGATAAGTATCTTAGAAAGCAAGATTATTCTCTATGAAAAGGAGAGAAAAGCTATTATAAGACATCTTAAGGAAGGGAATATAGAATTATTAAAGAGTTATTTTGGAATTGAAAAATGAAGGAATACTACCTGATTAAGTGCAGAAATAATATCCCATTCATTATAGGTCAGTATGATACCGAAGAAGATGCTAGGAAGGCGAAGAATCGTGAGAATCCTAATTCCGAGCTTATGATAGTAGTTAATATAGAAAAGGATAAGCCTGAGAAAACATCATGATTACTGAGATTTCATACGATAAGGACTTATTAGGAAATGAAGTTAGGGGTACAAATACCTCCTACTGGGGTATATCAGCTCTACAGGCAGACCACGATGACATCCGCCAAGATATTTCAAAATATTTATTTAGAGACTGTGTGGTAGATAGTGGACATAAAGGGATAATTATAGGGTTCGAAGATAATAACCAATTCTTTGATTACTATTATATAGTCTATGTCCCAGAACTTGATAAAGTTGTTTATCAACTATGTAATGATGCAAGATTTATTAATTCTATTGAGATATGAAAAAGAGAGTTTTAATTATTTTAATGATTAGTATTGTATTCGGATTTGCAACTGGTTATTCCTTGCACCACTGGATACATTCTGCGAGGTCTCCAGAGGAGAAAATTATGCTGATGCCGGAACATCCATTCTATTTGATGGAGGAGGTGAATGAGGAAGTATTGTATAATACTCTTAAACACTATGATTTCCCAAGTCCTGCTATCATAACAGCTCAGGCTATTCTAGAATCTGGTAACTTCAAGTCTAAACTTTGTAAGGACAACAATAATTTGTTCGGACTGTATAATTCAAGAACGATGTCCTATTTCAAGTTTGATAGTTGGATAAGCTGTGTATTTGCTTATAAGCAATTTATTCTAAGTAGGTACGATCCAGAAGAGGACTATTATAGATTCCTAGATAGGATTGGATATGCCGAAGATTCTCTATATGAGATTAAGGTTAAAGAATTAGAGTTAGATATTATCAACAAGTATGGAAGCCCAGATTGAAAAGGCTATTGAGCTTAGAAAACAAGCTAACTTTAAGATTTTAACTAGACTAGCTCAAATCATAGAATGTAGTCCACATTTGCGATTCCAGCAAATATTATCTAATTACAAAGTCTGTGAATTAGGTAAGGATAAGTTCTATGAGGAGAGTATAGAAACTCTTAGGAATTTAGAAGGAGAAATGAACAAAAAGTTGAACACTTAATAGATTTAAAATGGAATTTAAGAATTTTAAGAAAGATGTAGAAGCTGCTTTCAATAATATGATTGCAGAAAACCTGTTTGTTGCTAATGTTGATAAAGACCTCCTTTGGATGGGCTATCTTCTGTCGTTTGAAGATGAAACCGTTAGACAAGACCATAACTGCAATGCCTGTAAATCTTTTATCCGGCATTATGGTAAAGTTGTAGCGATTGACCCTCAAACATATAAGACTAAAACATTCTGGGATGATGTGCACACTCCTGGATACGAGAAAACAGCACAGGCTCTAGCTAAATTAGTTAAGGAAGCTGTAATAGGAGATGTCTTCATTCAAGATGTGAACGAATTTCATGGTTGTGACCATAATGTTCAACTACTCCCTGATGGAACAACTAGAACTTGGACACATCTGTACGTAACTATTCCGAATAACTTCAAGTTCAACAGGCAAGTTCATGGTTTTGACTCTGCTGCCGGTTACAGGGGAGATGTCAGAGCAAGAGCTGGGGTATTTGAACGCTCTATCAGCGAGCTTAAGCTGGAGGCAGTTGAAACTGTTATTGAGCTTATAGAAGGAAATAATCTCTATAGAGGTGCAGAGTTCTTGAAGAGTTTGGAGGAATTTAGAAGAACATTGGTTGCTGCTCACACTCTGAGTCCAGAAGTAAGAACTAACTACTGCTGGTTAAACTTTAAGTCTCCTATAGCTAAGATTAGAAACACGGCTATGGGAACTTTACTTATTGACCTAAGTAATGGTGTAGATTTAGAGAGAGCAGTAAAAGCATACGAGAACATCATGGCTCCTGCCAACTATAAGAGACCTACTGCTATCATTACTAAGAAGCAAATTGAATCTGCTCAGAAGAAAGTAGAAGAGCTAGGTCTTACTGATGCACTTCCCCGTCGTCACGCTCACGTAGAAGATATTTCTGTGAATGATGTTCTATTCGTAAATAGAGACACTAGAGCAAAGATGAAAGGAGGAATGTTTGATATGCTCTCTGAAACTTCTACGGTAAATCCGAAAGAGTTTACCAAAGCCCAAGAGGTTTCTGCTGACGCCTTTGTCAAGAACATACTTCCAGGGGCTAAGGAGGTTTCTATCTTGGTAGAGAACAGACATATTCCCAACTTTGTTACTCTGACTGCTCCTGAAAATCCGGATGCTGGACAGTTGTTTAAGTGGAATAACAACTTTGCTTGGGTTTATAATGGTTCTGTAGCCGATTCCTTCAAGGAGAAGGTAAAGGCTGCTGGTGGAAATGTAGACGGTTTCATGAGATGCTCTCTTCACTGGTTTAACTATGATGACCTTGACCTTCATGTAACCGAACCTGGTGGAAGAGAAATCTATTATGGAAGCACAACTGGTTATACTGGAGGAACTCTTGATGTTGACATGAATGCAGGTTCCGGAAAAACTAGAGATGCTGTTGAGAACATCATATGGACAGACCCTAGCAGACTAAGACCGGGAGATTATGTGGTAAGAGTGCATAACTTCTATAAGAGGGAAAGTATTGATTTTGGTTTCGAAATGGAAATCGAGATTAATGGAGAACTTCACAAATTCCAGTATGGAAAAGTAGTTCTGAGCAAGGAATACATTGAAGTTGCTCGTATCCATGTTGATAGACAAAGAAACATTTCCATGACTCCTACTATTAAAGAGGGTTCTACATCGTTCAAATCTACTAACGAGTGGGGAATTGATACAATGAAATTCCAGAAGGTTTCTTGTATTATGTTCTCTCCTAATCATTGGGAAGGCAACGCTATAGGAAACAAGCATCTGTTCTTTATGATAGATGGATGCAAGAATCCAGACCCTGTTAGAGGTTTCTTTAATGAATATCTGAGAGCTGACCTTGAAAAGGAGCATAGAAGAGTGTTTGAAGCTCTTGGTTCTAGAGCAAAAGCTGAGTACAGTGATGACCAGTTGAGTGGATTGGGATTTTCTAGCACATCACACAATGATGTTGTTGTAAAAGTTGATAATAAATCATTTAAAATCATTTTCTAATTATGTTTAAACAAGCGTCAAAAATGAAGTTGCGTTTCGCAACTAGTAAAGGTAATCTGAGTGTAGAAGATTTGTGGGACTTGAGCCTGCCAGTATTGGATAAATTAGCTGTTTCTTACGATGAGGAACTAGCTAAAAGTCCAAGAAAATCATTTATAACTAATGATGCTCCCAGCAATACTGAACTTGAGTTAAAGTTCAATATTGTGAAGGAGATTATAACCGATAAGCTGAAGGAGAAAGCTGACAGAGAAGCGGCTAAGAATAAGGCTGTTGAGAAGGCCCGCCTAACGGAACTGTTAGCTAAGAAACAATCTGAGAAATTGGAAAGCTTATCTGAAGATGAAATCAAACGGAGACTTGCCGAACTTGGGTAAGCATGTGGTATTAAAGACTGTCAGTCCACAAATCTTAGACAGACTAAGAGAAAGTGGGTTGACAGTTTGTATTTGTTGCGAATTTGAAGGAGTAGCCTGGTTGACATTCAGTCCTGGACTACCCTTTGATATTCATGGAGAGGGTTACGATTTTGAAGAGCTTGGGTTAATAGGCACAGAAGCTAATCTAAGATACTTTGAAAAAGTTACCCCTAACTATATTGATTGTGGAACTGATGTTGATAAGTTTATTAACACCTGTCTACAGTTTAAGTAAGTTAACAGTTTTTAACTTTGAATTTAACAATTCGGAGACTAATCTAGTAAGAAGATTAGAAAAATGATACTTTAGGATTATCTCTCGGTAGCGGTTCGTGAGAATAGCTACCATATGCCCGGATGGTGGAATTGGTAGACACGTCAGATTTAAGCTCTGATGCCCATTGAGGGCGTGTGGGTTCGAGTCCCACTTCGGGTACTATAAAATGTTTTGATATGGAAAGATACATAAAAGAACTAGTAGAGATTTATACTAGCAATACTCTTAAGTCAAAAGAGGAGCTAGAAAGTTTGAAGAAACTTATTATGAATGCTCATAGAGCTGGTTTCATAGCTGGAGAAGAATCTATAGTAAATGTAATTGATAAGTTAACAAAATGAAAGAAAGTGTATTTTTTGGAAACGAAGGATTGACTTCTACATCTGCTAACTATTATGCTAATGTTGCGCAGGAAATGATTCAGGCTGCTACTGAGCGTCTGAATAGTGTGAGGTTCTATCAAGTGTTTGTAGCCTCTATAGGAGGTGGGGAGAAGCAATTAATGACAGTAGGTCAAACTTCCCTAGACTTTATTAAGGACGACTTAGAAAAGTCAGCGGAAATGAATAGCTTCTGTGCTTGGGTGCGGGAGGCTATTAAGAAAAAGGAGGAATTGATTTCCTATACTACTGCTTGCTCTATCGAAAAATGGGCTAGAGAAAACAATGTTGAGATTCCAGAACAACCTCAATATCCAGATTCACCTATTAAGGCGGATGAAAAAGAGGTAATGGATTCATGGGATGCCAATAAGAGAAACAAGTACCTAAGACTTGAAGCGTTTGCTTCTACTTATGGGAAATATATTCACCCAAAAGGAGCTTTTAGTAAAGCTAGAAAAGATGTTCATGCTGCTGAAAACTGCCCAATCTACAAGGAAGGAACTGGTAGAGACTTAATTCTCTATTACCAAGACCCAACTATTAAGATAGAGGACGTCGATGCGATGTTTATGTCTCTTCAAGATACGTATCGTTCTTATGAAAAAGAACTAAACGCTATGAAGGCAGAACTTAAAGAGACTGTAAATAAACTTGATATGACTAGAGAAAGGGAATATCAAGACAGAGTGGCAGAATTTAAGGCTGACTATGAGAGATATAATTCTAAAATGCAAGAGTTTAGAAGTCAGTTCAATAACTGGAGGACATCTGAACAGGAGCGCATTTCTCAACTAAAGATTACCTTGCCAACGAATCTCCTAGGAATTTTCGAAGAGATTAGGAAACAAGGCGATCCTTCCTCTAAGTAATTAGAGGAATTTTCTGTAGGAAGCTAACAATTTATATATATACGTTAGGAATAATATATGAATCTTTATTTGGAAATCTAAGGATTTCTGACTTACACATTCGCTGGTCTCACAAAAATCTTGAAATTACTCTCTTATTGAGAGTCTTTGTCTTAGTCTTCGCTAGTGTGACCAGGTCTTTGACTTTGATTTCATCTTTGCCTGCGTGTTAGCTTCCTACTATAGCTCACCAACCAAGTTGTTGGAGGAGTTACGAGGCCCTGTTAAGGGTTTCAGCATTTGCTTCAGTTACAAGTAATCTTTAAACTTGGTGACTATTATCCCAAATTCTCAACAAGATGAAGAGGGAGGTTGGCCGACCTAATAACGGTACAAGCTCTTCGGAGTGATAGGAGTGGGAAAGTATCTGAGAAGCACAGATACTGGAACCACTCTTTTTTTTGATAGATAAAATGTTTAACTAATTAAAATTATTGAAAATGAAGAAGTTACTATTGCTTTTTGTGTTAGTTGCTGCTATGTCAGCTTGCACACACAAGACTCAACCGGCAACTGTAGTTGCAGAAGACTCTGTTGTAGTCGTTGAGAATGTTGCAGACACAACTGCTGTCGATTCTATAGTAGCTAACGATAGTATTCAGTAAGTATGGATTTCATCGCAACTAGAGTTAGTGAACTCCTAGAAAAGGTTTCACCCATTAGACGATGGCTTATTTCCGATGTTGCGAATGAATACTACCGTGAAGGTTATCAAGATGGTCAGAAGCTAGTCTATAGAAATGTATTGAAAGGTAACGCATTGAAAGAGTTTATCGAAATTCTTAATCATTGCGGAATCAAATTGAGTTACAATCTGCGGAAAGGAGGTTTAATTGTCAGTGTGAGATCTGACAAACTTCCCAATCTGCAACGTCTCGTTGAATGTTATAAAAATGAAAGTAAAGAAGACAAGAAATTTCAGTGATGCCCCACCTCTTGATGTTCAGTATAACTACATCATGGAGAACTTTGACTTTGACAAGGTTCTAGAATATATGAGTTGGGACAAGAGTCATAGAACATATGACGATGATGGAAAATGTGTAGGAAAGTCTCCTTGGAGGATGTATATAAGTCCTGGAGAGTATAGAGTTCCATCTATTTCTGACCTAAGAGCACTAGCTAGAGACTTACTTACGCAAGTAATAAGAAATTATAGAAACAGTAAATCAACATTTGTTTCTATATCTACTGGGCCATTTAAGGCTATGTGTAGATATGGTATGCTAGAGTTGATTGGTGTTATAGAATCTTGGAGCGGTGATTGAGTTCAATGAAGTGTTCTGTTTAGATTTAAAAGATGATTTTGAGGAATTAGGAAGGCATGAGAGAAATTTCGAGCTAGATGAATTCATTCAGAAGGATTTGAGTAGAGCTTTTGCTTTTGGTTATTGTCACTTAGATTGGATAAAAGAAAAAATGTGGTTTCCAGTCTCTATTAGAAAAGCCTTGAGGCATCTTGGAGATAATTTGGAAGACTTTATTCCACAAATTAAGTGGCTTAATGGGAAGTATGGAGCTGTAGGAAAGAGAGTTAGAATAAGTGATTACGCAAACTATATTTTAGATAATATATTTTGTGATAACCAAGACGACCTGCTAAAGATAGCAATACTACTAGGAACTAATCTCAGGACTAATACTCAGAATGAGTAATTTAGAGGTCTTTACTGACGGAGCTTTTAGTTCATCTAGAAATACAGGAGGAGTAGGAGTTGTATTCGTAATTGATGGGAAAAAATCCTATGAATTTAGCAAGATGATTCCAAATACTACTAACAACAAATGTGAGTTGTTAGCTGTAATATATGCTCTCAATGCAGTAAGCCGTAAGATAGAATCTCTTACTATCTATTCAGATTCTCAGTATGTCATAGGATGTGCTACAAAAGGATGGAAAAGAAAAAAGAATGTAGAGTTGTGGAACTTATATGACAAGGTTTTTGCTAAGGCAAGCCAGTTTTGCCCTGACATAAAATTTTGTTGGGTTAAGGGACATACTTCAAATTCTGATTTCTCTTCTGAGATGAATAATTTAGCAGATAAATTAGCAGTTGAAGCAAGTCAAGAATATGAAACTAAGAAAGAACAAAAACAAGAGACTCATTAAAGAGGCTATGAAGTTCTATCCGTTTGATTATGGTTTTGTTCTCTCCCTAGAGAAACAAGCTTTAATTAGAATGTGTGAATACTTCAAAGTATCCAGAATTGTTGAAGGTAACGAAGTTGTTGAAAAGAATCTAAAACTCGCACTAGGACTTTTAGATATTGTTCTAGAGATAGATTCTGCCTATCATTGTGATTTCAGACCTGGGTCTGAAGGATTCGTAGATAGGCACATAAACATTAAGAACTGGAAACGATTCTGGCCTAAAGCTGCTGATCTTGATTTGAGTAAACCTATTCTTCAAGACCATTTGAGAAGAGAAAAAGCCTGGTACTTGTACAATAAACTTAGGTTTGAACGTATGAGAACTTGGTGGGATTAATTTAACTAATTTAATTATGAAGAGAATTTTTAGTATTATTTGTTTGTGTTTGATGTGTGCATTTGCTAGCGCACAAGTTGTTGAGACTGGAAGTATGAAGGATAACTGGTATATTTCTGGTAATGTTGGAACTACTATTTGGGATAACCATAGAAGTTGGGCAGAACCAAATGATGTACTAGTAAACATTGCTATTGGTAAGGAGATTACTCCTATCTTTGGCTTGGAGTTAGACATGATGGCTGGAATGAACCAAGGAAATAAAACATTCTTTGATTCACATAATTTGACAGCTAACGTTACTACCAATCTTACTAACCTGATATGTGGATATAACGGAGATAGGCGTCTGTTTGAGCCTATACTAATCGTTGGTGCTGGTTGGTATCATACTTATGGAGATGTCTATAATAATGTATCCGCCCGTGGAGCCGTTAGATGTAACTTTAATATCTCTAATAGATGGGCATTAAATGTTACTCCTGAGTATATGTTACTTCCCAAGACTTCTCCTCTGAATCATGAGTTTAACGTCTATATTGGTGCTACCTATCGCTTTAAGTCTAGCAAAGGGAACTTTCCAATTATGAAGTTGTATAGTGATGCCGAGGTTGAAAGCCTAAACGCTTCTATTAATGAGTTGAGAGCCAAGAATGAGGAACTTATGGCTCGTAAACCAATAGAAATTGTTAAGACGGACACAATCGAAATTACTAAAGTAGAGCTTTTGACTCCAAAAATTCAATTCCTTCAAAATTCTTCAGAGATTTCTAAAACTTCCAATGTGGCTGTCTCAGAACTAGCTTCCTATATTTCTAATAGTGGAAAAACTTATGTGATTGAGGGATATGCTTCGGAAGAAGGTCCAGAAGAGTTTAATAATAACCTTGCTGTAGCTAGGGCAGAATCTATGAAGAAGGCTCTGATTAGCTATGGTGCTCCAGAGGATAAATTGGTTGTTAAGGGATGCGGAATTACCACTGAATTTGGAGATAATGAATTTAATCGTATCGTAATAATTTCCGAACAATGAAGTATAAGAAAAAAGTAGCTTGGTTAAAAGCAAAGCAAGCATGGTGGGATAAACAAGGAAAAGACTTTCAGGCTGCAACTACCAGACCTGGGTCTATTAAAACTCGATAAATCATGATTGCGTTTATAATTGTGTGCATAATGTTTGCCGCGTATATTTATTATGACCCGTATGTAGATATTACAGAGGATAATGTACTACTATGGTATAATAAAAGCGGCAATAGAGAATATATTATTCTATGGTCGAGAAAAACTTAATTAAGGCATTTGTTGCCGTTCTGTTAATCGTTGTGATTTACAACGTCAGCTTATGGTTATTGTCCGAATCATTGTATGCTGCAAATATCTTGGGGTTGTTACTATTACTAGTGGCAATCCCAAGTTTAGTTTATAGGATATTCAAATACATTAAGAAACATTATTTAAATAAGGAAAATGAAGACAATTATTAAGCTTTTGTGTGTATTAACTTTGGTGTTTGGCCTGTCTAGTTGTGGCTATGAGAGAATTGATGCTGGTTATGAAGGCATCAAGGTAAATCTATACGGAGATGGTAAAGGAGTAGACGATGTGTCTCTTGTTACTGGTGCGGTATGGTACAATCCTGTTACTACGGCTGTATATGAATATCCTACATTCGTACAGACTGTGGACTATCCTCCTTTCAGTATTAATGCTAAAGATGGATCATCATTTACTGTAGACCCTACAATTTCTTTGAAGATTGTTGACGGGAAATCACCAGAAGTATTTAAGAAGTATAGAAAGGAAGATATTGTAGAGGTAATTAACACTACTTTGTATAATTACGTAAAGAATGCTTTTCGCATTCAGCTGAATAACTATACTACTGATGAACTAGTAAGTAAACGTGAGGAGTTTGAGAAGTCTATAGAAGATAGACTGTCAAAGGAACTCTTGGCTGAGAATTTTCAGCTTGAACAAATGACTTCTGGTCTTCAATATCCACAGACGCTAGTCAATTCTATTGATGCTAAGAATGCTGCAATTCAACAGGCTTTGAAGGCAGAGAATGAAGTTAAGACTATTGAGGCAGAAGCTAAAAAGAAAGTAGCAGCTGCACAAGGAGAGGCAGAAGCTCTTAAGATTAAGGGTGATGCAGAAGCTGAATATAATAGAAAGATTTCAGCATCTTTGTCAGTTCTCATAGTTCAGCAGGATATGATTAAGAAGTGGGATGGAAAACTTCCTACTTATGGTCAGGTTCCCACCTTATTTAAAGACGTAGCTAATAACAAATGATGTATCTAGTAATATGTGATGGTAATCATCACGGTGCTTATTATATGCTTGGTAAGATTTTTGGATGGAATACTACTTCTAAGGATTATCGCTATCCTAGTACGAAAATAGGTTTGTTGTATGGTGATTCTATCACTCTTGAACGTCAGAAGCAAATCTATATGCGACTTGAGAATGCTCATATGGCAGCTTGCAATCTTGTTCTAGGAGTAGGTTCATTTTCATATCAGTATGCAAGTAGAGATAGCTTAGGCTTTGCAATCAAAGCTACTGCTTGTGTAGTTAATGGAGAATTGAAAGAAATATTCAAACATCCTAAAACAGATGATGGAACTAAAAATTCTCTTAAAGGTCTAATTGCTGTCTATCAGGACGTTAATGGCGTTTACTATGCTGAAGACCAGGTAACTCCTGAGGTAGAAAGCGGAGGCTGCTTAGAGACTGTGTTCGAAGATGGCGTCCTTAAAAAGGAGTACACTCTTAAAGAAATTAGACAGCGGATTAATGAAGGGCTTTATGGAAAGTTTTAACCATCCATTTGGAAAAGAGGCTTGCAAGAAGCGACTATTAGAAGAGTACAAGAAATATGGAAAGCTAATAGTCGCTTTCGATTATGATAACACTATTTTTGACTACCATAATAATGGAGGAGACTATAGTTGTGTTATTGAGCTGCTAAAAAGATGTGCTAGACTAGGATTTGAACTGGTATTATTTACTTGTGATGAAGATATTAGTGAATCACATAGAAAGTCTACCATAGTCTATGATATGCTTGGATTAGCTCCAGATGGAGAGCTACAGATAAATCAAAGCTCTGTATTACCTAAATCTTATAAGCCTTATTATAATATCCTATTGGATGATAGAGCGGGCTTGGAAGAAAGTTACGAAATTTTAAAATATGTTGTAGATGAAATTATTAAACTTAATTAACTTGGACAAGAGTGAGATTAACCTCACTAGATTTCCTGACGGAGAACCTCAGATAAGTTTTCCTGACGAATTTGATAGGAAAGATTCAGTAAAGGTTATATGTAGAATTACTTTTGCTGAAGAATTATTTATTCTAACTCAAGTCGGAGACATTCTTGATAGACAAGAGATTGAGTGGGATTTGTTTATTACCTATCTAATGTCCATGCGTATGGATAGAGTAATGGACTTTAACCGCCCATTTTCTCTAAAGGTGGTTTGTAGTATCTTGAATACTATGAACTATCGTTATGTTATGATTTTGGAACCCCATTCGGAAAGAACTAAGGGATTGTTAGGAACTAGATGTTATCCTCAAAAGTTTAATTTTGAATCGCATCTGGATGTTCAGTCTAATATTGTATTCCCAGATGCTGGAGCTTACCAAAGGTACAAAATTCTCTCTAATAATTGGGGACATATTGTGTTCAATAAAGTGAGAGATTTGGAAACTGGTAAGATTAAGGAGTTTTCCATTGGAAGAGAGGTTAATTGTCCGACCTTTATTGATGATTTGTGTGATGCTGGAGGAACATTCCTTGGAGAGCTTAAAGAGAGATATCCAGACTCTAAATTCGAGATTATAGTTTGTCATGCTGTAAATATCGAAGGCTTGGTAAAGCTGTGTAACAATTTTGATCGTGTTATAATAACTAATTCATATTGTGATTATGGATATAAGCCTAGTAATAATTTAACAGTGATAGATGTATGCGGATAGTAATTTAAAAAGAGATGGTAATTGAAGGTCCATTTTACAGGTTAACTCCAATTAACGATTCATCTCCTCGTTTCGACTTGGAGTTGTTATGTGATATTGGTGGTAAAAATCCGAGAAAAGAATTTAAAGTGGAGGGCTACGGCTATCCCCTAGAATCTGCAGTGGAGAGATGTATCCACTATGCAGTCAGAAGAAAATTCGGAAAAGATGAAGTTGTAACTTTAGGTAAGTACTTGGATGAGTTTAAAAAAGCAAAGGAGGAGATTGAACTCCAAATCTACGGAAGTACAAGAAATTCTAGCGGAGAGGCTGAATAAACTTTGTAGGTTTCTAGATGAAGAGTACGATATTAATGCCGGAGGGTGCTGCTATGTAGCATATTGCCTGGCAAAACTTCTTAGTAAGGACAAATTCAAGTTTAGAGTAATAATATACGAAGATTATGAGTTAGAAGATAGATTTAGTGAAATTTCTGGAAGCCATTATCATTACGCTATCGGCATCGGAAATTATACAATAAATTCTGCTGAATGTGATAAGGACGAAAGCTTTTGCAGAAATATATATTATAATGTAAGAGCTTCCGAAATTCTAGACCACTACAAAAATCGTAGCTGGAACGAATGTTATAATTCAGCAAAGAATAAGTTTATCTTTAGAACTATTCAAGTATTTTATGACGACCTTACGGAAGACTTACGAGAAGGATAAACAGATTGTGCATACGCATGATAAGTTTATCTACTGTAGTTCAGTATATCAAATATGGAGCTGGGGAGCTGCTCTAATGGAAGAAAAATACTACTCTTCTAATAAACCCATTGTATTGAAAAAGAATCAACTATGCTGTAAGAGGAAGAAATACTCTCTGCATAGGTTCTTTGAATTACAATTTGCTCCCGAAGAATATTTAATTAATAACGGTTTTAAAATTGTAGAAAATGAAACAGGATGTGATTGAGTACATGGTAGACTCATTTGTAGACTTTAAGGGTGAAGAACGTAAAATTGTAGCTTGTGCTTTAAGTCAGGCTGCTGAAGTAAGTGAGGATGATTGTGTCTTAGCAGTAGGTTGGGTGGCTCCCGATGAATACATATGCACAAATGATCCGGACTATGCTAGAATCTGTAGAGTAGTAACCGTTGGTATTGCAGTATGTAATCCTAGTGATACCTTCGATTTGGCTAAGGGACAGAAGAAGGCTTACGATAAGGCTCTTCATGATCCAAAGTGTCCAGCTATTTATACTACATCTAGAGGTGTAGCAGGTAAAGTGCTGGTAAAAGCATTCTTGGAACAGGAGCTTACTTTCTTGAAAGAAAATCCAGAGCGTATCATTAAGGGATATAACCAAATGAAAGCTCGGTTTGAAAGAAAAGAAGCCCTCAAAAATGAAATCAAAAATCTCTCTGATAAAGAGAAGCAAGCTTTGAATCTAGCTAAAGAAGGTATAGATGTAGTTAAATGCACTGAACTGGTAACTAAAGCCAAGGCAATAGGCGTTGATCTGAATGAACAGGACTAAGTTTTGCTATATCTTAATAGCCTTGATGGGATTGTTAATTATTTATTTGCTAATACCTAAGAAGGAAACCACAGTTTCTCCACCTAATGTGCAGGAAATAGTAAGGGATTCTATAATTAGAGATAGCATCTATATAGTTAACGATTCCATCGTGGAGAAAATTAAGTATATAGACAAAGAGTATGATGAGAAAGTATCTACTATTATGTCTAGTTCTGATAGCATCAATTTGTGCTTTTTCTCAGAATACATCGACCGTTACAATAACCAGCGAGCAACTAAAAACAACTAATCTGATATTTGCTGAGCATCAGAAGTTGTCTGAAACTGTTCCGTTATTGAATAAGCGAATAACTAATCTAGAACTAATAAATAAGAGTTGGGAAAAAACGGATTCTCTTCGTAGAGTTCAGTTACTGTATTATGGAAACATAATTGAAGATAAAAATAGATCTATTGAAGGTCTTAATAAGTCTTTAAAAAAGAAGCAGAATGTCATTAAATATGGCGCTGCTGGTTCATGTGTATTAATATTATTATGCCTATTACTGAAGTAATGTTTAAGGACAAAGATGGTTTTCACTACAAACATCCTGAACGTAGCTGCACTAGGTGTAAGAATTACCCTTGCTTGCCTAACATGGATAAGCTGCAAGGAGACTTCGCTTCTTATGGTTGTAGGAAGTTCGAGGATATTAATACATTTGAAGTGTGGAAACCAAAGAAGTAACTTACCATGTCAAATTTGTTGCTGAATGTGAGGACGGGATGGGATACGCTAATTATGTCTTTGAAAGGCTAGAATATGATAATCTAGATTACAAGGATATAATGTGTGTTCGATTCCCGAATTGGAACCAGTGTTCTATGAAATTAGGAGATGTCGGCTATGTTTCACTAAGATACGTAGAAGAAGGCATCGATAAATGGTACGATGGTAAAGATTTTGTTCCATACAAGGATAGTAATATAATTTTCTTGAAATTTATTCATGAAAAGCCTATCATTGAAGATGGACAAATATTATTAGATTAACATTAAAAAGGAGATAAACTATGAAGTATTTTTAAAGAATAATTTATGACTGTATTAGGAGAGAAGCTGAGAGAGGCTTTGAGCGATAAAGCAAACGACGTTAATAGCTATGTATGGAAAGGACCTAAGGTAAATGGGGTCCAGGAGGAAATTAAATTGGTAGACGCAGGTTATGACCAGCTGAGACGATTCTACAATCATTGTGAACAAATGTTGTACAACTCTGATACCAAGAATCCGGGTCGTGTAACATTACTCGGAATTGTGTCCGACCAAATACAAAGATGTCGTGCAGAGCTTCTTATTAGATGGCTTAGAGCTGAAAAGCAATACACAAACACACGTTGTTTGGAAGACTTGAAAGCTGTTATCAAAAACAATAAGGAAGTGTTAACTAATGAGGCTATTAAGGTCTATCCAATTGGAGAGATTCTTAATGGAATCCCTGTAGAGTTTAGAGAAGTACCAGTAAGTTTAGTTATGGATGCTTGTTTAGATTCCTTGGGATTGTTTGACAACTCTCATTTGACGCTTAACTTCATTGTAAAAATGGGACTGTGGTTTACACAGCAAGAAATGCAGAAAGACTTATATCGTAAAGACCCAGTGACAGGTAAAGCTGTTAACAGACTGTTAGTAGTAAGTAAGGAACTTCGTTTGAATCCTTCTATAGCTCTGAAAATCTGTGATACTGGATTAAGTTATGCTGAGTTTAGATCTATGTGTAGATTGAAACGAGATAAATATGCTAACTTAACTAGTGATCAGTTGAGACTGTTGTCGAGCAAGGTTCTTTATCGCTTCCAGAATCAATGTGAAAGTCAAGCCAACCAGTGGAAGGACAAAATGGAAGAAATTAAGAAAGTTGCCGAACTTAAAGGTTGGGACATCACTAGAAATATAGACTAATGAAGGACCTTTTTACTCCTGTCACTCGTGATGAGCGGCAGGAGGAGTCCGTCAAAAAGTGGATTAAGTCCAAAGGAAGAGGTACAATAGTTGCTTGTACTGGGTATGGAAAGACTAGGGTTGCTACTATTATTATAGGAAAACTTATTTCTAAGTATCCTTCTATCAAGGTATTAGTAGTCGTTCCAAATTCTACTTTGCAAGAACAATGGTCTGGAATCCTAGACAGTTTGGGATATGGATTGAATGTCGAAGTTGGAATTATTAATTCCATGGCAAAGAACGGGTATGATTGTGACCTTCTAATTCTGGATGAAATTCACAGATGTCCTGCTGATACTTTCTCTTCAGTATTTACTAAGGTAAAATATAAACTTATTCTTGGCTTAACTGCTACTATAGAGAGACTCGATGGAAAGCACAGTATCATAGAAAAATACTGTCCAGAGATTGATAATATTTCTATAGAAGTAGCCAAAGCCAATGGTTGGGTATCAAACTTTTCAGAATATCAAGTTATAATAACGGTGGACGACATAGACTTGTATAGAAAATATAACAAGGAGTTTGTTCAACATTTTGAATATTTTAACTTTGATTTTGACTTAGTTATGAGTATGTTAGGTCAAAACGGATTTGTCAATAGGGCTAAGTATAGGGACGAACTATGTAACCGAAACAGCAAGCTGGATAGGAAAGAAGTTTTCAAAGAAATTACTTTTCATGCTACGGCATTTATGAGAGCTTTGCAGAGTAGGAAAAAGTTCATATACAATCATGCTAAGAAGCTAGAAATAGCCAAGGAGATAATCAAGTATAGGTCCGATAAGAAAATCATTACCTTTTCAGCTAATGTGAAAATGGCTGAAAGCATAGGTATAGGATACGTTTATACTGGAAGAGAGAGTAAAAAGAAAAACAGAATAACTATAGAGGAATTTTCCACACTTAGCTCTGGAGTGCTTAATAGCGTCCAGCTAGCTAATGAGGGTTTGGACTGTAAGGGTTTATCTGTTGGTATTGTTCTTGGTCTAGATTCCAGTCCTATAAAGAGTAAGCAGAGAACTGGTAGGGTAATACGTAAGGAAGAACCTACTAAGTATGCTGAAATGTTCACAATTGTTATTGAAAACACTGTAGAGTGTGAATGGTACAAGAAGTCACATGAAGGAGTGAATTATATAACTATTGATGAAGAGAATCTTATGAAAGTTCTAAGGGGAGAACCCTATGAGCCTTATAAGAAAAAAATACAAAATTTTACTTATCGTTTTTAATTATGGAAACTTATTACACTAAGAAAGAGTATAATGAGATGAAATCTGCACTTACTAAGAAATGTAAGTCGCTAGAAGCTAAAGTTAGTAAACTGACATCTGAGTTGAAGGAATTAAAGAAGGACTATGCAGTACTTCTTGAAACTGCCAGCGAAAAAGTTGAGGACTAAAGTTTATCACGTAACCAAGTTTTAACGCTTTAACAAGTAAACTAGACTTGGTGTATAGATTAGTAGAAAATCTATTAATTTGTACACGTGAAAAATCTTGAACTGAAACAGCAACTTTTGTTTTGTGAAAAATATAGCATAAACCCAAGTGAGCTGTTGTTGTTAGAAATTCTTCTTATCGCCCAAGAGGGTGATGAACCCGAAATTGTCCACGAGTATTTCTCTTCTAGAGTATGCGCTCGTGGTTTTACAATAGAACTATTAACTGGACTTCGCGATGCTGGAGTTATTCATAAATCCTATAAGATTCCTGAGAAAGGGTCTGTATTTAACCCACTAGATGTTCCTCTAAATAAGTTAGTTGTGAAAGACTTTTATAAGTGTTCATTCGACTTAGGTAAGGAATTGTGGGATACTTATCCATTATTTGGAATAGTTAATAATACACAAGTGGGTCTGAAAAGCGTATCTAAGAAATTTGATACAATTGAAGACTTCTATAGGTTTTATGGTAAAACTATCAGATGGAAGCCAGAAACTCATAACCATATTATAGAGTTAGTTAAGTGGGCTAATGAACACAATATATTGTGTACCACAATAGCTAATTTTGTAATAGACCATAAGTGGGAAGAACTAGAGGCATTAAAGAATGAAGGCGGAGTTAATTATGATTCTATGAGATTACTATGATTTCTGATAAACTTCTCAATGAAATTGATAGAGGTAGACAGGGACTAAATCATGGTATTTCTATGAAACTTCCTAAGCTAGAGAGTATTATTGATGGAGTTACTAGGGAAACCTATACTTTAATTCTATCAAACTCTGGTGCAGGTAAGACTTCGTTTGCCTTATATGCTTATGTATATCGACCACTAATGGAACATCTTGATGATGATGATTTTAAGGTATTGTATTTCAGTCTTGAAATGGGAGAAGTAGCTTTGTATATTAAGCTGTTATCCATATATATATTTGAGACCTATGGAATCCAACTATCTTTTAAGAAGATATTGTCAAGAGAAAAAGAATATATTTTATCTGATGAGCATTATGACTTAGTTAAGCAATGTATGCCTTGGATAGATAAGATTAGTAAGAAGTTAGAAATCTATGACAAGAAGGTAACTCCGAAGAAGGTATATGCCATCTTGAAAACTAGGTTGGAGGAAATGGGAACCTTTTCTGAAAGTGAAACCCGCCTCGTCTATACTCCAAATAATCCTAATCTTATTTATAATGTAGTTGTAGACCATATTGGTCTTGTTGGTACAAAGCCTGATATTGATTTGTTGTCTAGCTATCTTCTTTTTCTTAGAGATAAGTGTTTTATTAGTCCTGTAGTAATACAGCAAGCTAATAGGGAGCAAGGAAATATTGAGAGGTTTAAACAAGGCAAAAGTGCGTTTACTATTCACGATGCTAAGGATTCAGGTAATACTGTGCAAGATTGTAATATCATGATTGCATTGTATAATCCTCACAGAGATGGATTGAAGACTTATAAACATTACAATATTGAGTATCTAGGCTCTTATTATAGGAGTATTATGGTACTTAAGAACCGATATGGGGATTGCGATGTTGAGGTTGGAGTAAACTTCTTTGGATGGATTAATATGTTCTACGAGCTGCCGAAGCCCGATGAAATTTATGATTATGAGAGATATACAAGTCCAAACTATATATTAGAAGATAATAGTTCTATTGTAGAACAGGAGCTAGATGATATTACAGAATTAGATAATTCAAATTCGAATTTTAATTTTGCATTAGAATAATGGCTGCTGAAACAATTGCTATCGTAGGTGAATCAGGTACTGGAAAAAGTACAAGTTTAAGAAATCTTAATCCCGAAACTACTTTTATTATAAGTACTACGGGTAAACCCCTTCCCTTCCGTGCATGGAAGAAGAAGTATATTCCTATCAAAATCGAAGGAAAGAACGTGAGTGGTAACTACTATGTAAGTTCAAAGTGGGACCAAATACTGAAAATTCTTCAAATTATTGATAAGATGATGCCACACATCAAGCAGGTAATCATTGATGACTTCCAATATGTTCTCTCTTATGAGTTCGTTGATAGAGCAACTGAAGTTGGTTATACTAAGTTTAGTGAATTAGCTCAACACGCTATGGAAATTCTGAGATATTCAGAAAAGATGAGAGAGGATTGCAAAATGATCTTCTTGACTCACTCAGAAAATGTTGGAGACAACGTTAATCCTAAGTATGTTATCAAGACTGTTGGTAAGTTGCTGTCTGAAAAAGTAACCTTGGAAGGTTTGTTTACATATATCTTCTTTACTAAAGTAAACGAAGGAGACTCCGGTAGAATGGAGTATAAGCTTATCACTAACAATGATGGTAGCTGTGTAGCAAAGACTTCTTTGGGAATGTTTGAAGACTTAGAAATTGATAATGATTTGGATGAGATTATTAAAGTTATTGACGCTTATAACGAAGGGGAATAATGAAATTAGACATACTGTTTCACTATGATGTGAATGAGCAAACGGGTGAAATCACCTATATTGGTAAAGAAGAAATCCATGTTGACACCGTAGCTACTAAGAAAGCTGCAAGTAGTAAATCTTCATCTGCTAAGGTAGATGAAAATCCTGAACCTATTATTACGCTTGATTCTAACAAGTTGATTTTGACCCAAGGGGCAGTAGACTTGTTACAAGTCTGTGCAGATTGTCGTGTAGACATCAAGTATAAGAAAAAGGATAAGAAGGCAGTTCCTATTATTGGAACCGATGCCGCTTTCGGAACTAAAAGTGGAAACAAGTTAACGAAGAGTAATACTGTAAGTTATAGAGGTGCAGCTAATGAAAAGCTCTCAGCTTATGGTACTACCTTTAAACTAGAGCCTACAGAGGATAAAGGAATTTATTATCTAGTAGGAGATAAGATACAGGAAGAAAACTCTGTACCTGATGAGATAATTGATATTGAGAATGAACTCGATATAGAATCATTAGATAATATAAACATAGACGAAGATGACAAAGACTTAGAAAAATTTGATTTTAATTTGAATTAATTATGGCATTTAATTTTGGTATATCAGCAGACTCAGCAGTAAGAAACACACGTCGTCCTTTAACTCCTTGGAACATCCATGATGTAAAATTCATGGGATGTGAAATCAAAGAATTTGATGGTAAAAAGGATCCAACGGCTCATTATAAAGTTCTAGCAATCAACTTTGAGAACGAAGAGGGTTACTTCTCTGTAACCCAATTCTTCCCTAAAGCTGGCGATGATGAGAGACGTGAGTTTGATAGTAAGAATGGTGGAAAGGTTATCATGCCTTCCAACTTCGAGACTTTGATGGCTGTAGTTAAGCAGACTGCACAGGTTCTCAATCCTGCAGGATTTGAAAAGATGCAAGCAGCTAGCTCTAAATTTAAGAGCTTCGATGATGTAGCTAAGGCTCTGATTACTATAACTGAAAAAGTTAAAGGTACAGAGACTAAGTTGAAGTTGATTGGTAGAAACCGTGATGGTAAAGTAGTTGCTGATATACCTCGTATCGTAGGTATTAACAAACAAGGTGAGTCGTTCATCTCTGATAACTATATTGGTGACAAGCTGTTCTTCTCTGACTATGAGGAGGGAGAACGTCAGAAGTATCTGAAAGCTAAGCCTACCGAAATGAAGTCAGAAGACCCGATTGCAGATGTTGCCGGTGTAGATGCTGCACCAGGAAATGACTTCGATCTTGACAACTTGCTATAATGATTTGTTAGTAGAGTAATTCATAAATTCCTTAGTGACTATGTTTGATTATACTTTTGAACCCAAAATTACTAAGGAATTTCTTCTATCTAAGAACAATGAGGAGACTTACATGACTTATTATCTGGGTATTCCAGTTAAGAAAGGACTGTTCAAGTCTCCTTTGCGTAGTGACAGTCATGTCACCTGCAGCTTTTTTAGAGGAAAGTCTGGAAACTTATATTTTAAGGACTTTGCTTCCGGAAAATGTTTGACATTCGAAGGGGTAGTTATGGAAAAGTATAATTGTAACTATCACACTGCTTTAAAGATTATAGCTAAAGACTTTGGATATACTAAGGACTCTTCTGTAAAGAAAGTTGCAGTTAAAATCCAGCCGAAGTTTGAAGAGGAAAAACAAACCTTTATTCAAATAGAAGCCAAGGATTTCTCAGAATCTGAGTTGAAGTGGTGGGGAAGTTTTGGTATTACTAAAGATATTCTGTATAAATTCAAGGTCTACAGTTGTAATACTGTATTTCTTAACGGAAATATATATGCACAATCTGCCCAACATAGTCCTATCTATGGTTACTATTTTGGAAAGAAAGAAAACATTGAGCAATGGCGTATTTATATGCCAAAACGAAAGGAGTTTAGATTCATAGGTAATGTTTCTACTAAGACTATTCAAGGCTATAAACAATTAGCTAAGACTGGAAAACTGGTAGTAATAACTAAGTCTATGAAAGATGTAATGTGTTTATATTCTTTAGGAATACCAGCTATAGCTCCCAACTCTGAGACTCAGTTTGTTTCTGACAAAGTTTTAGAAGAATTAAAGCAGAGATTCAAATACATTGTGTTGCTATATGATAATGACCTAACTGGAGTTCGTTTTACTAATAAGATTAGGAAACAACATCCAGAATTAATCGTATCAATGATTCCCAGAAACACAGGAGCTAAGGATATAAGTGATTACTATAGGGACTATGGAAGAAAAGCTACTCAGGAGTTGATTAAGTTAACTATTGACAAATTTAAAAGAAATGGTATTTTACGTAGTAATTAATGATACTGGAGAAAACTTTATTTCTGGAGACGAAGAAGCACTAATATCCAAATTTCCTAGACAGACAGTATATAGGTGTGAGCTTCCAGCCGGAGCGTGTGTAAATACACAAGACTTATTGGACTTTATAAATGAGCAACTCGTTATTGACTAGAGAAACCCTAGAGATGTAAAGTTAATGAAAAAATAAATAGAATAAACGGAATGAAAAAGTAGACTAATACAAGTGTTACAGCTACATTTAAAAATGGAGAAAAGAAAACCTTCGAAACTATAGAAGAAGCCTCAGAAGTAACTGGCTTAGAGATAAACTCTATTAAAGCTAGGGCTAATAAACCTGGCTCTGGAGCTAAATCGAAAGATGGAATTACCTTTGAATGGGCAGATCCTGCAGTTAGAAGAAGTAAGCAAGCGAAGAAAAGTAAACAAAAAGGTTCTCAATATGAGTTAGAAATAATTCATAAATTGAGAGATGTTGGATATGAAGGATGTGTATCTAGTAGAAGCCAGAACAAACTGGCTGATGCTGACAAAATAGATATTGTTGATATGAACAATGAACTTCCAGTTAATATCCAAGCCAAGTTTACCCAAAATATGCCAAACTATTTTGACATTAGGGACGCTTGTAGTGATAAATCTAAACCGTTCTGTATATGTTGGAAGAAGGCAGGAAAGAACGGGGCACCTAGCGTGGGTCAAGTAGCTGTAATACCTATAGAATATTTTTATGAATTGCTTAAGAAATGAAAAAGTTAATAGTTAAAGGTCCAATTCCTACGATTAAGAACTGTGTAGTTAATGACTTTGATGACGAGTATGCCCTCTATTTGAGGACAGCTAAGAAGAATTGGAGAACTGAGGAAGCATTTTCTCTAGAATTTGACTCTACATTATCTGATTTGAAAAAGAGTCACTTTGTCTACGTGGATAGAGAAGACCTTGAACTTTTAATTAAGAAGCGATTAAATGTTATTGAAGTAATCGAGTTATGAACACATATTTATTTCCATGGCATACAGATGAAGTCTGTAGAATTGGTAAAGTGGTAGCTAGAAGCTACGAGGATTGTGAAGAAAAAATAAAGAGTATGTATATAAATAAGTACGACGATTTAGATGATCTTCTGGATTATGATGATTTCTGCGAAGAACTTGCTGATAAACATGGGATATATTTAGGAGAAGTATCTGAGATAAATGAATTTATGTAATCCATTAAGGATAGCGTTAGACTTGGATGACACAATCTTCGATTTCTGGGGAGCATATAAAACACTATTCCCTAGAGAATCAGATTTAGTCGAGCACGTAATTACACGAAACGTAGTAAGTCTTCGCTACAACAAGGAGTTTTGGGAAAATTTACCCTTGCTAGAAAAGCCGAATTTCGAGCCGCATATTTATGCGACTAAAAGAATTAACAGTAAAACTTATACTCGAAATTGTCTAGCTAAATACAATTTACCCATAAGACCTATTTATCAAATGTATTATCAGCACGGAAACAAGGCTGACTTGATAAAAGGCAAATGCGATGTATTAATCGACGACAGTATTAGTAATGTGACTATGGCAATAAACTCTGGACTTCCAGCATTGCTAATAGATAGGCCACATAACCAGAATGGAGATCCTTTATTCCGTATTTATAGTTTAGATATTGACGAAATTAGATTTGCATATGAATTAGAATTAGCAACTTTAGGATGGAATTAAAAGATATCAAGCTTAGGCCGCTGCTAGACACACTAAGATTGGAGAAGATAAGTGATAAGGTATATTTTTCTGAACAGTACAGTGGATACGTTAGTAATTCCCGTTTAGGATTAATTAATCCTCGGCAGGATGGTAATCCAGATAAATTCTTTACTGGGTTTAAAAATACTTTCTCTTCTGCTCTGGAACTTGGAAGTGCTGTACACGAATTGGTGCTACAGCCAGATAGTTTTGAACTGTCAGAAGACATTGGTAAACCTACTGCAAAGTTAGGAGCAATGGCTAATGAACTCTATCCCGTTTTTCTAAAAGGAGAAGTGACATTTGACGATGTAAAGAAAGCATCAGACAAGGTCGAATATTATAAGGGAAAGCTTACCAAGGAACTAGCTAAATCTGTGATTGAAGCTTCTACTAACTATTGGAAGAATAGACAGCTAAAAGAATTTGATTTAACACAAGATAAGGAAATTATATATCTTGACAACAAATCACTAGAAATCGTAAAGTCTTGTGTATCAGCATTAAATAGCAATAAGCAAGTGCAGAAACTTTTACATCCTGAAGGGATAACTAAAACACCTATTTCTGAAAATGAGCAAGCTATTTTATTGGACGTGGAGGCGACCTGCCCTAATGGAAAAAAGTTTATCTTACACCTGAAGTCCAAACTAGATAATTATACAATAGATACAGAAACTAACACTATTGTAGTGAATGATATTAAGACGATTGGAAAAATCGTTAGTGAAATTGATACCAATATCAATAAGTATCACTATAGTAGGGAGTTTGCTATGTATTTATACCTTCTGAAGTTGTGTGCTGAAAAGTTCTATAACTTGGAGAATCCAAAATTGCAAGCTAATTACTTAGTAGTTTCTACCATTCCGAACTTTTATAGTAAGGTTAGGCCAGTTACTTATTTGGAATTGCGACAAGGATTTCATGAGTTCAAGACTCTTTTGAAGTATGTAGCCTATCAGATAGGTTATAGAGACTATTCTCTTGATGAACGACCTTCAAAATATCAGCTTTGAACAATTGTCATCAATTTACTCAAAATACTTTACCTTAAACTACCTAGGGAGCAATATGGGTGATAAACTAGCCTGTATTGCTCTTACTTGTTATATAACTAATGAGTTAAAGAAAAAAGGTCAAAAGGTAACGTGTTATGATGTTTTATTGAAAGTCGGAAAAGATTTTAGGGAGGGAGAAAAAAATACCTTTCTGAAGTCTTTAGGGGCTATCTGTGAGGATTTAATGTATGGGTGTACCACTTTTCTTGACTTTGGTATTAAGCCGAAAGATATGCCCAAACAGCTCCAGATTTTGCTCGACAATTATGTACCATTTTAAGAGATTTTTAGTTAAGAGGATTTTAACGTCCTTTAACATAAAATTAACATTTGAAGATTAGGGTTTCTATGTATGATGTAGTATAATTGATTACATCAGTAAGGGAAACAATACTGATTAGATACGGAAAAATAATTTCAGATTATATGTTAATGATTTATGTTTAAAAATTTTATTTATTATGAGTACAACGATTTTGAATTTTAAGAAAATAGAAGTAGTAGCAGAAAGCAAAGAAGCAGCAATCGCACAAGTTGAAAGTACATTATTCCATGTAAATGGTGATGCAACTCAGGCTTACAAAAATTGGAAAGCTAAACAGACTAAGGGTATCACAGAGCGTGATGTAAAAGAGTTCATGCTTGAATATCTTGCAAAGAAAGGTAAGAACTGCCCTGGTGCTGGTTATTTGATTACTGTTGAATCGTCTGTTGCTGACACTCGTGAGCGTCCGTATAAGATTGACGATGTTAAGGGTGATGGAAAGCGTAAGTTTAAGACTTTCTACAAGTGGATTGACAAAGAAACTAAGACTGTTGTTTGCCAAGTTGATACTAACAAAGCTGACGCTAAGAACGCAATCAAAGAATTGTATAAGAGCGGTAAGTATAAAGGAAATGCTGAGTTGATGAAAACTAAGGATGTTGTTGAAGGACAGGCAGTAGTAGCAACTGCACAATATACTCCTTCTAAGAATACCAAGAATGGTACTTGGTTAGCTTTCGGTATCGAAGCCTAATTTCTTGAAAGATATACGTTTAAAAGGAAGATTGCCTAAGGGTGGTCTTCCTTTTTTTATTTTGAGATAAGCAATATTTAATAGATATTAAACGTAATTTAATTATGGAAGTGTAACAACTAATTAACAATTAAATGGAATTTACTCCTATAACAGGACTTCAGATTAGAATTAATTTCTATACAAACAGAGGTTGTGTGCTTGAAGATGTAATAGAAAATCATTTCTATAACTATTTTAGCTTAGTTAATCCTCTAATAATCGGAAGAAAAGAATCCATCGCGGGAAAACCTACAGATGGAATAGTTAGGTTCTATGATGAAAACCGGAATGTCAAGTTCTGGATTCTTCAAGAAACTAAAAGAGATATAGGTATTAACTCTGTTTTCGTACATAGGTCTTTATTACAGGCTATGATGTATTTAGGAAACGTGTATTATGATACTAGTACTCATTTAGGAGTAGATAATTTCAATGGAGTATTTCTCGATTCGGCAAGGTATTTTTGCTGCATTCCGAGAAAGGAAATAGATACTCTAATGGAAAAATTTGAACCTTTATGGCGCAAATATTTTCGAGTTTCACCTTCCAAAGCATACAAAGAACCAGAATTAGAGAGTTTTGCAGAATTAGCTATGTATTCTCTAAGGCATAGGGTTAAAGCATTGGATGAACACTTTAGATTAGACCTCCTATTAAAGGAGATTTACTATAATAATGTTTAAATATGGAATTGACGATTGAACAATTGATGCAAGGGAAAGCAACTAGAATTAAGGATAAAGAGTATTTTACTACTGAAGCCTATGTAACTCCGTTTATAGACAGAGTATCTAAAATGACTGATAATTTTATCATTAATGCTAAGCCTGCTGACCAAATATCGCTTACTAAAGATGGGGAGATTAATTTTGATGATGTAATATACAATAGAGTTTGGATTCAAGGTGTTTTGCCGGACGAATATGCTTGGGATAATCATAAAAGAGTAATTAGTATGATTTATGCCCTTGATACTCGTAAACCATTAGTTAAGTTCTATGTAGGAGCTTTAAATATGGCTTGTCTAAACTTGTGTGTATTTAATCCAGAAATGTTAAATGTTTCTGAGCTAGAGCCAGAATCTGCTATTAACTATAGCTTCTTAAGAAATGCTATGTCGATGACAGATGAAACCAACTTAATGCTTAAGAAACTTTCAGAGATGGAGTATAAGAAAGATGATATATATGCTGACCTAGGTCACTGGGTTGACAACTGCATCAATTCTAAAATCAACATGGGATTTGGTTCTGTAAAATTAGCTGAATCTGCTCCGATTGATGTTTATAAAGATTTGTTTTATGATGAAAAATCTAAGTATTATACAACAGACAATGTTGTAGATGGATTTACCGTGTATAACGCATTTACTGACTTGATTACCCAGGATAAGAGAGACTTAGTAAATAAATTCGAGAAGACATTGTTAATTAAGGACGTAATGGGTATTTAATATGCAAGTAGTAAAGAGAGACGGAAGTTTACAGGAATTTGACGGTAATAAGATAGTAGAAGCAATATCTAAAGCATTTAATGCTTGCTGTCCTGGAGAAAATAAAGAAGTCATTACAGCTATGGTGGCTGATATGCATTTATGGGACGGCATTACTATAGAAGAGATTCAGGACGTAGTAATAGAAACCTTGAGGGACTATGGTTACGATGATGTAGCCTCAGCATATTCTCAGTATAGAAGTGAACAATCTAGACTTAGAGAAATCATAGCTAAGATTAGTTATCAAGATAACTATATTAATAGTTCCGAAAATGCAGCTACTTCATCTGAAACAGATGGAAATGCTAATGTTGTATCTAAGAACGTTGCTACATTAGAGAGTGAAGATAGAAAGCGCGAGAACAGAGAAATTCAGCGCTATCGTATGAAGAAGAAATTAAAGCTTCTTTATCCCGAACTATCTTCTCAATATTCTAGAGACCTAGACAGTCATATTATTTATACTCACGATGAGGCTTCTACGTCAGTACTTAAACAGTATTGTATGGCAGTCTCGTTATATCCTCTAATGTTAGAGGGAGTAGGTAATATTGACGGAGTTACTCCTGGCCCTCCTAATGATTTGCAGTCATTTAGTGGACAGGTTACTAACTTAGTATTTCTATTGTCTTCTCAATGTAAAGGAGCAGTTGCTGTAGGTAGCTATTTTATTGCACTTAACTATTATATTATTGCTGAATACGGAGAAAAGTGGTATGAGAAGCTCGATTGTATATGTACTTCGGAACATTCTCTTATTAAGAGAACTATCGAAGACTCCATCCTTAAAGCTTTTAAACAGTTTGTTTGGGGAATTAATCAACCTGCTGGAAACAGAAGTTATCAATCTCCCTTTACTAATGTTTCGTACTACGATAAGACCTATTTTGAATCTCTATTTGGAGAATTTTACTATCCAGACGGAACTAAGCCAGAATGGGTAGCAATTGATACTTTACAGAGATTGTTCATGTCTTGGTTTAATAAACTTCGCTTGAAACAAGTTCTGACATTTCCAGTAGAAACCTTTGCTATGGTGCATGACGGTAAAGACATTATAGATAAGAACTATAAAGACTTATGTGCAGAAATGTATTCTCAAGGTCATAGTTTCTTTACCTATATCTCAGACAGTGCAGATAGTCTTGCATCTTGTTGTCGTCTTCGTAATGAATTAGCTGAAAATACATTTAGTCCTACCTCTGGTATGACTGGTGTAAAGACAGGTTCTTGTAATGTTATTACTCTGAATATTAACAGAATTGTCCAAGATTGGGCTAGACAAGAAACTACTTGGTGGAGTGAAGATGGAGACAAAAATCTCTTGCATTGTAAAGATAATGTTGCCCTACTCAAAAAATATCTAATAGATATTCTAGAGAGAGTATACAAGTATCACATTACCTATAAGACCATGCTCTATGAGTGGGAGGATAAGAAGATGTTTGCTTCTTCAAATGGAGGTTATATAAACATCAAAGACCTATATAGTACTATTGGGCTAAATGGTCTGAATGAAGCTGCTGAGTTCTTAGGAATGAAGGTATCTAATAATCCAGAATATTTTGAGTTTTTACAGCTCATACTTGGAACAATAAAAGAGCAGAATAAACTTCATTCTATCCATGACAAAAAGCGCCCCTTCTTATTTAATTCTGAAGTCGTTCCAGCAGAGGGACTTGGTGGTAAGAATTATAAATGGGATAAAGCAGATGGCTATTGGGTTCCTGAAGATAGGAATCTATACAATAGTTACTTCTATAATGCCCATGATGATACATCAGTGTTGGATAAGTTTATACTTCATGGAAGGCAGACTTATCAGTATACAGATGGAGGTAGTGCAGCTCACATTAACTTGGAGGAACATCTGTCTAAGGAGCAATACTTGAAGCTTATAGACTTTGCTATTCAGCAAGGAACTAATTACTTCACGTTCAATATTCCTAATAGTAAGTGCGAGGATTGTAAACATATTGTGAAAGCTCCCATTAAGGTATGTCCTAAATGTGGAAGTGAACATATTACTCAATATACCAGAATTATTGGCTATCTAAGACCTATCACTGCTTTTGGTAAGGATAGAAGAATAGAAGCTGAAAGAAGAACATATTCAAAAAATGTATAAAATAGAAGAGTTTGTAGGAACAGCTGCTGAGCTGGAGAAGTTCCTTAATGAAATGCAAGTTATTAAACATTTTAATCTATCTCATATAGTATCTAGACAAGCTAAAACTTTTGCAGGACCTGGATGCTCAGTTGATAGAACCGTTTATACCTTAGTATTTTATGGGAATGACGAAGAAAAGAAGAGACAAATATATCTTGAATATGCTAAAGAAAACTTATGTAAAGATTGCTTGACTTGTGCAGACTTCGGGTATTATTGTAGAGGAAATAAAGAAAGAGGTAATGCGTGGAAATACGATGAAAAAGCACATTATAGAATTGATAAAGTTGTATGAGTAAAGTTTTAATTATTCCAGATGTTCACGGTAGACCATTCTGGAGAAAAGCAAAAGAGAAGATTAATAGTGTGGATAAGGTAGTCTTTTTAGGGGACTACCTCGACCCATATGGTTATGAAGGTATTACTAGAGAGAATGCGATAGAGGAGTTTAAAGAGATTATCCAATTCAAAGTTGATAATCCCGATAAGGTAATACTACTCCTTGGAAATCACGACTGTGCTTATTGCTATGATTTCGGAAGTGCTTCTAGGTATGATTACGCTAATGCAGAGCTAATTAAGGAAATGTTTGAGAATTTCAAGTCTCTATTCCAACTCAAATACTTCTCGGAAGGTATTCTATATACTCATGCTGGAGTTACTAATGATTGGTTAAAGAGTATGGATTTTACTATTACTGACCTAATTACTAAGCCTGAGGACTTTCTAGTTGGCTTCCTATGGGAAGTATCTCGTATGAGAGGAGGGTGGTCTAATACAGGCAGTATGGTATGGAGCGATGTCAGAGAAGGAGATAGAGAGTCTACATATTATCAAATATTTGGGCATACTCAATTGGAATCAGAACCCATTATTACTGACAAGTTTGCTTGCTTAGACGTAAGAAGACCTTTTATATTAGATACAGAAACTAAAAAGATTGAGGAGTATGCTTAAATATGTTGATGCCAGAGTAGTCTTTCAGGAAATTCCGGATGAGATTACATTAGCTATAAATATATCTAACTGTCCTTGTCATTGTAAAGGATGTCATAGTCAATACCTAGCCGAAGATATAGGTAAACCATTAATTGAATATCCGCAGGGGTTCTCTGATGATTACATTATTCATCTAGACGAACTAATTACAGATGGTATTTCGTGTATAGCATTTATGGGAGGGGATTCTGACCCTCACTTAGTAAATGTGTTAGCTAGTTTTGTTAAAGATTATTATCCGAATTTAAAAGTGGCATGGTACTCAGGTAGACAAGAACTATCAGAGCACGTGAATATGAAGCATTTCGATTATATCAAGCTAGGTCCATATATTGAAGAAAATGGGCCTTTAAATAGTAAGACAACTAATCAAGTTATGCTTCATATAGATAATAGCTGTGGAAAACCCATAGTTAAAGACATAACATCACGTTTTTGGAAATGATTCTTAAGGTTGCATATGATGATAACAGTCAACATCTGGTTGACGAATTAAAAAAGGTTCTTTCTAAATATCCTTTAGTAGAATTACAAACTTACCATGAAGGCGTGTTTAAGGAACGTAAAAACGCCTTCAAGCTTAAGGGAGGTTTTAGCGCTAGACATACTCCATTTGCTGTATTAATTGATAATGATGCAGCTCCAGTAATGGCATTCTACAGTGAAGCTAATACTTGTACCATAGAAGAGATAATGAAAGCATTAAATAATCCTGTAGTGTATGGTAGAATTGAAGGTTAAAGATATTATTGAAAGGAAGAAACTTCTGATAAAAGGACTTGAAGAGAATATCTTCAAGGACTTTACTGAAGAAGAAGAAAATCTCTTGCACTCCAAGCACGGAATGATTAAAGTTAGTCATAGGTCAGGCGCTGGTAAAGTGTACGAAGGGATAACTGGAGCGTTTAAGGTTGGGCTTCCTCTAATTATTGATAGTGAGCCGACTAAGATAATACAGAGAATTACCATGATAGATTGGGACTCTAGTATGTTCCAGGATGCAGATAGAGAGTGGTTTATATTTGAATTTACTCCAATAAGACTCTACGAATTAAGTGTATGATAAGAAAATTTACTAACATCGTTTGTGTATATTACAACGACAAAAATTATATTCCAGCTAAGTATAGTTGTCCAGACTTAGAGATTGATGATGTAATTCTCAACCTGACTACAAACAAGGAACAGAATTATGAAAAGATTTCTGAGATTATTGTTGATTATGCCTTTGCTTTGTTCTGTAACAAATCTGATTTAAAAGATTTTTCACAAGACCATAAGAAGTATAAGAGGCAGAACTGGAAATTGCTCGACTTTAGGGAAATAATTAAAACAACAGAGATAAAACCAAAAGATCAGAAATGAAATATGGAGTTATTTTAGCTAGGTTTCAGCCCATTCACAATGGGCACCTAGCTTTAATTAAAAAAGCTTGTTCAGAGAACGATAAGGTTCTTTTGTTAGTTGGTAGTGCTGATAAAGTAAACAAGCGTAATCCTATTCCTATAAAGGTTAGGATAAAATTACTAGAAACTGCCTTAGAGGACGAAGGTTTACTTAGTAGATGTATCATTCAGCCTCTTAATGATTTGACTGATGAGTCTGATAACTCTCAGGATTGGGGATTCTATTTATATGCTAACATAGTTAGTATTATAAAAGAGTCCCATTTTAATATCTACTATAGCGATGGATACGAAATTATTACAACATGGTTTCCAAAGTTTATGCTGAAGGGTTATATATCAATGACTCTCATGGCAAGAGAACAGGTAGAAGAAGGTATATCGGCTACTGTTGTAAGAGATGCCCTAAGATCTAATTTAAGCCTAGAAGGACTAGTTCCTAAGTGTGTTATAGATGCAAGATTTTATTTAACTGAATTTATTTTATTACATGAAAGTACTCATAATTAATAAATCAAGACATCAACTTCCTCAGTATGAAACTCCCTTATCAGCAGGTATGGATATTAGAGGAGACTTTAGTAGAATTAAGTTAGTAGACAATAAGCCTGAGAAATTCTTTTTCGATGCTGATGTTGTAGCTATTAGTAAAATTGAAGATCCAAATGGTCCATTTGTGGTAGACAAGGAAGGAAATCTTACTGATAGAAGAGTTCCTAGTATTCCCGTTGCTTCTACTATTGAAATAAAGCCCGGAGGTAGATGTTTGATTCCGACTGGATTGTTTATAGCTTTACCTAAGGGTTACGAGGCGCAAGTTCGACCACGAAGCGGTCTTGCATTAAAATTGGGACTTACTGTCCTTAATTCACCTGGAACCATTGACGCCGACTACAGAGGAGAGATTGGAGTTGTATTAGTGAACACTTCTAATGTCCCAGTTAGAATTACTGATGGAGAAAGAATTGCCCAAATAGTTATTGCTAAGCATGAAACTATAGAATGGGAAGTTGTTGAAGAATTACCTTCCACTGAACGAGGAGAAGGGGGATTTGGACATACCGGAGTATGATATGGATATTAATGGTATTGGGGTTATGTAATTTAGCCCTAATACTTTGTCTCATGCGGAGAGTTGAGGACATTAGTAATCAAATCAAAACTAATTATCACTTTATTGATGATACAAGAGACAAAGTCAAGTATCTAACTTCTCTAATGGATATACGAGTGAATATTCCAGAAGAAATCGAGAAGCAATTTGGTAAGATGAAAAAGGAAATTGTTGTTAAAAATGTATTAAAAGTACCATGACTAAAGAGGAATTGAGGTCTAAAATATTAGAACTCGAAGAAGCTATGAGAGAAGAAGACAGCAAGTCTACCACAGCTAAACTAAGTGATGAATGGGATGAATTAATGAGTAAGTTGGAAGATGTTATCTATGACGAACTCGAAGGTGTTGCAGTTAAGATAGTCACTGAAAAAATTGTTGATAAATACGATGTAGACACTGATATATTAATTGCAGAGTATATGGAAAGTGGAGACCTAGAGGAATCATTTAAGATAGCAGCCGAGGAGTGCGATTGCGGTTGGAAGACAGATATTACAAAAAGAATATTAAAATAATTACTACTATGACTAAAGAAGGATTTGTAAAGCTTATTGAAAATGCCCAGAACTATTCTAAGGAATTGGATAGATGGTCTGATTTTGGAATTGATTTGTTTGAACTTCCTATATCCGAACTCGGTTGGGGATTCTTAAATACAGTACTTCCGGAATTGTTCTCTGATGAAGGAGTGGACTGGGTTAATTGGTGGTTGTTTGAGAAGCCTGGACTATTCAAAAATAGTCTTCCTAATGAAGCTTATGATGAAGACGGAAATATAATTCCTGCTGATACTATAGATGATTTGTGGAACTTAGTTAAGGACTATCAGAAATGACACTAGAAGAACTTAAAAAGAAAGTAGTCACTATTACAGTACACAAAAATATTGTATTAGGAGAAGATTTACAGGAAGAATGGCTAAAGAAATATATAGAGGAAGAGTTCGTTAGCGATGAAGAGCTTTTGAAAACCTTAATCGAGAATGAATATGACTACAGTGGACTAGATGATGTATTAGACTATGATGATTATAAGGTAACTATTCATGATTAAATATTTGTTAAGCAAAGCCTCAACTGGCAAATTTAGAGTTGTATATTTATCTACTACAGAACAGTGGGATGAAGAAAAAGCTGGATTTGTAATTAATAGAGTTACTGGACAGCTACATGGAAAGATGACAGAACAGCCAGAAATCGTTATTACTAAGGGTAAGGCTGGTAGAACGCATAGAGAGCAGCTTGAGTTACAGTTTAAGTCTGAGCTTAAGAAATATTTAGATAAAGGTTACAAGGAAATGGAAAATGATCCAGAAACCTATAGTGAAACGCAATTGGAGGAGTTTTATGGAGACATCAAGACGGACCAGAATGGATTTGCAAAGCATATGCTTGCAAAATCTGCAGATAAGGTTAAAGAATCCTCAATCAATAAGGTTAAGTATTGGTATGCTAGCCGAAAAATTGATGGAGTTAGGTGTTCCTTCTACTACAAGGATGGTGAGATTTTATCTGCTTCTAGGGGAGGGGGAAATTATGACTATTCAACAGGTCATATCAGAAGAAATGAGAAATTGCTTAAGTTCTTCGAATCTCATCCCGCTTATATACTTGATGGAGAGTTGTATAAACATGGTAAAAGCCTCCAACAAATCAGTGGAGCAGCTCGTCTTGAGAAGAACGCAGTTGACTGTGACTGGCTTGAATATTATGTTTACGACATCATGATTCCTGGAATGAAGTTCTCAGATAGATTAGAGATTCTTAAGCAGTTGCAAAAGGAACTTAATCTTGGATTTGACCCAAATAGAGAATGGGAAGAAGGAGAACTTCAAATGCAATTAGTTCCACAGGAGAAGGTTTCTGGATATGAGAATATAATGAAACTCCATGACCAGTATGTATCAGAAGGTTGGGAAGGTGTAGTGTGTAGAAATCCTGATAAGGAGTATGGCTTCGGAAAACGTACTAATGATATGCTTAAATTTAAATTCTATAAAGATGCAGAGTTTGAAATTACTGGCTTATCAGAAGGTCTTCGAGAAGAGGATATGTGTTTTACGTTAATAACTGAAGATGGTATAGAATTTAAGGCTAAGCCGATGGGTTCTAGAGAGCTTAAGCAGCAGTATAGAGAAAGACTTAAAGAGCTTATTGGAAAGATGGCTACTGTTAAGTATTTCTATCTATCTGATGAAGGAACACCATTACAGCCTGTTCTAAAGTGTATTCGTGACTATGAGTAAAAATGAAAAAGATTAACTACAGACAGTATTACTATGGAGGTAACTATGCCGATATGGAATTACAAGTTCCAGATGAGTGTAGTTTATACGAAATAGGAATGATTAATACGTCTCACAAGGTTCAGGATATAGAAGAGGAAACCTGGACAAAGGCATATGCAATGTTATGCCCAACTGAGTTTGAAGATTCTGCCCTTCTAGGAAATGTCTATTTTAATTACATAGACGATGTATTTATTACTGATTCTGAAATAGCTGTTCTAGACATAGAATCTGCCCCACGATTTAGTGGGGTATACTCTGTTATGTATTACAAAGACAAAGAGTCAGAATCCAAATTTTCAGCCTATTTATTAAGTAAGATTGGAGATATAGGAGAGGCTAGTCCGGATGAATTAACGGAATTAGTAGAGATAGGAAAAGAGTGTAAGAAAATATGCTCTATATGTATGCTCAGGAAACTTACATATACCGGAATAGAAGCTAGTAATGTATGTTTCAAGGATTGGGTTTATGGAGAAGCTATGGCTTCTATGAGTATTATCAATATAAAATTCGGAAGAATCTTTATGGAGGAACTTACTACTGATGAAAACATATCAGAGTTGTTCTTAAAGGAGTCTGAGAAAATCTATAAATCTATTATTAACAATGAATGATGTAGAGAAACGCTATATCTGGCTAGTAAAGCATCTGATATGGAATGGTTCTAAACAGAAAAATGGTGTCTATTGGGTAAAGATTACTAAAGAAGACGCCTCTCTCCTAGAAGAAAAGTATGAAGTGTGTGATACACGAGCTTTAAAGGGAGGAATAAGAGCGAATGTTATAAAAATGTGTGATAATTTTATTGTACTTGATACGCGATGAAATACGAAAAGTTTGATATTTTGAAGAAAGCTAAATACTCTATTATTCCGAATAATAGGGAATTGTATATAGTATATGTGGAGTGCGATGCGAACGATGGGGATTATATGAGAGATACTCTAGAATTTGACAAGAGTTCTTTTGAAGAGGATGAACTCCTTTTGTTAGTGTTGTCTTATGTTAGCAAATATTCTGGCAAGTTCTCAGAGGGAAAAAGTTGGAATGACGGACATCATGTAGACGAAAACGAAGATTTTCCCTGGTTGAGTAACTACTTATCAGAAAATGACATTCTAATCTTTGCTGGAATGTGCGATACGATGTGTCATAGTGTGAGTGGTATAGACATTGTGTACTATGATAATGATGGAATAGCCAACAAGGTAAAGCTTCCAGACGTAGATAACTTATTTGAGAGAAAAGAAGAGTTTGTAGATTACCTAAATAAACTGTACAAAGAAAATAGAGAATGGAACTGATTTTTAAAGAGACTTGTGAGGTTAAAAGAGAGTACACAATTGATATTGATGCTCAAGATTTTATAGAATGGCTAGATGGAGAAGATCCCAGCGAAAGCCTATTAGAGGAATACATAGTTTCTGAAGTCTTGCCTTATGAGGGACCAACTGATGAAATTGAAGGTACCTTAGCATCTGAGATAATACATGCTGATGACTTTCTAGACTTATTAGAGGATGAAAATGAATAATGGAGGAAATCTTCCCGACAAGTTCAAAATAGCTAATCAAGAAATAACCGTAGTTATAGAGGAAATTCTTCCTAATAATAACTACGGTTATTTTTGTGATGCTACTAATATGATTAAGTTAGCAAGAACTCTAAAGACAGAACATGATGGAGTTGTTACAGTAAGTGACGAGCAAATGAGGAATACGTTTTACCACGAGCTGTTTCACGCATTTCAGTTTTACTTTAACAATGAGTTCAATGAAGCACAGGCTCAAGTGTATGCTAACTTTATGTGTGAGTTTATAGAAACTACAGAAGAACCATTTTAAATAGAGAATAAATGAAGTTATCTAAGAGTAAAAGAGCCAATGTAAATTATTTGGCGAAGATTGTAGACATTAAAAATTTCAGAGCGCATAGTAATCCAGAAGTTACTAGACTTAAGTGTTGTACCATTGATGGTTTCAATATCATTACTGGGATTGATTCTCAGCCAGGACTATATGTATATTTTCCAACAGCTTGTTGTATAAATCCAGATTTTCTGAGATATTGTAATCTTTATCGTCATAAAGAATTAAACAATGACCCAGAACAAACTGGTATGTTTGAGGATAATGGTAGAGTAAAAGCTATCAGATTAAAGAATGAGCTGTCTGAAGGTTTTATTCTTCCAGTAGTCCAGTTTCAGAACTATATAATGTCTGTGACTAATAAGGAGATTGAAGTTGAAGAAGGTATTGAATTTGATATTGTAGAACATGAAGGCAAAGAATTTTGGATTAACAAAAAGTACATTCCCAAGAGACAACAGGGACAAGGGGGAACTCCACGTAACAACCAAACGAAGAAAGTCAAAGGAATCAGCAAGGTTATTGATGAACAGTTTAGATTCCACTACGACACAACTCTTATTAAGAAATATCCTAATGTAATTCATCCTAATGACTTAATTAGTATTACTGAGAAAATACATGGTACTTCTGGTATTTCAGCATATGTTTTGTGTAAGCAAGACCTAGATTGGAAACAGAAGATTGCTAAATGGTTGACAGGAGAAGAGTTTAATAAGTATGACTATCTCTATGCCTCTAGAACTGTAATTAAGAATCAGTTCTATAACAAAAATGTTACTCCAGGATTCTACGGATGTGATGTTTGGGCAGAGGCTGATAAAATAGTAAAGCCTTGTTTGTCTAAAGGTATGACTGCATATTATGAAATCGTTGGTTTCTTACCTAATGGTGGCTATATCCAAAAGAATTATGACTATGGCTGTATGCCTCCTAAAGAAGGAGAACAGTATACTCACGAAAAGCACTTTAAAGTGCGAATATATCGTGTAACATTAACTAATGTTGACGGTGTAGTTCACGAATTTAGTGCTAGGGAAGTTCAACAATGGTGCGCTAAGGTAGGTCTTATCCCAGTAGAAGAGTGGTATTATGGTACTGCCAATAGCTTATATCCAGAACTTAACGAAGCTGAGCACTGGAACGAAAATTTCATGGAGAAATTAGCTAACGACGCTAGATTCTATATGGAGCAAACTTCGCCATCTTGCGATAACAAAGTACCTCATGAGGGAATAGTTATTAAGATTGAGAATATGAAATCTGAGGCATTTAAGCTTAAATGTTTTAAATTCCTAGATAAGGAAGAAAAGGAACTTGACAAAGGTGAAACTAATATTGAAGACGAAGCATGATAATAAGTTATAATGTAGAGGTAGTTAAGAACTACGATGTGAATATCCCTAAGTTAATCGACCAAGTGGTGAAAACACTTAAGGAAGAGGGAGAAGTTGAAGGCTGGATGATACTTAATGAAGCGGGAGATAACATAGATTATCATCTGCGGAACTTAGGCTTTTCTGACTCTGATTATCTAACTGACTATGTCATTGATGATATTTTAGACGAAATGGAGAAAGAGCTAGTAAAACAAGGATATGAATGTTAAAGAGTACTTAACTAGTAAAAAGTATGGCAGTTTGCGTTACAAGCTGTCGTACTTTTTTCATAGTAAAATTCCTTTCCTTTCTCCTGGCTGGAACGAGTATCGTAATCCATGGTATCACTGGTGGAAAGCCAGAAAATACTTTAAACGCCCCAAGGCCCACTTTCTATTTAGAAAGAACTTTTGGACATTTGGACTTCCCATAAGAAGAGACTACTATAGTCCGGTGATAGATATAGGATTTCATGCATTAGGATGGAAGGATAAATGGGACAGTCCCAGACACGAATGGGACCCGATGATTTGTATAACATTTTTCAGAACTTGGCATTTATTATGGATATTTAACTGGGCTACTAAACATAAAAAGGATAGTATTACTGGCAGCATGGCTACTTGGGAAGCTATTCTAGACTATACTAGATATGATAAATCTCTAAGCTATGTAGTAGACAATCATATATGGTCGTATGACCGTGATGGTGAAAAGGTTTATATTAGTATAGTACCTAATATGACTAGGGAAGGACTAAATAAATATTCTGATGAATCCAAACATACTGAGAAAGATACTGAGAAAGATACTGAGAAAGATACAGAGATTGGAGGCTGGTGAATCGTTTATAACAAGCGAGCCGGGAAATTCAATGCTCCCTCTGTATAAGAGCAATGAAAAGCATCTTGTCACTCCTATAAGGTGGCAAGAATGTAATGTTGGAGATGTAGTATTTTGTAAAGTTAGAGGCGCTTGCGTTACTCATAAAGTATACGCGATAGACTCAAACAAAGGATGCCTTATTGGAAATAACAAAGGGCATATGAATAGATGGACTAAAAATGTTTACGGATTAGCTCATAAGATATGAAAATATGTGCAATAAGTGATTTACATGGATTTCTAATTGATTATATAGAGCCATGTGAACTTGTTTTAATATGTGGAGATATTGTTCCTCTTTATATGCAGAGAAACAAGCCACAGTGTGAGAAGTGGTTGAAGACTGTATTTGCAGATTGGATTAAATCATTGCCGTGTAAGAAGGTAGTATTTACAGCTGGAAACCATGATTTTGTTTTTGAAAATAGGGATTTTCTTTGGAATAACTCTGTGATTAAATTTCCTACAGAAGGAAAAGCTGAATTTCTTGATAATTCTCATCTAGACTATCTAAGTGATGAAGGAAAGGTATATAGAATTTATGGAACTCCGGCCTGCCATGAATTTGGTAATTGGGCTTTCATGTATTCTGATGAGAAACTGGAAGAAATCTATTCACATATCCCAGGAAATTGCGATATATTGATTAGTCATGATGCTCCCGCATTAAATGATTGTGGTATGATTCCGCCTGGTAGGTGGAGTTCTACTCCCATAAATGCAGGAAATGAGGTCTTGGCTAAGGCTATTATAGATAAGAAACCGAAGTATGCTTTTTGTGGACATATCCACGAAGGAAATCATTGGCTACTAGATGCAGGCGAGACAAAGACCGCCAATGTATCTATTCTCGATGACTCTTACGATATTAATTATGAACCTTTATATTTGGATATTTAATACTATTCTGGTCTATATATTTGGAGGATTAGTATTGTCATTAGTAATAGTTGGAATTTATGAGATAATACAGGAAGAAAAGGACTTCCTTGAAACCTACGGGTCTAGATTCATTTGTAAATATTAAAAATTAATCAAATGGAACAAGCTGTATTTCAAAGAATGTTGGGAGAATTTAACGAAGTTAATGAACGTGCTGTTAAGCTCAGAGATTTTATCCTAGGGGATAAGTTCAAGGAGGTTGACAACCTTAATAAAGACTTACTAGTCGCCCAACTAAAAGCAATGGAAGCATATATATCAGTACTATCTATTCGTATTGGTCTTAATGCTCCTAAAGATGAAATTTCAGAAGCCCAGGTTGTAAAAGAAGGTGAGTAAAAAAATCATTTTCACAGACCGTTCTGACTCACTGTTGACGAGTTATCTCAGGGATATATCTAAATATAAGATTTTAGATAGTACTGAGGTAACTCGTCTCATTTGTGAGGCTCAAAAAGGAGATGATGTTGCTAGAGAACAAGTCATAAAATCAAATCTTAGGTTTGTTGTGACTATCGCCAAGCAATTTCAGAATAGAGGTATCCCTTTAATGGATTTAATCTCTAGTGGAAATGAAGGATTAATGAAAGCTATTGATAAGTTTGACCCAGAAAGAGGAGTGACATTCTTGTCATATGCTGTATGGTGGATTAGACAAAGTATCTATAATTCTATATATTGGCAAGCACGAGAAATTCGTCTTCCAATGTCTCAGCAATTATTGGTAATAAGTATACTCGATGCAACTAATAAATTCTTGCAATCGCATGATAGAAATCCAAGTTCCGAAGAAATATCAGAAATGACTGATATTCCTAGGAAGCAAATTGACTATCTAGCACAGTTTTCTAATAAGTTAGTTTCTGTGGACGATTTCATAGGAGGAGATGAAGAAAACAGTCAAGTCTGTGATATTATTCCAGATGGTGAAGACCCCCTTGATGAACAAGTAAATAAAAGCTATGTAACTAAAGAGCTAGAGAATCTACTTTCTAAATTAACAATTAGAGAGCACGATTTAATCTGTATGTTATTTGGTATAGGAATGGCTCCTGTCAATCCTAAAATTATAGCTGATATGTACGGTGTTGGAGGAGAAAGAATAAGACAGATGAAAGAGGGAGCTTTAGCTAAATTAAGACGTAGATTTTCTAATCAACTTAAAAATTTAATGTAATGAAATTCGGAGAAATATTGTCTAAGTTACAAGAGGGAAAAGTAGTAAGAAGGAAAGTATTTCAGAGCAATCTGGTAATATTTATGCAGATACCTGCAATGATTTCTGGAGATGGAATACCTGCTATGCGTTCTATCCCTGATGATATGAAAGCTCTTATGTGTAGTTACGGTGTAGGTATTACATACCATGACCAGTTTATCATGTATGACTTTTCTGATAGGACTTGTACTTACTATCCTTTTGATGGTGAAGATATAAACGCAGATGATTGGGAAGTAGTTGATCCTTTAACTTATGACCCATATGACGACTTTAGATAACTATCCAATGGGTGCAGCTAATGACCCTAGAGCACCTTACAATGAACCACTACCTACTAAGGTTAAGGTAGAAGTAGGAGTTGAATTAGGGTTATTCGTAGATGTAGAAGTAATAGATGAAGATGATATTAAAGGTGCAGTTGAAGAAGCTATTTATAATAGGTTCAAATCCAAAGATGTTGAAATAAATAACATCGAAATCTATCAACATGATTTATTTAGTAAGTCGGAATAAAACTTTATTTGTGTCTACAAAATACAAAGAAGTAAGTTTCGAGGAGGCAATGAAAATATTGTTGCCTCTTTCTTTAGTTCAATTTGATACTGAAACTAAGGGATTAGATGCGCATACTAAGGAGTTACTAACTGTGCAACTAGGTTGCAAAGAAAATCAAGTTGTCTTTGACTGGACAACTATGTCAGCAGAAGAGAAAGCTGAGATAAAGAATTATTTTGAGTCTGATAGAGTATTTCTTGGATGGAATTTAATGTTTGACTTAGGGTTTTTATATGTGCAGGATATTTGGCCAAATTATATCTGGGATGGTATGATTGCCGAGAAATTACTTTGGTTAGGCTATCCAGCTAATATAAGAGAAATGAGTTTGAAAGCAGCTGCATGGAATTATCTAAACTATGACTTAGATAAATCTGTTCGAGGTAAGATTATAAATGATGGTCTTACTGAAGATGTAGTAGTCTATGCTGCAGGAGACGTAATGTGGCTAGAAGACATTAAAGAAAAACAAGAAATAGAGCTTGCTAAGCAAGAATTAAATCTTGCTATGAAACTTGAGTGTGAGTTTATCAAGAGTCTTGCTTATTTCAAGCATTGCGGTGTTCATCTAGATGTCGTAAAATGGAGAAATAAGATGGCTAAAGACCTTGTTAAGCTGAAGGATGCTGAGCAAGAACTAAACGATTGGGTAGTTCAATGGGATTCTGAAAAGAGACATGAGCATGATGGATGGGATATTAAATACCCAGAACTGGAATTTTATAATCTTATGGAAATAGAGGATGAAGTAGCTAGACTGCTAAAAGAGAAATATGTCCGATGCCCTCAGGAAGACCTTGAAACACCAGACGGAAAGGTTAAAGCTTATAGAAAAAGAGTAATAAGTCAATTTACTAAGGTAGATAATCAAGGTGATTTATTTAATGGCTTTGATACCAAGCCTAAGTGCACAATTAACTGGAGTAGCTCTCAACAAGTTATCAAGTTATTTGAATTATTAGGAATTAAAGTCAAGACATTTGATAAGCAAACTAAGAATGAAAAGAAATCTGTTGAAGCTAAGCTTCTAGCTCCACAGGCTAAAGATTTCCCGATTATTCCTATCTATCTAAAATATCAGGAAGCTGCAAAAGTGGTTTCTACTTATGGGGAAAACTGGTTGAAGGCAATTAACCCTAAGACTGGAAGAATCCATGTAGATTTTCACTCACTAGGAGCTGATACAGCTAGAGTAAGTTCTGGAGGAGGAGTATATAAACTTAATCTACAGAATTTACCTCATGACAAGGAAACTAGAGCATGTTTTACTGCAGAGAAAGGTAATAAGTGGATTTCTGCGGATTATCAGTCTCAAGAAAGTAGAATCATTGCTTCTGTATCTAAGGACGAGGCTATGATTGAACTATTTGAACATGGCTGTGGGGATGTTCATAGTCTAGTAGCTAAAATGTCTTATCCGAATATTATCCCTAGAGACTGCCCTATAGGGGATATAGCTAAATTATATCATGCCCAAAGACAGGATGCTAAAGGTATTGAATTTGCCATCAATTATGGAGGCGATGCAAATACTATAGCTAATAACAAGGGTCTACCGTTGTCAGAAGCTCAAGAAATCTATGATAACTTTATGAAGGGTTTCCCTGGAGTAAAACAGTATCAAGATTATTGTAGAATGGCGGTAATGAGGGATGGTTATATTTTGTTAAATCCTATAACTAAGCATAGAGCACATATATATGATATTGATGACCTCTGGCGGATTTCTAAGAAGTTCAATGACCCAGAGTTCTGGGATTATTACAGAGAAATGAAGAGAGATTCTCCTGGCTGTGATACCGTCCAAGACGTTAAGAGATATTTTCAGAGAAAAGCAGCATCTGAAAAGCAGTCTATCAATTATCGTATTCAGAACAGGGGAGCAATGTGTTTTAAACTTTCCTCTATTAAACTATTTAATTGGATTAAGGAGCATAAGCTTCTTAACATTGTTAAGATGTGTGTTCCAGTCCATGACGAGTTTAATCTAGAATGCCCAGAATCTATTGCCGATGAAGTATCTAAGGTATTAGTTAAATGTATGATAGATGGAGGGAAACCATTCTGTCCTAATGTATTTTTAGGTGCAGATGTTACTGTATCAGATCATTGGATTCATTAACGAATAAGGGGCTATAGTAGTGATGCCAAACCTGAGCCCCCTTGGCCTACTAACAGTGCCTACAGTCCAAGGCGTAATGCTGAGAGCGCAGTTAGGGCATCATTTTTAATTAAATATAGTAGTGTATGAAAAAATTATTTGGTTTATTGTTAATAGCAATTATTGCTTTAAGTTCTTGTGCAGACAGCAAGACTTTTGAGAGAGCTGATGGAACTAAGTTTGTAGCTGAACCTTATGGTTGGGCTAACTACCAATCTAATAAGATTGAAGGAGTAACATATGAAGCATGTTTTGAGAACATTGTTTGGGATATTGTTGCTATAGAAACCGTAATTGTTCCAGTATGGTTAACTGGCTGGGAACTGTACGAACCAGTTTCTTATACTGAACCAAGTGTTACTAAGTAATTATGGATACTTATACACCAATGAGAGCTATGATTGTCTGTGCTAATGGCACAGGCGATTATATAAAGAAAGAGGATGCTATTAAGGCTTTGCAAAATATCTTTAAGGAAGATTCCTCTAAGATAATAGAAGCCTTTTTAAAAGAATTTGATTAACATTATGAAGGTAATCTTTTTAGATATTGATGGAGTATTGAATAGTAATGATTGGTATGTTAAGACTCGTGGTATCGGAGGATACAATGGAGGAGACGTTGACCCAAAATGTATCGAGCTTATAAATGACTTAATAGATGCCACTGGTGCTAAAATAATTATGTCCTCATCATGGAGGTCTGACTATGAAAACTCTTGCGAGTATTTGTATGACAATGGCTTATACTGTGATGCAATTATAGGAAAGACTCCTCACTTCTGTTATACTTGCCAGAATGATGACATCAGAAGTACACTTTGTAGAGGGAACGAAATACAATACGTATTAGAGTCAAAAGATATAACTAGCTACGTTATCTTCGATGACGATCAGGATATGCTATACTCCCAAAAGGATAATTTTATCCATATAGATTATATGCATGGTATTACGAAAGAACATATTGAGCAAGCAATTAAAATATTAAATAAATGACTGTAGATTTTATAACAACAGAAGCATTAACTGATGACCAAATTCTTAAATGTTTTGGTGAGACGTTACTATATGGGGAAGGTAAATTTATTGAAAATGACTTCTTTGAATCCATTGAAGGTTCTCTAGATGTCTATGGGTCATGCATGACAGAATCCTCAAAAGGAGAAGTTATTAAACAATTAAAGGTACTACTAACTAAACTAATAGAAGAATTATGAGTAGTTATTTAAATATTTATGGTATTCCTAAAGAAGGAGATAAGCCAATAGAAATTGTAAGTTTCAGTAGGTCTCATTGTGTATACAGAGCGATATGTGATGAAATAAATATTGCTTGGGCTGGAAACAGTGAGGTCTATACTAATCTCACCACTGAAATGATAGACCAGGTAGTCAGAAGCATAGAGGAAGACTTAAAGAGTTGCACGAGTAGGCTTCAAATCTATGAGAAGTACGCTTCGCAAAACTCTGAATATATCCATGAAATTATAAGCCTACAAGAGTATATTGAAGAGCTTAATACTACAAAGTCCTATTGTGAAATGATAGGCATAATAGTAACGCAATGCTCTCTTTCTGGTTTTAGTAAAATTTGCTGTAATGTATCATGAAATTTAAGTTAGAATTTACATTTGATATTTCTGACAGCTCACTGCTGATAGATGCTAACGATGGTAGAGATGAGGAATATACTAGCCTAGAAGATGTACCGGAGGATACTCTAATGGATGTAGTATATCATTATTTAGATGGGGTTGTAGAAGGTATGACTTATGATGAAGTAACAATTAAGAAATTATGAAAAGGTTTTTAATTCACGTTAGTACTAGCTGGTGCGGAATGGATGATACATTCCGTGCTATGGCAGAAAATGATTATGAGTTGGACGAAATAGCTAACCAGTTAGCTTATGAAAACTTCCAATTCTATGATTGCGAGAATGATATTGCTGAGGAATTTGGATATGACCCAGATGATATGGAAGATGAGGATTGGGATAAATTATGGGAGCAAACTAGTGAAGGAGACTATTATCACTATACTATAGAGGAGTTTGAAGGCGACGATGAGGAATGGGAAGAGTATGATGGAGAGATTTATGGAAAGGGAGAATGATGGAAGATTTTAAATTCTATGAAGTTGGTGGTAAGATACGTGATGAATTTCTAGGAATAAAATCCAAAGACGTCGATTACGTAGCTGTACCATCAAAAGAAGTTTTCGATAAAATCCACCCACGAGAACCCCAACCTAGTCCAGCTATGTTGGTGTTTGATGAACTGAAGGACTATTTAGAAAAACAAAAGTTTGAAATTTTCTTAGTAACTCCTCGTTGTTATACCATACGAGCTAAGTTTCCAGAAGGACATAAATATCAAGGTATAGCAGATTTCGTAATGGCGCGTAAAGAAGTAGGATATATTCCTGGTACTAGAACACCAATAATATATCCAGGAACTCTTTACGATGATTTATCACGCAGAGACTTTACTGTTAACGCTCTTGCAAAGGACCCCGATACTGGTGAAATTGTAGACTACTTTAATGGTATGAAGGATATATGGGGAAGTATTATAAGAACTCCTCTAGACCCAGTGAAAACCTTTGACGATGATCCTCTGAGGATTCTCAGAGCAATAAGGTTTGCTATTACTAAAAGGTTTACTATTGCCGATGACGCTTGGAGGGCTATGAGGAAGTATGATTACTTCGACAAGATGTCTGTAGTATCAGAGGAAAGAATAAGAGAGGAATTAACTAAATGTTTTAAATATAATACATTAGGAACACTTCGTTATCTAAGTCAGCTTCCAGAGCTAGAAGAGTATATCTTCAAAAAGACTAACTTGTGGCTCAAGCCAACTAATGAGAAATAATATGTATCATATTTTAGAATCTCGTAAGTTGACTAAATCTCTAAACTCTCTTCCTACAGTTAGAGAGATACATTTTGATGATGTTATAGAGATTAGGCGAAGTATTGGTCAGGGAGCTTATGTATGTAAATTGTTAGCTCAAAAAAGCTATACTAATGAAGATGCCGTTAAATTGTTTCACGATAAAATGAAAGAAATTTGTAATGATTGATTCAGAAAACTTATGCAGAAAGGCAATGGAGGTTTACGGATTTCCAGCTCAGGCTGCTATGGTGGTAGAAGAGTGTAGTGAACTTACTAATGCTATCTGTAAGTTTAGAAGAGGTAGAGTTGGTAATGATGATATTATAACTGAAATTGCTGACGTTATGATTATGTGCGAACAGCTTTCTTATTATTTTGGAAAGGAAAAAGTTGAACTGGAAAAAGAAAGAAAGCTAGAAAGATTAAAAGAACGTTTATCAAAATATACTGATTAAATGAAAGAGAGAAAACTTATTATTTGTAGGGGTATTCAAGGAAGTGGTAAATCAACTTGGGCCAAACAATGGTGTCATGAAAGCCCAGAACATCGTGTGAGATTCAATAATGATGATATTCGCAATATGTTAGGCGATTATTGGGTTCCAAGTAGAGAAAAGTTAGTAACAGAGGCTAAAGCTAATATGATTACATTTGCTCTTATTAAGGGTTACGATGTAGTAGTTGATAATATGAACCTAAATCCTAAAGAAGATGCATGGATTCGTACTTTATGTGAGAATATAGAAAAGGATACTGGAATTCATGTAAACATAGAATATAAAGACTTCTGGACTCCAGTCGAGGAATGTATTCGAAGAGATGCTGCCCGTCCTAATCCTATTGGAGAAAAGATTATCAAAGAAACTTGGAGACGTTACCGAAACTTTATCATTAGTTCCGATATTAAGGAAATGCTTAAGAATAAGGCTGAACACGTTGATGGAGGAAGACCAGTGATATTAGTAGATATGGATGCCACTCTTTGCCTAAATACTTCTGGAAGACCGTTCTATGGAGAAAATAGTGCCAATGGTATGCTAGAGGATACTCCAGTAGAAGAGATTTGTCGTCTAGTAAGACAAATGGGAGAACATTGCTTAGTTTTCATAGTTACTGGTAGAGAAGGAACTGCTGAGGTTGTAGATGCTACAAAGGAATGGTTAAAGAAGAATGAGATTCCGTCTGATGCTATGTTCTTTAGACCAGTAGGAGACTATAGTCCAGGTCCAGACTGTAAGAGAAGAATCTACGAGGAAAACATCAAGGGAAAGTATAACGTACAATTTGTCCTTGATGATAGTTCTAAGTGTGTAAAGATGTGGAGAGAACAGGGACTTATATGTCTACAACCTAACGAAGGAAAGTTCTAATATGAAACTTCTACAAAGGTTAAAGAATCTATTTCTTCCAGAAGGCAAGATCTCCGATGGATTTCATAGCTTTGACGAACTTTATCATTATAGAATGCTGTATAATGCAGCATTCTTTAACAGTTTAGAAGGTAAATATGAAGTCCACAAATCTTATAGGCACGCAGATGGAGAGCTATGCTTTGGAGGAGGATGGTTCATAGTTATGGCTTATCTTCCTACTGGTCAAGTAAGTAATCATTACAGAATAGAGGATTGGAATCTGTTTAATATTCCTGAAAGATGGAAAGCAGATGAATGGGATGGTCATACTCCAGTTGAAGCAGCTAATAGATTATATAGGTTTTGTTTACACTATAATGAATATTATCCTATATGGGAATGTTAGTAGGACAATTAATTAAAATATTGGAGCAATTTGACCAAGACAGAGAGGTTATGATACACACCTTAAGCGGAGAGACTGTAGAGGTTAGAGGATACTTTGTGCAAAAGGATATAGATGATAATTCGTTTTATATAACTGATTTGGATGTAGTTCCTAGGTGATATGAATATAAAAGAAGCTATTGAACATTGTTGGGATAGAAAAGACTACCCAGAAGTATTTAGAGATGATGCAGGACTGGATATTTCTATTCCTGGATTTATCACTAGGGGTTCTTGGATTAGAAATAATTCTCCGAGAACTGTTACACTAGATGTAACTACTTATCGTGGAGTAAGTTGGAATGCAGTTCATTATTATGGTAATATTATCATTGATGGAGTAAGTTTCAGTCCAGCCCAAATACTTACACTATGTGTACGGAAACATATGAGGCTGAAGAGAAAATCCTCTAGCTGCTGGATTCTATAGAATAGAATTAGTAAGGCCTGTTACTTCCGAGGAAATTGAAAAAGATAGTTCACGATGGAACGGATATAAGGTTGGTGATAAGACTAACGCTTTCTATTCTCCTGAAGATGTAATAGCCATAGCTAAGGAAGTATGTAAAGCCAGATTCCTCGGCAACTGGAAACTTAAGATTGTTGACTATAGTGGAAAAGACCTGGATTCTGAAATTTTAATCAGTGAGCTATGACAAAATTTAAACTATATGAGGATATATTGTCCCGCTCTTGGAACAGGTACTTCTATGATGTAGAAGCTAATACTATAGAGGAGGCGGTTGAGAAAGTTAGGTATGAAGAGGTTGATTGTTATGATTCCGAACAAATCTATGAAGTTATTGATGAGTTAGATCCAGTAGATAATAATGGAAGTCCTACTAGAGAGATTTATAATGATAAGGATGAACTTATGTGGCATAATGCCGAACTAGTTAATAGGGGAGAAATTATTACTCAGGGTATAAGAAGTATTTCCGAGAATTTATCACTAATTATGGAAGGTGAACCAGAATCGTTTAGAGGTGGAGATATAGCATTTTCTACAGCAAGAAGAGTGATGGAAATGCTAGGTTGGAAATGTTCTTATGCTGGAAAAGCGACTCTAGGACAAGATGCATACTATTGTATAATTTGTACAAAACCAGATAAAGATTTTAAATATAAGATTTTTGGAAATGCCTACGAAGGAAGTATATCTAAAGAAAAGCTATGAAAGATGAATTAGGAGATAGAATGAAATCTTATTATGAGAATCGTTCTAAAACATTTTTAGCTAGACGCACACCAGTTATTATAAGACTAGATGGAAAAGCATTTCACACATTCACAAGAGGTTTTAATAAACCCTTTGATGAGGCTATGTGTAATGCTATGCAGGAAACAATGAAGTACTTATGTGAGAATATTCAGGGATGTGTTTTAGGATACACACAGTCTGATGAAATTACTTTAGTACTTATCGACTATCAGAAACTTACTACTGACGCCTGGTTTGATTATAATGTTCAGAAGATATGTAGTGTGGCAGCATCTATGGCAACTCTTATTTTTAACAGAAGATTTCAAGAGCAAATCGTAGAGCTTTCTTATAATGGAAAGTTAGACGATGATGAGTTAACTAGCTCATATAAGCGTTCTCTTAAGACTGGAGCAATGTTTGATGCCAGATGCTTTAACATTCCAAAAGAGGAAGTAACTAATTGTATCCTATGGAGACAGCAGGATGCTACGAGGAACAGCATTTCTTCAGCTGGGCAGGCACATTTCTCTCACAAACAGTTGGAAGGTCTAAACTCTAATCAAATTCAAGAGTTACTATTTCAGGAGAAAGGAATTAACTGGAATGATTATCCTACTAAGTTTAAAAGAGGAAGCTGCTGTATAAAGAAATATCATCAGACTATGAATCAAACTTTAAGAAGTTATTGGTTTATTGATAATGAGATTCCAATCTTTAAAGGAGAGGATAGAGAATATATTGAAAAACTTATAGCATGAGTAGAACTTACAAGGAGCATCATCCTACCGCACACAATCCGAAGAATAGAATCCCTACTCCATACCTTGATAAAGAGGGAAAGGTAGAACGTAGAAGAAAAAGAAGAGCTTATGGTTCTCAAGGATGGAAAGGATGGGGAGGTGAAATCTATTTCAAAAAATACGGAGAAATAATGATGGATGTGGTAGATAAGAAAAAAGCAAGGCGTGAGGCTAAAAAACATATAGAAAATGAATTACAGGATCAATTATAATGTAGTCTTGTATAGTGAGACACTCTATGATAAAGAGATTATAGTTAAAAATAAAAGCAATGAGTTGATAGCTAAATGCTCACTTAAAGATTACCTTAAAAGGAAGCATGGAGATTCATTCAGACAGCTTATTATAACTAGATGTATTCCTGACTACTTCGGAGGTGCTAATATATTTAACGACTTATTTTATGGTAGACAATTTTGAATATTTAGCTAATCTATTTGATGGATTAGTAGATAAAGATGATTTTTATTTCGTTCAAATAATTCAAAGAAAGAAGGATGGGGTAGAACTCCCATCCTATACATCTGGTGCTAGAACTATTAGAAGTTTCTACTTTTTTACAAAGGAAGAATTTCTGAGACAAGAGTCATATATAAAGGACTTGTGTAATAGTAATAATGCTAGAGCTTACTTTTGGATTAATCCTCGAAATACTCTTGATATAGCTTGCGAGTCTATTAAACAATTTGCGGACTTGATTAAGAATGGAAATACTAGGCAGGGCATAGCTGTATATGACAGGGCTACTGGTGCCAGTAGAAGTTCTAATTATAAAAAGTTGTGGATTGTTGATATAGATTCTAAAGACGACGAATATAGGAATAGGATAATATCTCTAATTAATGAATGTAGAGGAGCAGAGGGAGATAGGATTAAGCATATAATTCCCACTGTTAATGGTTATCACCTTATATCTAATGGATTTGATAGACAACAATTTTCTCAGAAGTTGGCATTATATCAACTAGACCAGATTGATATACACGATAATAATCCTACCCTATTATATTATAAAACTTTATGTTAGAATTTATCGTAATTCTCATACTAATTATAACTAGCCCAATCTGGATAGCTATTATAGCCGCAGGATTGTGTTTCTTTACATTGACGCTATATTATATCACCGCTATGATATGTATGGCGCTTATAATTATATTAAGTAAAATTTTTAATAAACTAAGAAGATGAAAACCTATACGTATTATATAGAATTTAAGAAAAGATGTGCAGAAACAGTTACTATAGAAGCTCCAAGTGAGGAGGAAGCTAGAAAGTCTCTAAATGAGACCTTTAGAAATCTCACTCTGGTAGAGCTTATTTCGGAGGAATAAAATGAAAAGATTTATATATCACATAGAACATACTTATGGGGATGATCAAAATGTTTGGACTACTGCTGAAGATGAATATGAAGCAGAACAAAATATAAGACATGATTATCATTCAATAAAAAGTTTAACATTAAGAAAGGTAGAGGATATGTATTTAGAAAATGGTGACGAAGTAATAGAGGCTGATAACGGAAAGTTAATTCTAGCTAATAGTGGAGCTTATTGCGACGAAAATGGAAATCCGACTGGTGGTTGTATTGACTATGAAGATACTGATGTATATGTAACAAAGACTGGCAGTGTTTATCATACTAGTAAGGATTGTCCTTCTTTGAAGGCCCGCAATCCTGAAGTTAAGAAAATATCTTTATCAGATGCTCGTAAACAAGGATATAAAGCTTGCAAGAGATGTCGAAAGAACTAGAGGTCTCTTTAGTAAACTACCTATGCCCAGTTTGTGGGAATATAGCAGAGGAGGGAATCATAATGAATTCCCTTCTTTCTGAAGAAGCTGCAAAAGAGGTAAAGAGTCTACATGGAAAAACTGTAGGTTATTCTGATCATGCTTGCAAGGAATGTGCAAAGTATAAGGATGAAGCCTTATTCATAATAGGCATCGACGCAGAAAAATCTGAGAAAGAACCTTGGAGAACTGGAGATATTACAGGAATTAATAAAGATTGTCCTTTAGCATTACACATAAAGCCGAATACCAGGACATTAAAGGACGGAACAACGTATTGCTTCATGGATAAAGCATTAGGTATAGAACTAGGACTATGGAAATGAAGTTAATTAGAAAAGACGAGTTAGCAGAGTTATTAAGGGATAGATGGAAGTTGCGTTGTCTAGAAATGGCAGGTGTTGATAATTGGACATGGTATGGCCAGGCAATGAGTGACTATGAAGCAGATGAATACACTAATGATGAACTAACAAAGGATTACAATGAAGCTAATTAAACCATATTTTGAAATCTTAGAACAGAAACCTAGAAACATAATCATTCCATCTGATATGGAAATAGGACCTAAAATGGCTAGGCAAGAGCTTATTGACACTGTATATAGACAGATTGAAATAGCTGGAAGAACCTGTTACAAATCAGAGGACAAGATTACTCTAGATTCTGCTGCAAAATTTGTTGAGAGAATGGTAAAGTCTGGACATGGAGCTATGTTAGAGCATGGTACCGTATATCTATTTCTAACGATGTCTTCTAGACAACAGTATTTTAAGTATTGCAGCAATCCTTATTCTGTAGCTAATAGTACTGGAGAAGCCGAAAAGGGAACTTGGAACGGATTTGTTACTACTAATTATAGAGTATTAGTAGAAAATGGTTGGCTTGAGGATTTGGAATATATCTGTAATCCTGGTAAGGAACATGAGAAAAGAATTACGGTTCGATTTGTATGTGATAGAGGAGTAAGCCACGAATTTGTAAGGCATAGAGTGTTTAGTTTTGCTCAGGAGAGTACCCGTTATTGCAATTATTCCAAGGACAAATTTGGTAATGAGCTTACCTTTATTATTCCATGTTGGGCAGACAGCCTAGCTCTCCAAGAAGTTAAAGGAACTATCATTAATCATGATGAGTATGGAAATTTAATTGGAGAATACTACTATCATTTAACTGGAAAAGGGAACCCCTGGTTTAAACCTTGGGAGATTACTCCAGAAAGGAATTTTATAGCTAATTTACAAATATCCGAACAATTATATTTGGAATTACTAAATCAGGGTTGGAAACCTCAGCAAGCAAGAGCTGTACTACCTAATAGTCTTAAGACTGAATTAATTATGACTGGTACTCTTACACAGTGGGACGGATTCTTTAAATTGCGTGATGCAGAAAGTGCACATCCACAGGCTAGAGAATTGGCAGAACCTCTACATGCAGAATTTAGAAAAAAGGGATGGTGTGAATGAAAGCTAGTGAATATTTTGGAGATTGGATGGGAGTAATTGATACACAGGAACTATATAGGGTAGTCTCATGGATAGGAAAGCTGGACAAGACTACCCTGTGTCCTGCTTCTCAAAACATATTTAGAGCGTTTCAAGCGTGTCCTCTTAAAGATTGTAAAGTTGTATTTTTAGGACAAGACCCGTACCCACAACAAGGTGTGGCTACTGGAATATTGTTTGGCAACTCAAAGGACACCCCAGAAGATAAACTATCGCCTTCATTACAGATAGTTAAAGAAGCTGCAATAAATTACGAAATTCCACACAATAGGATAGAATTTGATAATACTCTAGAATCATGGGCAACGCAAGGTATTTTAATGATTAACACTGCTTTCACTTGTGAAATTGGTAGAGTTGGCTCACACTTTGATATGTGGAGATCCTTTACTGCCAAATTAATTCACAATCTAAGTTCTAGAGATGGAGGTATAATATATGTCTTATTTGGTAATCAAGCATCATCATTTAAGAAATATATTGTAAATAGTCCCAAAATTATAGAAGTGTATCATCCTGCCTATTTTGCTAGACAGAATAAAAAGATGCCTTATAGTGTGTTTACTGAAATAAATCAGGAATTACAGAAACTATATGGGCAAAAGATTGAGTTTTATAAAGAAACAGAATATGGAACTTGTTAATTATGAAGTATAATATTGGATTTACGCTTGGAGACCCAGGAGGGGACGGTCATGCCTGTACAACGGACTATCATATAGTTGCTAATCATTCGGCAGATGACCCAAACGCTGTGTATCAGACTAAGCTTGGATATTGTGATATTAGAGGATTCAAAAATAAGGTTGAAATAAGTACTGACTTTACTAGGTTTTATTTCATTAGTGCCGAATTTGATGACCCAACGAGTCTTAATAATAGTGCTTCAGCAGAAGCCTTACTTGAGAACGGAGGATTCCAAACCAAACGTATGTCTACAGGTCAGAGAGGTCTAGCGATGTTAAGTAAATGGTTAGAAGAAAACAAGGAACATTGGGATGAGAAAACTCTATTAGTGTTTGATGAAGTTGACAAGGGATTCGATCTATCTCGCCAAGTAGGAATGTCTAATATGTACAGGAACTTGCATAAGAAATTTAATGTTTCAATCTTGGCAGTAACGCATACCCTATTTCCTATATTAGCTAGAGAAGAGATGTTTTACTTTGAATTTAGAAAAATGGTTTCATCTAAGTTTTATTGTTGGATGAAAACTGGGTATAATATAACTGCTGAAAAACTAGAAGAGAATGAGCGAAAAGAAGATTAAGTATAGTCCAGACCATACATTTTTTACCTCAGATACTCATTTCGGACACGCCAATATAATTAGGTTTTGTAATAGACCTTTTCAAAATGTAGAAGAAATGAACGAAGTTCTGATAGAAAATTGGAATAAGGTGGTTTCTAAGGACGATACGGTCTTCCATCTGGGAGATTTTGCCTTTGGTGGAAGTAGTGTATGGAATAGCATCATCCCTCGTCTAAATGGTCATATAAACCTCATTATAGGCAATCATGACAGAAAGAATCTTAGACAGGGATATATGTTATATTTTGATATGGTAGTACCTCAGCTGCAGATAGAAATTGAGGATAATTCTATCTACTTAAACCATTATCCATTTCTGTGTTATGGAGGGTCATATAGAGGAGTATGGCAACTGTTTGGCCATGTTCACTCCGGACCACAAGCTGATGGTTTGGATATTTCTAGACTTAGGGTATTATTACCGACTCAGTATGATGTCGGAGTTGATAATAATAATTTTACCCCAATATCATATAGGGAAGTTAAAGAAAAAATAGAATCTCAGAAGAATGAAAGTTTGGATAGGACTGTCTCCAGATGATGTTCAAGGGATGGAATTTGATTTGACTCCATTAGAACTTAGAGATTTAATAGGAAAACCTAACTGGGTTCCTACTAAATTTCTAGGTTGGAGAACCTGGAAGACTTCTGTATATTTTAAAATAATTATTTGATATGGAAATTCATGAAAGAAAAGCTGTAAGCGACGAATTAAAAAAGTATGACCATCTGGCGAAGGATTCAGACTTTATAGAAGTAACAGAATGGGCAAATGGAGAAGGTTGGGATATTTGTTTAAATGACAAACTGATATCCTTAACATATGGACAGTTAGAAGCAATCAAGTATTTGGTTAAGACTTTGGATTATAATAGGTAATAAATTAATTATGAAAATAGAATATACTGACGGATGTATTTGCACATCCCTTACCGTTGATGGAAAAGAGACTGCATACATGACTCCGGAAGAGATAAAAGTATCTATACGAGCCATGCTAGATAGGGAAACCGATATAGCTACTCTTCAGGATGTATGGATGTCTCTTATTGAGCATCTAGGAGAATATAAAGACTTAGGACATTGTGAATGTTGTGGAGATTGGATTTCTAATTATACTCTAGAAATATGAGTTGTGTTGAATTACATACAGGAACTTTAACTAAAATTAATACAAAAGGACTTACAGTAGAAGAATATTGTGAGTATCTTTGTAAGAAATATGGTTATGAGATTGCTTATGAAGGAGATACATATGCTGAAACCTTAATGGATGTGGATGATACTTATAAAGTGTTAAACGGAGAACTGTATAAATGTGATGATACTCAATATCCAGAAGACACTTCCTATTTGGTTGACGTTAGAAGTAATGGAGATGGAACTTACAAGTACATTGTCCAATTTTACAATGGAGGCACTTGGTTAAATGAAGTTTTAGAAGAAGGATTAAATAATTTAAAATGATAAATATAAACGAATGTATAGCTAAAGCAATGAAGTCTAAAAATCAAGTAGAACTTCGTGCATATAAGAATCTGAAGGCAGAAATTCAGATTCTACAAACTGCTAAAAATGCTAAACCTTATGATGAAGCAGCTGAGATACAGCTTATTTCTAAAATGTGTAAGAAATTAGAGGACAGTATTTCTAGCTTTATAGAGGCTGGTAGAGAGGACTTGGCAACTGAATATAGGGATGAATTGGAAGTACTAAAAAAGTTGCTTCCTGAGCCTGTAAATGAGCCAGACATACATTCTGCATTACAAATATGGTGTGAGGGAAAAGGCTTTATTGAAGATTTCTATAATGAAGAAAATTCAATAGATATGGTTAGTTTCCAAATTCCAAAGAAAGAAATGGGAAATGCGATTAAATATTTGAAATCAGAATTTCCTCAAGCAGACGGTAAGATGATTTCAGAAATTGTTAAAAAATATATAGTATGAGCCATTTTGTAGGACTAGTATTCGGAAGTAATGTTGAAACATTGTTAGAACCCTATGATGAAAACATGGAGGTAGAACAATATGTTAGATATACAAAGGATGAAGCCATTGATGAGGTTAAAACCAGACACGCTGATAACTATGAGTATGCCATTAAGCTAGCAGATAAGTATAAGAATCCTACCACCGAATGGGAAAAGGAACAGCTTGAAAGAGCTAATAAAATCATAGAGAAAGGGTTGTTTATCTCATATGAAGATGCCTGGGAAGAAGCTAAGAACTGGGGATATGAAATTGATGACGAAGAGAACTTGATGTCTACATATAATCCTGACTCTAAGTGGGATTGGTATTGTGAAGGAGGTAGATGGGGAGCATGGTTACTTCTTAAGGAAAAAGGAGAAGACGGAGAACCCCTCAATGCCATCTTTGCTACCAAAGAAGAAGTAGACTGGGATGCTATGTTGGAAAAAGATAGAATTCCATTCTGTTTTGTAACAGAGGACGGAGATTGGCATGAGTCTGCTAGTATGGGTTGGTGGGCTATGACTACAAATGACAAAGACGAAGATGTTTGGAACAAGGAGTTTAAAGAGTATCTAGACAGTGTAGGAGATGATGTTGAAATTTCAGTAATAGACTTTCATATCTAATGTCAGAAAAGAATGATAAATGGACGATGTTCAAGAATTACATTCATAATGAATTGGGCATCACCAAGGATGATATAAGAGCTTGGCTTAAAGAGGCAGTGCAGTCTTAAGCTGAGCTTATGTTAAAGAAAACTTTTGACGACTTCGATATGGATACTTTTGTACGTAGACATATCGAAACGCAAATGAGATATTGGACTACAGACTCTGTACGCCACCAGGTAGCTAATTTACTAGCAGACAGATTAGTTATTTTAAGCGAGGATAATGAAAAAATAAATGATTCTAAACATCAGCTTAAGAACTGACATAGTAGCTTGTTATACTGATTGGCTGGTAGATAAATTGTTACATAAGGACTTTATTTATTCCCAGAATCCTAGAACTAAGGTTACTACAGCATACTCCTTAAAGGATGTAGACTGTATAGCCTTCTGTTCTAAGGACTATTCTAAAATATTACCATATATTCAAGAAATCAATTCCAAGTATAAGTGTATATACTATTACTCCATATGGAACTGACATAGAGCCAAATGTTCCATCGGTAGATGAAAGTATAAAGACTTTAAAAGAGTTGAGTAAGATAGTAGGCAAAGAAAATGTTTTGTGGAGGTTTGACCCTTTACTTAAGACTAACAAAATATCTTGCGAATGGTTAGTAGATTCTTTCAAGAAAATGGCTAAAGAATTGTCCAAGTATGTAAGTAGATGTATATTTAGTTTTATTACTCCATATTCCCACACATTAGCTAATATGCCAGAAATAATTCCTTTCACTGAAGAGGAAAAGGACTGGATTACTATGAGAATGGGAGTTATTGCTATATCCGAGAATAATCTACATTTACAGATATGTAGATTAGGAAAGGAATATCCTGGGGTATATGTTGAAGGATGTATGAGTCCTAAGATATTTGGGCTTAACATAAAGCCGACTAAAGCTTCTATTACTAGTGGATGTACTTGTAGCGTTCAGACCTACGGAATAGGAGAATACGATACTTGTAAGATGGGATGTAAATATTGTTATGCTACTATAGATCATAATCTGGCTAAAAGAATACCAGAAAATCCTAACTCTGAACTTATTTCTGGAGAAATAACGGAACCAATTAAGTACGTAAATAACAGAGTACAGATAAGTCAAGAACTAAGCCTATTTGATTAAAATGATTACAAGAATTGAAAAGTTTGGAGCATCATGGTGTGGACCATGCAAAGTACTAGACAGGACGTTAGAACAGCTTACTGGAATAGAAATTGTCAAGCATGATGTAGACGAAGAGGAAGAACTTGCGAATGCAAGAGGTATACGAAATGTTCCAGTTTTGATATATTATAACGAGCAAGATGAAGAAGTTAAGAGAACAGTAGGTGCTGTTTCTTTGGGCACTATTATATCAATTATAAACGGTAATTAATATGTATAGAGTATTATTGAGCAGAACAGGAGTAGCCTATGCTAAGGAATGTGATGACGAACTCGATGAGTTTGATTTTATAGAGATCTTAAGAGACTTTGTGGATTCTGGAGACGTAATTATGTTCGTAGATGATTTAGACACTTTAAGAGATTCTATGGAACTTGAATATAAAATCGAAATAGTTGATGGAGACGAATGAAGACATTAGAAGCTATAATGTAGGAAATTCTAATTACAGCAAGCATAAAATACAACCTTGGGATATTTGGAGAGAATATAATTTGAATCCATGGGATGCGGATATTGTAAAGAGGATACTGAGAACTAAGGAAGAACCTGGTAAGTCTAAAGAGGATGCTAGAATAATGGATTACGAGAAGATTATCCATATTTGCAAAGAAAGGATTCGGCAGATTAACGAGGACAAAAAGGAAGAAGGAACTTCCTCTGGATTTGTTATTAGTACTGATGGTACTGCTTGTATATCTAATATATTTAAACCTAGTGCTATCTCTTATAGTTTGAATGAGAAGGAGGCAAATGCATATGCCGAATTTCAAAAACAACATTATGAACTACATAAGGGAATAAAGGCGTGTGGATGTTCAGTAACATTTACACATAGTGGAATAGGTATAGGTAAATCTGTTAAATGTAATGTATGTAAGGAGAGTAAGAACATAACTGATTACAATACTTGGTAAATAATAAAGGGAGAAGCGTAGACAATAAAGTCTATGTTTCTCCCTATTTTTTTTATTCCTACTCCCTTTCAGGAAGTAAAGTATTCCAAAATATCTTAGTATTATTTGTTAATGAAGACATTCTAATAAGAGCATCAGTAAAAGAAGTATCCCCAAATGCTATATTATATATATCTTCGGCTCTTCTAGAAAAATAACTAAATGACATTGGTTGCCAAGCAACTAGTGGTCCTCCAATAGATTCAACAAAGTTAAGGTCTAAAAAAGACGAACTTACCATCTTGCATGCCATATGAGCAGCAGCTGCTATAGCTGCATCGTCTATATCTCTAGAATCCTTAGCTTTCTTCATGTTTTCATCATCCCAATCGGCTAATGTTCCAGTGACAAGAGAACCAACAATAAAGAACATTAGTACATCATACTAGATTTGTCGTAAATTGGCTCTATAGAGATTTCTAAGCTTCTCATCCTCATTATACCACATATCTTCGAAAGTATGCTTTAATCCATCTCCTTGAAAGGTTCCAGATATTAACTATGATAAGGTTAGCATAATTCCTTCCTACCATTCTCCCTCCCACTTTACTACTGGAACTCCAGTATTTTCTGTAGTTGGTATCATTCTGCCATTTTCTTCGGTGAGGTATAACAAATTACCATTAGCATCCTTCTACTGAGCATAGCGTCCTTTTAATTTGATACCCTATCCTCCCAAATACTGGTTTTTCTTACCAGACCAGAAAGTTCTCATTTGCATCCACAAGGCTCCGAGAGTATAGGAATGAACCATTGCCTTTTTTTCGTGGGCATAGTAACCATAAATATCATCAGCTAACGATTTGAAACTCTCAATCTGCTGGTTTGTATGAGATTTAGGTAAAGGTTGTCCGATCTAGAATAAACTACCATCAGCATTTTTAGCATGTTCTATTTCTAACTACTCAGCTATAGCGTAATATAACCCTTTTTGTTCGTTATATTTGGGGTCATCAGTCCTTCCATTAGCATATGCTTCAAAGCGTTTATCCTTTTTCCAATCATATACTAGTTTGTTTCCAACTTTTTCATAGGCATCATAACTGCCATCCTATTTTAACTAAGCGACAAATATAGACATTCTACTGTAATAATCTGGTCTGCTGGTGCAGTGAAAAGCAATATTAGACATATTGAATATTCCATACCTATCTGATTTAGTCTGTTCTGCATAAGTATTCATATCTCTATCGTTAATAGCAAACATATCATTTAATAGGCTACATTTAGTAGGCTTTCCTCCAAGAGTAAATAGTTCTCTATAAACTTCTTTAAAAGCAAATGCAAAATTCTCAAAGGTGAAAGGAGTGTTTTCATCTCCTCTTCCCTAATACATTAGCCTTATATCGGTCCAAAGAGCCTATATCATCTAGTAGCCATACTAAATAGGAGAAAATCCCAGCACCAAGAATGATGCCGCATTTTTAATTCTGCTAACAATAGCATTAAAATTCTACTAATTTTCAGGAATTAAAGATTCGTTTTTAATATGAGATTTTATATAATCTGTGATATAATTGGCAGTATTAGTAAACTTTTTATTAGTTAACTATCCCTAAGTGATTACATGGATCATTGATGCTTTAGCCATTGGCATAATTAAATCAACGTTTTTCTTAGTAGAGTAAGCAAATATATGCTTTAATAACAAAGTTTCTAGATTATTCTCAAAATAATCATATCCCTTCTCTGCAATCTTCTCTAGTCTCTACTCTGTATTCTTTCCAGCATCAAACATATTATTCATCTGAAATAATTCTCCTTCAGAAGAGGGATTCTAGACATCTGAGAATACTCCTAGAAACTATTTCTGTGTTTCTTCCCACCATCTTTTTGGACTCAATCTACTAACTAATCTCTTCTTGAATGCTTCAGCAATACTTCCTAACTAAGAAGCTTGTGAGGATAAACTTCCTACAGCCAATGGAACTCTAAAGAATCTAACATCTTCTGTAGTTATCATTTCATCCAATTCATCAGTTCCAAACCTATCCTAATTTATCTTAGTAAGAGCATATTTAAGAAATTTCTTTTCCTGTTCAGTACCAGAGAATTTGTTGCTCCAGGGATTCTTAAATAGAATATCGCCATCTTTATACTCTATCATATTTCTATACAAGCTTGCCTAATTGCCAACAGTCATTTCTGATAGCTTTCCAAACCCTTTGCTTTTCTTTAGTTCCTCTACTAGCTCTCTAATAATTGGAGTCTCCCTCATCATATCCTCACGAGTGTTCTAATAAGCTTCAGTAATAAGAGAGGTTAATTTATTTAGAGTAGCATTATCTAGATTTCCTGGATTATCTAACATCAGAGATTTAACCCCGTTATTAAATATATTCATGCTCTCAAGATACTTCTCGTTGTCTTTAGTCTGCTGTCTAAACTGCACTCCCTATATTTCAGCAATAGCTAACATTATATGATTATATAAAGTTCTCTACTCATTTCCCTCCTCACTATAAGTGTCTAACGATGTTATCTACTCAGTTCTTAAACCTCCATTAGGCTCTTCTAATTTTTTCCTAATTGCCTCCAATTTTCTAAGAATATCTCTTCTGTCATTAGTAGAGACTGCTTCATCCAACTATGTATATAAATCCTTATACTTTCCTACAAACTTATACTTATCCTCTTCCCAGTGTGTGCTAGCACCAAGTTCTAATACTTCTCTAAGCTTATTTTTAGCCAATTCTACTTTATTCGCAAATTTAATGTTCTTAATATTATTCTAGAATCCATCAATGTGGGATACTAACTCTCCGAAATTGTAGACTAATTCCTCGTTTGATGCCGCTGTACCCTGTAGAGAATGGGGATTAGCTACAAGTATATTTCCAATAATTCCTTCTTTAGAGGTTATTTCAGGCAAACAGTTTAGGATTGCCATTGTCTCCATCAAGTGTATGTTTCCATTGGTAGCTTTCATAGCCAATGAACCAGGTTTCCTAGCCTATACACTATCTACTTCAAATGCCCCAGTTAATAACTATCTTCTACTAGATTTATTAAACTTATGAGAATAATCTAGATTGTCAGTAGTAATTTTCAATATATCAATCTACCCGTTGAGCTTGTTTCTTAGTAGAATAACCCCATAAGCCTTTATTGCTTCATTTTCGATAATTTCATAATAGTTCCTACAGTACTTACCCATTAGATTCTAGAACCATTCTGCGGAAGCTCCTTGTTTAACATTAATACTTCCCTATTTTGGTAAAGGAACTAGACTAGTATTTTCTTTTATGCCTTTCTTCAAGGCCATTTCCACAGAGGCTACCATATCTCTGCGTTTTTTTGGGAGAGTTTCCTAATAGAACTTTTTAACTTTTTCAAAAAGTTCTTCCTAAGTGTTAGCAGTATATGGAATCTTAGAGTTTTCAGTTTTAAATACCCATTTCTTAGACTCTGGGTCCTACTCAATATTTCCTTCCATCATAGATTTTATTTCTTCGTCTCCCCAAGTCTTACTCATATTTATACTAGGAAACGAATACTCCATTACCTACGAAACATTAGTTACAATTTCCTTGGGAGTTAAATCAATAACTGGGGTAGGAGGAATAAACTCATCAATATTAGCAGCAACCTCATTTAATGTTGCTCTAGTAGTTATATCTTCCAAAGTAGACTCTCCTAACCTAGCTGAAATAGTATCAAATACCCAAGTGTCTCCCTCCTACCTGAAATTATGCATTTTTATAGGAGCAACAATAACTTTAGGTGATGGACTGTTAACTCTAATTCCGGCATTCTCAATCATTCTATGATATAATCCCATCTGATACCAAAAAGCTCTCTGTTTCGCAGAATCAAAAGAATCTTTAGGGGAAGTCTTATAGTCAATAACATGAGCATACCCATCCCCATCAACTACCAATAGGTCTATCTTTCCTAAGATGGTATCTCCTTTCCCTTCGATCTCATATCCCAACTTGGTAACTACTTTAAACTCAGGAAAGAAAGTTAGATTCTGTCCATATGTATTAATTAAATCTTCGTGTAACTTTTTTCCATACTTAATTATACTATTTATAGTATCCTGCTTTAATTTTTTGTCTTTATACTGTAAATTTATATAGCTCTTAATGGCTTTGTCACTCTGGGTGATAAGTAATCCAGCCTTTGTAGTTCTGAAAAGCATTTCTAAGATACTATGGATCTCTGTACCTAATTCGCCCTGTGCTTTCCACTTATCCTTCATTTGTTTGATTAATCCTAAAGTCTAACTGGTAGTTTCTGAATTATTATCAAAGTTATCTAAATACTCCTTCAGCTAGTCTTCGCTAACATTATCGGTAACGGTTACATTCTTCCCGAATAGTTCTATTTCGTCATTATTAAATCCTTTAGTGGGATCTTTCCAGTCCTTAATACGTCTTCTCCAATATTCAAATTCTCTAAGAGAAGGCATTAAAAGCTAGTCTTTAGAATTAGTAAGATCCGCGAGAAATTCCGTTACACCAATATAAGGGCGTTTAAATTCTAGATTATCTTCTCCATCCTAGTATAATTTCTTAGCCTCAGCATAAGCTTTAACATGCTTTTGAGCCTCTGCTTTAACTTTCTTTAAAGCTTCCTAAGTTATTACGCTATCTAAAGCATTAAATACCAAATCCCCGTAGATTTCGTATAGTTCGTCTCCTTTTTGTAGTAGAAAGTTTTCATACTCCTTTTTACTACTAAATTCGTGGTCTTTAAATTTATATATACATTCAGACATGACAGTATTCAGTTACCTTCCCTTCTTCCATTAACTATTTGTGCTTTTCTTCCAAATCCAGACTTAGTATATTAGAATTAGAAACATCGATTTTAGAGTTAACTATTCTAGCAAGTGACCTCAAAGTACTGTTGAATAATATATCGTCATTAATATCTCTAATACTAGATTCCCCCATTAGAATAGAGTCTAATACACGCTTCATATTATACATTAACTCATACTATACGTTGGTTGGAAGAAACTATAATTTTTCGCTTTTATCTATTATTCTATTTCTTAATTCTTTAGAAAATTCTTTTTCGTTATCTTTAATTAGCTTATCGTAAAGTTCTGTACCGTGGAGTGAAGTAATTAACAGAGGAATTAGCTCTATTACTGGGGTATCTAGGGTAACAGCATCTGCATTTACATAAGTTATCCCACCTTCCGAAAAAATTGGAGATTCTTTATATTCATTTAAATCCTCTGTTATAACAGATTCTACTGGTAGTCCATATACGTCCCGCAATTTACTTACAATCTCCTCTACAACTAGCGTATCGCTTATTTTAGAATGACTTACAGGAGTAGAGATTTCTTGAGTAATAGGTCTATGAGTAATATATACCTTAATATCGCCAAAGAATGGAGAAAACTCCACTTCTAGGTCTCTAAAGTTATCATTTATCCATACCTATGAAGATTGTAAATCATTTTTCCCAGTAAGCCTATAAATCTACTATTCCTTCGTAATCCCACGTTTAATATTTAGCTCTTCTGTCAAATAATTTGAAGAATCTACTCCCTTAATTTCATCAAGGTGGGGAAATCTGCCAAGTCTTTCCTAGAAGTCTGCACATATAGCCGCTAAATAGGATTCTGGAAGCCCAGAACGCTACTCTAGCGCCCTGAACTCTACAGAATTTTTGTTTATACATATACTCATTTACAGTTTATTTGATTGTCTATATATTTGTTTAATATATCTATATTTATTTTATAGTTTCTAATATTAGGATCGTAGTCTATATACAAGTTAGAGTGAGATGCTAAAAACTTTTTTACTTTCGTTAGCTATTCTCCCTATAACTTATCTGTTTTTATATCCATAATGGTTCTAGTAACAGTATTAACTATTATAGATCCATCATTAAATGGTAATTCTATTAAGTCTCCCTAAGTCGGAATACTTAATATAACATTATAGTCAATATTATCCTAATTATTATATATCTATTCTCCAGTAAATACCCCGTCCTCGTCTCTCAGAATCTAAATCAAGTCAGTTCTTAGCTCCTCCTTATTTCTTCTTCTTCTAAATCTTCCTCTTCTACTACTAGTTATAGGAGTTAGCCAGGTAGCTAACTCTTCGTTAGATAACTAGAAACTATCTCCACTAGTATCTAGTTTAGAAGTCTCTTCTCTAAACTTAGAAGGTTCAGCAGAATTTACATAGTTATCAAAAATACTAGTTAGAGTACTCTATCCAGACTTACCTCCGTAAGAAATAAGGTTGTACCAGTATAGAATATCTTTGATAGGTATTCCATTGTAACTAGAATTGATAGAGTCAAAGCTCTATCTAAGCCTTCCTAATGTCAGCCTATCCTCTTCAGAAATTGGAGACATATTAATAGTAGTAGTATATGATACTGAATTATTTCTACTAGCATTTTTAGAATATATATTTGGTCTTAATGAGTTTATGAACTCATTATTTTTAAGGGCTATATTAATACGATCTCTGCTACTAGAATTATATCCAGCTTTCAAGTCTGGTATTACCTACTTTTCTACCCAATTTTTGAAGGTAGCATTGCCTCCAATAGTTCCTAATCTGATAGGCAAATCCTTAGAGGTCTAAGTTTTTATTAGCGTATCTTTATCCTGCAAGTATATTAAAGTAGACCCAGCTGGCAATACAAACTCTAAAGAACTTAAGTAGTTATTAACTAATTTATCATTACATAAATTGGAAATTCCTTGAATAGTACCCTTAGTATCAGTGCCATACTAATATCCAACGTTTATATAATCATGAATAGTCCTGTATTTAATAGAACTTTTCATATACGCTTCATGCTTCTCAAATGCTGCTAAAGAATATCCCCAATAGTGTGGAACTGTATTTATGATAGCTAAAGGATTGAAACTAACTTTAATCTTTTCATACTCATCAATTTTAGCCTACCTATATTCTTGGTTAGTCATAAACTGAATGAAGTCTAGTTTGCTAGGAACAATATTTTCTATATTCCTTACATAATTTAGATAATCTTCTTCTTTATTTTTTACTCCCTAATTAACTCCTAGTAACTAACCTATTTTGTTAAACTCCGCTGCTCCCTTATGTAAGGTAACAAGGTTTTCAAACAATTGAGGTCCGTTCTTCCATACCTTGTCATAAACTATAAGACCGTCAATAATCTAGTCTATAACTTTATTTGCTAACTACTTGTTTTGGACAAGGTCTGTCCTTACAGTATTACTATAATTAGTTATAACTCTATTCCTAAAACTGTTTAATTCGTTAATAACTTCATTGATAGTTTTCTTCTAAGTATAGTTGCCAAAATCGTCTAATTCTCCATACAAGGACTTCATTAGGTCGTTCAACCATTTTTCTACTCCCTTGGTACTTTTTCTAATAGCTGTAGAAATATTTACTCCAGTCTTTTTTCCGGTGTTATCTACTAGATATTCGGTACTGAAAGAGCCAAGTATTGAGCTAATAGGATTACCCATAAATTTGATAACATCATCAATAGAGTTTAGCTAAAGCTTATCACTAATAATACTTCCCTTCAACATGGATGCTACAGCATCTCCTACCGGGGACATAAGCACTCTACCTAATTCTTCGTAGGGAATACCCATAGCTAGACCGTAAATATACATATCTGCCATCTTAGAGTTAGCATTTAATTTGGCCAAGCATAGTTCCTTAGCGTTGTCTGTAGCTAATGATAACAATGCAGATATCTCAAGGGCTGCATCATCTGCATTTGCTATTCTCTACAATAATTCTAAATTCTCTAAAGTCTACGGAGCTAAATCAGGATTAGCATTAGCTATAGTGTAATACTCCTTTCCGTTAAATACAATAGATTTGTTGAATAGAGGTTTAAGATTCCCTTGTTTTAAGAGAGTGTTGGCGTACTACGTAATAGCAAAGAAGGATTTTAATCCAACTGCAGAAATACCAATAACCTCTTTACCAGTATAGTTATCTTCTATTGCCTACATTATATTAGCAACGTTTCCTGGAGTCGCATACTTCAAAGCTTTACCAGCCTCCGATTTCTCTGCCATCTTTTTGGGTCTATCGGTAGTCTAGTCTACAGACATAGTAGCCTACATCTAATTCACTGGATTGGCAATAATATCAATCATTTGCTATACTACATAGTTCTTAGTATACTCTTCCTAATTGTCGGAATATAAATTATGGTCATTAACCATGACAGCAAGCTCTTCAAATAAAAACTCTAACTGCTCTGGAGTAAACTTCTGACTAAATTCCTTATTGAATATATCTGCAGCCTTCTATTTGCCTAAATCGGACAAGTCCGAAAACTTCAATAACCCATCTTTAGATAGCCGATTAATTAATTCTACCCTATTCTATAAGGTATCATCTCTTTCAAATAGAGTTGGCATATTATTAACCATCTTAAAATCATATGAAGAAAATAAGTTAACGATATAAGATGCAAATTTATCTCCGTCTCCTACTCCTTCCTCATGTTCAACTGCTTCTCTGATATTTATTCTCTTAATCTTTTCTCCAGTTGGGTAGTTTAGCCCAGTTGATATTCTTAAAGACTCTTCAGAAGAAAGGTCAAAGTAAGGTGACCATCCTGCAAATTTTCCATTTTTTAATAGTTCAAAAGTTAATAGAGACACCGTATCAATATCGTAGTCAGAACCCTATAACCATATTTGGTGAGTAGATACATATGCTGTATTTATATCAAAATCTTCGTATCCTACGACTTTCATAGGCATAAACGACTACATTGATTGCGCCGGAATACGTGCAGCTATTATATCTAAAGACTTTTTGAAAGAAGTATATAATTCATTTCCTAAGTAGTTTATAATGTTTAAAGTCTAGGCTTCTACTAATTGCCCATTACTTTCGAAATTTCCTTCTTGATTTATCTCTATATTGCTTAGCTACTGATTTCTATGCCTAGCTATAGTAATATCCTTACCAACAGTATTAATCCAACTTCTAAAAGATTTATTTTTAGATTTGTGTCGAAGTATCTTACCTAACTATACTGAATCAACTTTACTAGATACCTAAGGAATGTTATAGTTAAAGGCATCTAAATAGAAGCCTACGTTATCGGTTACAATAACCTACTATCCATCAATAGTATATGTATCATCCTCTAATGAGGATAATTCGTATTGTCTTTCTCCATTAATATCGGTCTAGTATATCTTTCCTGAAATTGCATCCACTTCTGGTGGATAAGTCTAAATCTTCTTTAATTCTGGATGGAGTTTATTAAACTACTACTTACTTAATATATAAAAGTGTTGTCCGTTTAACCTCTTTAGAGCTACAGTATAGGCTCTCTCATCTGTAATTCCAATAGCTAGATTTTTAATCAATTTCTTTTTGAATATGTTCTGGTCTCTTAGTAGAGAATCTACAGAATCTTCTGGAGTAAGTCCTAACTGTGAAGCCATTGTTTTGGGCATTATAACTTCATAAGGCTATACTTGCAAATTGTTAATGACTACATCTTTATATTCATTTCCAGTAAATACTTTTACTATCCCTCCCTCTTTTACATTTTTCAGAGCTTCCTGAAGTGTTTTTCTAGAGGCTCCTTCCTACTGTGTATATATATTATAAGAATCTGCCAAATCATACATATTATACTTTATTCCATCACTTCCAATGAAAGTAAAGAAATATGACCCCAGATTTCTTCCATCAATTATATCTTCTATAAATAAATTATTAGGATATAAACTCTTTAAATCGTAATATCCAATATACTTTAAAGAGGGATCTCCATATACATCCTTACCAGTAACTGGGCCTTGTACATGAACCTTGTCTATAGTATTTCCTTCAGCATCAACTACAAAATAGGTTCTATTCATCTAAACATCCTAAATTCCAATAACTGGCTACTAAGCCTATAACTCTTTTATTTCTTCCTCAAAATTTACGAATTCTGATTTTAGCTTTCCTCCGTATAGTTTTATAGTCTCGTGAGACGGTACTAGCACAGACAAAATTCCCTTAAACTTTAATTTAATAGCAGATTTAGTAAGTATTGAAGAGAGCATAGATCCTATTTTATTATACAATACAGGATCGCTTACCGGGATAGGGTTTTTCCTAATATCATCATCAGTTATTTCTTCTCCTCTTTTATACTTATCTATAAGGTTTGCTACTACATCCATAATAATTCCGTCTTTTGCTTTATTACCGTTAGCAAGCTACTTAACTAAAAGATTAGCTAAAGTCTTTGAAAATTCGGTATTACTTCCAGAAGGGTCTAACTCCTTTCTAAGAGAGTCTACTAAGGGTTCTATCCCCTATTTAGTTAAAGAATATAGAGCTTGATACATTTTGTTTGATTCATCCCAAGTATATCCTAATGCTGCGCAGGCACTTACCACCTGTGTCATCATTGATATTTCAGAGTCATCAGCATGATGTTCTTTGTCTAACTGGATTCCTGCCTATGCTAGCTATATAGAATAGCTATTAAATGGAATACTGTCATAGTATATACTTTTGGTATTATAGTTGGCAGCCCCCTATTTAATAGCCCCCTCAGTCACAAGATAGTGAATATCAGAGTGCTTCATGGGCTAATAAAAATTATTCTAATCTAGGGGCTTATTCCCTTTTAACAAAAATCCACAACTATTAATAGCTTTAACAGTATTATATATAGACTATTCTCCGAAGTTTTTGTATCCAGCAAGCTATCCATTTTCATTCAGACTTACGCTGTTTATTCCTTGGAAAATATACTTCCATACTTTGTAATTAGTATCTATGCCATCTACTCTTCTTGGCTAGGGGACTCCTAACAGTTTTCCGTTCTTTGCAGCAATTGTTTCATATAAATTATATGAACCATTGCCTAAGTATTCTATTTTAGTTATACAATTATACTAACGTTCCCATTTTCCAGTATTTGGATTCTTGATAGGTGAAGTATAATAAATATTTCCATAGTCAATATCAGGTTCTCCCTACTAGCCCTAATATCTCCTTGTTATGTCTATGTAAATAGGTTCTCCATTCTAATCAGACCAAACAATATCCGTCATTTTCTTCATCATTCTTTCATTAAATGGAGAGTTCTTAAGCCAACTATTAGTTAATCCGAAGCCTGCCGTTTTGATAATTCCACCAGTTCCAGTAGTTTCATCATAAAAATGTATAAAAGGCTTTTTGTGTATTCCAGAACGCTCCCCATTTAAAGAGTTATTCTCCAATACTACCATAAATGGATTTACAAAGGTAGAACCATCAAAAGGTTTTACTGCTGTATTATCACCTTGAATATTACAAACATAATCGTTAATATCCTATGTAACTGCTATTCTAGCATTAGTAGGGACACCAGTGAGCTGCCCTAGTAAATATTCATGCATAGCTGCAGTCATGGATACGTTACGTTTATGCTATGCCTAATATCTATTGGCTTCGTCGTTCATAATAGCTTCAAAGTTGTTGAAGTCTATTTGATTCGCTTTCTTATTAGGATGATTAACATGACTTCCTACAGTAGATAACAGAAATTCCTAACTATATAGATAATTGAGTGCATTATATTTAGATAGCAAAGGATTTAGTACTACAGTTTCAACTAAAGAGTGCGGGTCAAACTTATTAATTCCTAGCTAAATAAAATCTGCTTCACTAATAATATCATGAATATTTCCCTATTCGTCTTTATACTTGGCAAATATTAGAGTTCCAGAATCACTAATCCACTGTCCCAATTCGTTCTTTTTGAACCAATTCTAAGTTTTAGTATCTAAATCTATAACTACTTTACTATTTATTAAAGAAGTTAATAATTCAGTATTCTTATATTGGAGGAAGAATCCAAGTCTGTTTGTATTTTTATAGCGCCTAGCGAGAGCAATAATAGAGTTATTAAAAAATAACTCTCCTCCCTTAGCAAACACAAAGTGTAATTCCTCGTTTATTTTAACTCCAGATTCTCTACTTATGGTATCAATTAATTTTCTATAACTTGTAAATGTCTCCTCACTTCTAGCCTTATCTTTAAACTACTACAAGGATTCAGGGGTATATTCTAACACGAAATCTCCAAATACTCTATTATATGTAGGACTGTTAGTAAACAATTTAAAGTCATTATTTAACTTAGTTATCAGTTTACTATAATAGTCTCCAAGTTCTTTATTTATATACTATAGTAAAGGTTCATTGTTAGTAGACGAAATAAATTCTTCTATACTCGAATATCCCATCTTTTTAACCTCATGGTCTAAGTTAACTAATAATTTACTTACTGTGGATTTATCGGAATTTACTGAAGGAATTATAGGTAGGATTCCTTTACTAGAAAGATTATTTTTCCCTGTTTCTGATCCTATTAAGGGCTAAATTAGGTCATATGTAATAGCTGATTCCAAAAATTCCCTAGAACTTAGCTAGTTGAACAATTTATATTCTCCATCCTACGTTTTTAGTTCTCTAACAGTATAGATATTGACGAAAGTATATGGGTCCTGTACAATAGAGAAATTATGCGCTGGACAACTGGGGTTATCTCTGATACTTTCCATCTACATTTCATAGGTAGATAAAAGTCTACTGGGAGAATTAGTTGCCAATGTTCTTCCAGTAGAATCCTTCACTGAAGTAGCTGAAGTAGCACCATCTGTTACTGCTCTAGCCTCAGCAAGCTATTCCAGAGTAGTTAACTGTTTGCTGGGAACAATATCGATAGTAGAGTAGGCTTGACTCATCTTAGGCTCTCCATAGTAGTCAACTGGATAATATTTCTTCGCAATTTGCTAAATTCTTTCTAATTTAGTCAACTTTTCTTCATCAACTCTCCTAGGTTGAGATAATGCATCATTTATTTTCTTCAACACAAATTGACCATGTAATAATTCTGCCCCAAATCTAAATAACTAGGCTATTGCCTACTATCTAGACAGACCAGTAATAAACACAAAATTATCTAAATACTTTGGATTATTAGTAAAATTCTAGAATAATACTGAGTCTAAAAACTCTACTGGCTATTCTATGGTTGCATTTTCTATTGGAATCTTATCTATAGTTACTCTACCTACATTATCAATATTTACATTCTTACCTTTCCATGTGAAATTAAATCCTGACTTATCATAGGAAGGACTATACGGCACTTCTCCTTCCGGAGTATTCATAGTATTTAAGGTATCGTTAAGTCTTCTCTATATCTAATTAATATTAGAGCTTAATAAAGATTTTAATACCATCTTACCACTTACAGCATCTATAGAGTATTGACTATTTTTAACAATACATGTAGTATCAGATGTCTATAATAAGGTAGAGAAATAATCACAATCGAAATATCCTTCTAAGTCCTACACTCTTCTTAAAGAATTTCCCTAATTATTGAATAGTTCTTTTCCCAAAGACATAAGTACGTTTCTTTCTTCTAAAGTAAATTGATTAGCTATTGGCTTAAAAATATTTTTCAAGTCCTAACTAGTTAGTAATTCGAATATAGCAGTAAAAGCTTCTCTGGGATATAACCTCGTTTTATTAATTAATGTAGCTAAAGTAGCGCTTGTTCCTAGGGATTTAATAAAATCAGCAGATTCGCTACTAATAGAGTCTAAAGGAATAGTTCTTTTTCTAGCTTTGACCTCATTAAGAAGAATTCCCCTAGTTAAGGGCCTGTTAGAAGATAAATCCTTTAATTTACTAACTAATATAGTAAACTATCCAAAATTCAAATAAGTATCTGGAATAAGAGTGCCGGAATTATAGTCATAAAGCCTAGTAGAATTAACTAGTATTCTAGACAAATTGTTGATTGACTTTGATAAATCTATATCGTCTTCCTCATTATTAGCCCAGAACATAGCTGTAGCTTTAGAAGATAAGGTATATTTGTCAGAATCTGTGAATTTAGTATCTCTATCTTTAATCTTTATTGTATCTCCAAAAATATGTAGTAAAAACTCGTCAAAGTGTGCTAGAGTCTAATATGCGTTAAAAGCTTTGAGAGAGTCTGTCTAATAGCTAAACTCAGTTATTAACCTCTTTCTATCAAATTTATTGAATACATCCTCTGCGAGAGGGGCTAAGTACTCAAAGGCTCTAGTATACTTTCCATCTTCGTACATAGGAGTCCTTCCAGGAAGAGTTCTTCCCTTCTTCTAAAGGAAATTATATACTATATCGAACAATGTCTACTAGTATTCTCTAAGATTTTTATTTAACTCTCTATCTCCTCTAATTATAGTCCCATTGTCTCGATTAAATATCATAGAGTTACATAGGTTAAAGTTAATCTACCTTAGTGCACTATTTTTAACTTCGTCAGCTCCATTATATATCTAATTCAGAAAGTCACTATTTACCTAGTTTTTAGAGTAATCTATATCAATACTAGCTGTAGTAACTACCTATTCTGAAATGTCTTCATTTTCACCTAAGAGTATTTTCTGGATAGTAGTAGAACCTATTGGTTCTATTCCTGATTTAGCCAATCTCCAATCTACGAACTTTGCCCAGTCGGATAGGAAATCATTAATACTGGAATACCCCGCATCTTGTGCATTTTGTTTCGCTGCTTTTAGATAATCTAGAGCTGCAGAGCGTATCTGCTCTGCACTCTAATTCTCTAGACTTTTAATAAGTTTACCAAAATCAGTTTTAAACTTTTGTTTATAGTCACAAATCATATGTTTCTAAATATATTTGTACAATATTCATTATCTTGAGCTAAATAATTCAATAACTATTTTAATTCTTCTTTATTTGTATCATTATCTGGCATAGCCTTGAATATGTTAGTTAGTTCGTCAACTACCTCTGAACCCTACATTTCTGAAACTGTATTCCAGCCATATGCTCCCTAGTAGTCTAGAAATTCTGACATATAACCAATGTTACTAAACAGGTTATATATCGGAGAACCATCCTCTAAGAACATCTCGTCATACATAGAAGAATCTTGTCCCTACGACGCTTCTTTTATTAATTCGGCTGTCTGATTCTCCCTATTAATTCTTAGAGTTAAACTATTTCCTAGATTGTATTCATCTGTTCTAATGGATGTATCTAATATAAATTTCTCTAGTCCTGCCTTATCAATCTAATCCTCAGAAAACTCTACCTTAAATACTCTATCACTAGCAGTATTGAAGAAATACTTAGACTTACTATCTCTGGCGTTAAACTCATTCATTGTACGATTTACATCTCCCTATATCATGTTATAAATGTTATAACCGTCAGGGAGTACAGCATCTCCAGATAAATAAGCTATAATATTATTATACATTAAATCAGCATTTGTTCGATTTATCTAGTCAAAATGGTAAGGTCGATATAATTCAAAAATTTCTTTTGAGGTAGGTATCTTACCATTAATTAGTAATGCGGATTTTAGTTTATCAACATACTCAGGAGTAAAATTTTTAATTCTACCATCTACGGAGATGCCTTCTCCAGAAATAGTTATTTGATTTATATTATACCAATTAGGTTCTATACTAAACGTATCTCTCTTCGGTTGAGAACTATTGGGATTTATAAACCCGAAGGTATCACTTGAATAGTCTCTAGGAATTTTATCGTTCGCGGGAATTATTTTATTTACAAAAGATTCTATTATAGTATTGAAATCCTTATTCTAGCTAAATAAGCTAGAATCAAGTTTAGCATTTATAGTAAATGGAAGACCGTTAATAGTATAATTGTCAGATTCTAACTAAACCATTACCTAATCTTTTGGAGGTATCTTTTCCTTAAACTTAGTAGAGTAATAAAACTCTCCCATTCCTCTTTCTCGCAAAATATTAGCAAGTTCATTTACTTTATCTAGTAGGACATTACTAATATGAGCATCAATATAGCATTTCAACAATGCATAATTCAGATGCTACTGAATACTCTATGTAGGTTTACCTGTCCCTTTCCAGGTTTCTTCTGTAGATACCTCATTAACTAATAGCTCTGGAGAGGATTTTTCTAGCTACTAAAGTCTTTCAACTGTTTCTATTATTTTTGTTTTTAGTTCGTCTTCTAAGTTATTAAATAATGGGTTGTTACTTTTTAGCTCTGGGAGAAGCTTATCCCAAATCTAATAAGAAGTTAAACGACTTCCAAGTTTTTTAATAGTTTTTCTTTTATCTGAATCAGTTTCCTTTATTAGGTTTCTTAAGTTTATTAGGTAATCCTCAACAGGTACTTTAGGAGGAACCACGTAAACAAGAGTGACCTCTTTATTCTCATTAGGATTTATTAACTATCGTTCATACTGCTCCCGCATTAACTAATCACTACTTAAAAGCGGATTCTAGGTGACTAGTATAAATGCATGGCCTTTATTTGCAAATTTAATAGGATTTCCATTAGCATCACTTAAATCCTACATGGAAGTATATACTCCCTTAGAGAATATAAATCCAGAATAGTCCTAAGCTTCAGATATAGTGGAAGTAATTCCATTAAATTCAAACTTAGTTCCAGATATAGCATTCTGATTTACCTAAATACCCCAATTTTTTAATCCTTTGGAAGGAATCCACGATTCGTTATCTATCTTAAAATATCCACCATTTGTAAATAAAAAGAGGGTAGCTAAATTGGCTACTTCTGGTATTTTGGAAAGCTCTTCATCCTATAGAATAGCTTTATGAAAGTTATATGGATCTGGATTCTATTCAAATAATGCTTTTAGCTTGATTCCTATTTCTGAAGTAGGATTTCTAGTATAGGTTTCTAAATTGCCCAAAGTAAACAACGGAATCGCAACTCGTTTACCGTTTGCTAGTGTAATAATAGCATTAATAGCTTTCCTATTTATGTGTTGTGATTCTTCAGATGGGTTAGCATTGCCTATAGTTCTCTCATCATTGCTTTTGTCAAAAATGCCAAATTGTTTTGCATCCTATCCGTAGCCCCATTTCTAGTCAGAATTTCTAGCACTAATATTTGGGGCCGACATTAACCCAAATTCAACATTAGTTACTTCCAAGTTAGGATTACTCTCATCTGGATTAAAAACAGAGCTTAGTGCTAATATTAGGTCTGGCTTACTAGTACTAGTAAATAAATAACCTCTAACTTCTTTTATAATATTTTTGTAGAACTCTGCGTCCTTTACCGGATTTTTCCAGTCTAGTTCAAATATTTTAGCTAGTCCTATAGCACTATCAATTCTGTATCTATATCTAGAAATTTCATCTTCAAATACTAATTTTCCGTCCTTTTCCTTCATTCCTAACTCAAATGTATTGTGGGAATGTAGTAGATATACAAAATCTTCTCCTAGTTCTGGAATAGGCTATTCTGACTACTTTTCGTTTAACGCTTCTACAGTTTTTTCTCCATAATTAGTAGGAAGAGTTAACTCATCCTGAGTAGCTATTAGTGGAGGTACTTTAGTAGGAGTTGTTATTACAGTCTTAATGCCCTATCTATCAATTTTAACTAGATTAACACTTTCAGGATAATTTTGTTCCAGGAATTTTTTTCTATTTTCAGAAAATCTTGCAATACCAGCTTTCGAAAATGAAGACATAGTAACAACGTTTTCTCTGTTAGATTTGATTTTAGTAAGTTCAGAACCATAAACTAAGGCTCCCTACTCTGCCCTACTTATAGCTGTATATAAATCTTTCTTTCTGCTAAGCTCATCACTTCCAGTAAAATCAGCTATATAAAACCTGCCTTCTAACCCCTATGCTGCTGTACCTCTAAATGCTTCGAATCTTCCATTATACTTTTCATTCATATACTGATATAAAGGAGACTCCATATCATAATAAATAAGTCCTACCTTATCTTTATCAGATACCTAGGACATAATATTGTCAATAGTAGTCTTAGCCTTATCTTTATCAAAAACTACTTTAGCTCCTGTAAAATTTCCGGGCTACTCGTAGTAGTATGTCTGTACAACATCGTTTTCATCTGTAGTTCTAAAGGATGCTAAAGTTTTGTCTAATTGAGAATTAGAGGTTCTCATACTAACTCCCAGCTTTGGCGCGTGTTTGAAGAAAGACCTTTTTGGACTCAGTTGTAATTCAGTATTTTCATACCTCTCTACCATAGCCTTGCTTGAACTTTGGTCAAAATCTCCAGCAGTTAAAACAGTTATTCCATATTTTTTAGCAAAGTCGTTTATCAGAGATAAATCAGCTTCATCGTAGTGGGATATTTCATCAATAATAATCAAAGATGGAACATTTTCTGGAGCAATGTCATCTGATTGATGTTTATATACAATCTTACCAGTAGAGTCCTTAATCCAATCTTCCTTATCATATAATCTATATCCGTATTTATTAGTATCCCTACTAGTATTATAGTTAGAGTAAATTGTAGTCATAAAGGGATTTTTCGAGAATGCTTTCTTAAGTCCAAGTTTTTTGACCTATTCATCGGCAGCCTTCTAACTATTATGAACAAACCAGCTATTTTCCAATAGTTCTTTTGGAAGCATTTTAGTTATATAATAGTTAACTGCCTAACTTTTACCTGCTCCTGGGATGCCCTCTATTAGATATATATTCTCGAATTTGGGAATAATGTCTTCATTTACTATCTAGTTATCATTGATAAATTTTCTTATCTCTTCAGCAGTATTTACCCCAAGTTTATTTCTCAGAATGTCCTCCTTAATAGTATCACTACTTTCCTAGAAGTTTTCTATAGCAGCCTATTTAAACGCTTCCATAAACTAGGTAGTCATATCGCCATTTAGAACCTCTGCTAGTCCCTAAAATATAGATTCTTCTTGGGTAGGAAGAGGAGCTACTTCTCCATCTATTACAGTTTTAAACTTTTTAAGAAAATCTGATTGCTTTAAAGCAGCTCTACTAGCCAACCAATATACAAAATTCTAATCCTCTAATGCTTCTGTATTCTAACTAATTATCTGATTAGTCGAACTATATAAGTCAAACCCTTTTCTAAATAAGTCTTTTAGTTTTCCTTGCTTAATTAGATCTTCATTAGCTTGGAAAAAGTCATGAACAGCATCAGATATAGCGACTCTTTCTAATTCAATTGAATCTCTCTACTAGGCACTTATTCCCTTTTGATTTCTGGTTGGAGCAAACTCTTTCAGAGTTAATGCATTGTTAATAGCATCCTACAGCCTGTCTCTTTCTTTCCAATCATCGCCTATATTAACTATAAAGTCTGATAATCTGTTATACTCGATAAAGTTCTTATTAATTGCTGTATTGTTAACTAAGTTTAGCTTTTTCCCCTAATTTATAGCATATATAGCTTTCGCCTAAATTAGCTTATTTTTTATCAAATCTAAATCCTAACTAATGATGGCTGCATCCTCCATAGTTATTTCTGGAAGTGCTTCCCAATCAGTGACTCTGTTCTTTTTAGCTATCTCATTAAGAGTTTTGTTATATCCTAAAAGATTTCCAATGTCTGCCCCATCAGTAGATGTTTGTGCTCCCAAAACTAACCCTTTGGCAAAATTAATAGAAGTTACTGCATCGTCTATCTGACCTATTACCTCATCAAAATTAACACCACTTATATCACCTCTATTTTCATCTAGGATAAAGTTAATTTTCTCTATAAGCTCAGATATGTTTAAATTTCCCTTTTGGGAATTGGCCTAAATATGATTCTATACAAACTAAATAGCATCTGTATAAGTAGAATTGTTTATTTCCCTTGTATATAAGTCTATATTGCTATCTAGTACTCCAAACTATTTCTAGATATTTTCTATATCTTGTAGAGTTGGATTCTATAGTCCCTAGTTCTCCGCATATGCAATAAGTGTATCAGTGTTTCCTAGTATACCTAATAAGTCCATAGCCTAAACCTTTGCTTTTAATTCAGAGATTTTAGTATTAGAGTTTATTCCGTTATATCCATAGTTATCAAACTCCTCTAAGATATTCGATATATTTATATCACGGACGGGCAGTTGTTGCTTCCCTGACCACTCCTTTAGAGCCTATAATGAATTTAGTATCTCGTGCTTTATTTCTGGATTAATAGAGGAGGTCTTAAACTGTTGGAAGTATTTATCTAGATTAAATGATAATTCTCGGTTAATTAGGTCCGAAATCTTCTAACTGTTTCCTTTTTTATTCTAAGATAATTCTAATAGCTATTGTTTCAAGGTCTCATTATTTCTAGAAAAAATTAAAGTAGCCCCAGCTTTACTAGTCTGATATTCTGACTATACTGCATCCATAAAAGCATCTAAGTCAGCAGCCTAATCTATTTTATTTTCCTCTGTGTAAGCACCTGCATTTAATTGATCCTATCTCTTCAGAGTACTCTTAATTAAATCGTAAATAGACCTGTTTCTCCTAATAGAGTCATAATTTTTAGCATACTCTTGTATAAATAATCCAGAATTTCGTGCCCAGTTTAAGTATATAGGGGTAATATCAGATATTCTATTCTTATAGTCTGTCTGCTTCCAATTATCAAACTTAGCCCTAGCCTCTTTCAAATCTTCGCTAGATAAATCATTTATATTTTTCTTATACTACTGCTTAACATAATCCTTGAACAAGGAATTACTATAGTACTCACTAAATCCCGGAGTCAAGTCAAACATTGCCTTAGAAATGTAGTCCATAGCTAAAGAACCATCTAGATACTTATCTTTTTTTAGCCTAAGATCGTTTAATTCCTTAGTTAGTGTAACAATTTCTTTATTATCTTCGTCTGTTAGTTTTTTATCAGAATCTTTGTATTTATTATTAATGTTTTGGATAGATTCCTAAGTTTTTAATATGTTAGATACTATACTATTAAAGTCCTGTAAAAATAAAGAAGAAACTGTCGAATTCTAAAGCCCCTGCAGAGCTACATCTTTAAATATCTAAGTATCTAGTAGAGACTGGTCAGATACTTTTAATCCCTCAGCTTTTATAATATTATCATAAATGTCTAATTGCTAAACAAACGCTCTCTTGACATCCTAATCCATACTTCTGACGCTTTTAGAAGATGGTTTAAAGGATTTTCCATCGCTTTCAAAGGAGAGATATGGATTAGCTATCTCCATCTTTTCTAAAGTCTTTATATAATCCTATTTCTTGTTATTTCTTAAGTCATATACAAGTTGCTAACGGGCAGCTTCAGGAGTAATATCCTATCTATTCAGTTTAAAGTCTGTACCTAGTGTAGTTAGACCTCCACCTACGGCTCCTCCTAAGAAAGACATAGCATATCGGTCAAACATATTATCCCAAGCGCTCATGCGACCTTCGTCCCCTTGCAAGTACTACACAGCATTATAGCAAGATTTAGAGAAGTCGGCCAACAGTTCCTCGGTAGTTTCTTCTATAGCTTCTCCTAGTCCACCAGATACTGCTGACCCAAGGGTGCCCTTTCCGAGAGATATTACGTCAGTAGCTATTTCTTTTCCTTTTTTAAACCAATACTTAGCTAACTATTTCTTATTAGCTCTATCAGGGACGCTATTCTTAATTTCTTTAGGAGCATTCGCAAATGCCTCTATAATTTTTCTTCTCTTTAATCCTTCTCCTTTTAACTCAGGCAATATCCACTCTCCTATTCCAGTGTTTAATAGTGCCGCTTCTGCTGCCGCGTAACCTAAAGTTAGCATAGTAGCTTCAAAGTCAGTGGCTTTACCCTCTGACTTAGCTTCTCCATAAGTATCAGCTACTGTAACCGCAGTCATATATCCTTTGGACAGCACTGACCCTATTTTCTAGTAAGCCTACACAAATTTGTCATAGTCTGCTTCTGCTCTAAATTTATTTAGGCTAGCTGCAGTGTTAAAAGCACTAAGCTACTATGGAGTAACCCCTCCCTCTATTAGCTAGGCTAGTTTTAGATTATTTATATCTTTGTATTTATCTATTTGTTCTGCTATAAACTTCTCTCTACCAGCTTGTGACAATCCCTCTGCTGTGACAGCAGAGCTTTTCTTAAATAAGGCTGGAGCGAACTCAAATAGGAATCTCTGTTCCTTCAACTAACCTGCTACATCTCCAATTAAAGAGATAAAATTTTCCCAACACCAAGTATTTTCTTGTGCAAACTAAGATTTGGCAGTCTGCCTATTAACTGATTTTGACCAGCCTTCCATGGCTGAAAATGTGGGAGAATCACTTCCAGTTAGCATTTTACCTAAAGTTCCAGCAAGTCCTACCAGCTAAGTAGCAACGCTAGCTCCCGCTATCCAAGGTCCTACATATGGAATAAACATACTTCCTACCAGAGCTAGATTCTTCATTATAGTTCCTCCAACACTTTTTTCGTTTAAATCATCAGAGTCAAAGAAATCATAATTATTTATCCAAGAACCATCCTTAGTTAGAGTATTCATCTTATTAAGAACTTGCTTACCATAAATGTCTCGGCCATCCAGATTTTCATAGTAGTATGTTCCATTCTCATTCAATTTATAGTCACCCTTTTTGTGCTATACTTTTTCCCCAGTCACTAAATCAATATGTTCTCCATCATTATCATAAGTAGCCAGTACTCTAGTATCGAAAAAATCAGTAGTCCAAGAATCATTAGGGGCTTCGTGCCAGATAATTTTTGAGTAGTCATCTCCTGCTTCTACTGGATTGGCAGCTACTTTTTCCCTCTGTGCTAATTCACTTATAGACCATCTAGGATTATCAGTAACTCCTAATCTTACGAGGCTAGTATTAGTTCTATTAGGGTTAGGAGTTTTTGTGTATGTAACCATATCTGTTGCTTTCTACCTCTAGTCTATAGGAACTAACCAATCATCAAAACTAAAGGTAGTCTAATCTTTTAGCATTTTATCTAAGTAGGTATCATTAGATAATATATTGTATGTCAACTATGCTCGTTCATAAAAGTCGTGAAATTTGGTCTTATCAAATTCCCCGTTTTCGTTCTTAAATATAGGATTGTCAGTAATTTTGGGACTTTTTAAATACTCACTCTCATTTAGTAGAGAAGTATTATCTGCTGAAAATCCTGCTGCCTTTAAATCAGCTGTAGACAACTATGGATTTCCTAATATTCCAACAATCCAATCATTTTCTTTCTATTCTGGAATCATAACTATCCTCTAACAATTGTTGTGCTCTTTAATCTCTGTTCCTATTGATATTTCATTTGATTTTCTATGGCTTCCTTCTCTGTAATGTCATTACCTGCAACCATTTTTCCGTAATTCCTATCAGTAGTCTTCAATGGTAAGAATATTAACCCTTTAAATATACTCTGATGGTTAGGTTTTCCCCATATATGCATATCGAATGCACCTCTATGATCGTACTTTTCCTTAGAGTTAGGTCCTTTAATTAAATCGAATATACCTTGGGCTATATTCTCTTCTTCCACGTTGTGCAGCATTGGTGAGTCTCCAAGAATTACTGCATCTGGGTCAGAGAAAGCATTACTAAATGCATCACCTTGTAAAATACCAAACTGTCTATAATATTGAGTAAATTTGCCATCCTCTAATTTTACAGGAGGTAATTTAAGCTCTGCATATACTTGATTAACAGCCTCGATTTCTTGAGGAGTTTTAACATTCTCTACTGACTCTATACCTAACTCTTTTAATTTTTCCTTAGCAGTTTCTAATCTAGCTACACTTTTTAAGTCGGGTGTTATAATACCTTTGCTAGCCTAATCTTGGTCAATAGGTAAATAAGCATGGTAAATAGTTGGGTCTTCGACGAGAATATCCTTAATTCCTGAAGTTGGAATTATTTGGTCTCCAAAAGTAACCTAAGTAAGATCATATAATCCGGTAATCTAACTATCTTCTGTAAATTTCTATAATGTAACGTTACCTCCTATTGATTCCCCATTTTTCTTAGTAACTGGATACATCCGCGCATCAGTAATCATTGTATCCATAGTTCCGTACTTAAACGGCATAGCTACAGGAGTACCTCCTCCACGTTGAATGTTTTCCGCAAGACTCATTTCTGGGGTTGTATCCTTAGTACCTGAAGAATCCTTTGAGCTAGTAGATGATTTTTGCAAATCTAGATTAAAGTCAAATTTGCTAGAAGTACTAGAAGTAACTAACTAAGTTAAAAGAGCTTTAACTCCTTCATCGGTTCCACCTGATTTTAATTTTAGTAAAGTTCTTGCGTTTTCTGGAAGAGTATGATAAATATAACTCAGAGCATTCTCTGCCTGCGCAGCTTGACTAGAAGTAATTATCTTACTCTTATATAGGCCATCCACTGACAAGTTAGTTAGGCCACTGTCTAAGGCTCCCTACTAAATTGCTGAATTAAGTATTTCTATTCCTCCTAACACCTAACTAGCCTATTTAGTCGTATATCCTTCAGTTCCAAACTCCGACTTTCCTAGTTTAGATATAACGTCTTGTATCTACTTATTAATGGCTTCCATCCCAATACCATTAGACACCACTTTAAGTATGTCGTTTCTAAATGCCTAAGATGGAGAATATGCACGCTATTGTAATAATTCGGAATTTGTAAGAGGTTGATAATCAGACCCCTCTAGTTCGTCTATACTCATTAGTTTGAAGTCTCCTTCGGAATTTATGCAGAATAATTGTCCTCTATCATTAATAGCAAATTCATTCAGACCCCCGTTTTTGGTTACTATTTCTAGAGCTTTATCGAACTATTCTTTATTAAAATTGGCAACTTTTAGCTAACTCAGTATCTGCATGTATTTAGATGCTATATTAGAAGTATTAGGAAAGGGACTAAACTACTAATCAATATAGAAATTCTATAAGGAATTAGTTAACAATTCTATATCACTAGGTAATCCATTTAATTTTTCCATCATATCTAACAAGTCTTTATCTGTTAAATCTGAAACCTCTCCATTAGACTCAGCAGTAGGTTCAGCAGTTGCCCTACCAGTAACAGTCACTGGTTGATAAGAAACAAGAGGGGGAAGGGCATTCCCCCCTTGCTATAGTTTCAGTATCATTTTATCATTGAAGCTTTTATAAGTCCATATAAACTTTTGGATAATCTATCTAGAGTTTTCTCATTTCTATCGATGCAATCCTTAATTTGTCTCTAAAATCTTTCTGCATCTGCAGTTTTGGCCTCTATTCCAGCGATAGCTATTTTGGAGCCATTCTTTGCTAACTTTGCTCCTTTTCTCGCTGCTCTGGTAATAATTATTTCCTAGGGTTTTTGAGCAGATCTAACTCCGACCCATTTAGAAGGATTAATATTATAATACTAACTTAACTGAGCTTGCTACGCCTGACTTAGTTTCTATCTAATAGAGGAAAGTAGAGTAACATTATTATTATTTTCAGAAATCAACTATGAGGGTGCTATTCCTGCCTATAACTTTTTATGTAAGGCTAACTCTTCTTCCGTAAGTCCAGCTCCGTATCTATTAGGATCTGAGTTAACCGCATTTTGAATATCTGAATAAGCAAAACGATCAGCTATAGCCTTGGACTCCTACTGTCTACTTCTAGCTTCAAACTCTAACTATTGTCCAAAGGTATCCCAAATGTTAAACTTTTTGGATAAGTAAGCCTATTCAAATTTACTCTTATCTTGGTCAGCTCCCCACTACTATGCTCTATTAAACATAGCCGTTTCATGTCGGTTAGCAGCATTTTCTTTTTCTTGTTGCCAAGCTAATTCATCATATTGTCGCTAAGTCTGATTACTCTTTTCTTTTCCGGCTGTTCTAGCTTCTTGTCCCTAAACTTCCGCTTGTAATTGTGTAGCAGTCTACAGACTTCCATCAGAAGTAATAGGTCTACTAGCCAACCTTCTAAGATCTGCGTAATTTCTCTCTCCCTACATTTCTGCATCTAAGCCACTCCTAGTATAACGATGTACCTAGAATGGGTCTTTTAGCAGTGGAGTTACTGATTCTTTAGCCAAGTCTGTCATTCTTCTATTCATTCTGTCGGCATATACTGCCCTAGGAAGTCCATATGTAATAGTAGGATTGCCTAAGATAGTTCGTAGAATATTATTGTTGGCTTTAGAATTTTCTACTATGGGTTCTTCTTCTGCTACTGGTTCGTTTTTAACTGGCTCACTCACCTATCGTGGTGGAGAAACCTACCCTTCATCCTTTCTGGGCTTCTCTTTTAGCATCCAGTATCTAGTCTCTGGATCTAAATAATACTCAAATCCAGCCTATTCTGCAAGTTTAATATCTGCATCTCTAGATGCCTAGTCCTTATAATCAGAATCTCTAGCCATAACTCTTCTATCATCTGTAATCTAGTCGTAGATTCCATCAATAGTCCAATTTCCAACTATAGAGTCTCCACTAGTAGGATTGGTAGACTGGATATCATAGTTATTAGTAAATCCAGGAGCTATAATTTCATCATTCCATCCCTAATTATTATAATCAGTCTAATATAAGCTTACAGACTATCCTTGCATTGGCTACTAAGTCCATTGAGAGTACATAGTATAATGTCTTCTTTGGAACTCGTTAGCGTCATCAACCGTAATTTCGCCTTTTTTGATTTTATTAAGAACGGACTATAGTCTATTAGTTGTATTAAACGTATAGGTGTCTTTTTTTCTTACTCCTGCTCTACTAGTTGGGGTAAGAACATTGCCATCCTAGTACTTAAGAATACCTCCCTACTTATCAAATTCTATTCCTAAGCTTATTTCCCTACTGTTTCTTGTGTCTCCTACTCCAAAATCCCTTCCGTATCCTTGTGCTCTAGCACACCCTGGTGTCCTATTCCACATCATTAACTATCTTATGTTAGGCCCAGAACCGGGGCGAATGGAAGATTTAATCTAAGGAGTACTTACTGTAGGTGCAGAACTCTACGGAACTACTGATTTATTATATAGCGGGTTTTTTCTCGTAAACCAATTAATGGTTGGATCCCCAAACGTCCATCTACCAGTTTTTTGTAATAACCATTCATTAGATAGTCTTCTAGGAGTTAGTTGGCCGTTATTTACCTTAAATTGCCAAGGGATTCTTTCCATTGTAGAAATATCTAGGCTTCTGTCAATATAATCAACTCCTCCTCCAGTTTTAGGTTCCGCAGTAAATGGATGTCTTACTCTCTCCCACCTAGAAGTTTTAAACTTACTTCCTAACTGTTCAGACGAATTTCTAGAGCCTATAGCTTCTCTAAAGGCTTTATTTTGTGCCTCTAAAGTGGTAGCAGACGTAATTTGTTTAAATTGTTCTGGAGTTACTTTATAGGTTTTGCCAGATTCGGCAGTAATTGTTTTATAAGGAGCTTTTTCCTTAGTATTCTTTAATTGTCTATTTACTGACTTATTTCCTTTGACTGCTCTAGTTCCTCCTGCAATAGTCTACAGTCCAAACGATAAGGCTTTCCAATCATCTACGGTTAGGTCCTGCCCGTTCATTAATTTATTAGCGGCTTTTATAGCATCTCCTCCATTCTCAGATACACCCCATATAGTTAAAGCTGTAGGTAGTACATATTTAAGAGTCTTTGCTATCTTTCCAGCTTTCCCCACAGCTCCTAATCCAGGAATTAATCCAGCTACATCCATTAATAAGCCAAATCCTGCATTTCCAGCAGCCTACCACCCAGACACGCTATCATCGGATATATCTGCATAAAGATTAGCTCCAGTACTACCTAATCCAGCTATAGCAGAAGCAGCAGTCCCATATCCAGGAACAAATGCTGCTAAAATAGACCCTATGTCTGCAATAGCACTACCTATTCTCACTTTATCAATGGTGCTTAACTCTCCAGACTTTGGTACTCTTTCTCCTGCTCCTGCTTTTCTTTGCTCTGGGGTTCTAGTATCTTCATCTTTGGATTTTGTACTCTACTATGTCTGTTCCTACTTCTACTATTCCTCTCTTTGTTTTCGTACCTCTCTCTATCTCTACATAAAGCCACCTTGCTATAAATAATAAAGGACTCCTCCATTTTTATTACTTGGAACAGATTTATTCTTTTTATACCAATCATAGGCCATAGCTTCTCGTAGTTTTTCATTAAGTATAACAGATTGGTCTTTATATTCCCCAGTAACAGGGTTATATGTTATTAAAGAATAATTACTATAATCCTCGGAGCCTGGAATAATATATTCATCTCCATAGGCTTTCATATATCCTTCTTGTGCTGCAAATTTAAGCTTCTGAGCTAGATTAGCTCTTAATTTCCTCATTGCAGCTTTAGAACCTTCTATTGTAGATACTGGTTGTCCATTAATGATAGCATCTGCTTCAATCATAGGTTCTCTTATATCTTTAAGAAGTTGTTCAAAGTTTAACCAAGCTTTTACTTTATTGTCATCTCCCTCTATATCAGCATAGTCTTTCTCTAACATGCTTAATATAGCATCAGGATCGTAATCACCTCCTTCTAATACTCCTGAGTATTTAGGTTGAAACTAATTATCTTTAGCCCACTAATCTAGCTCTGACATAGCCTTCATTCTAGCAGCCTAGTCTATAATTTCCTAATCCTATTGTCTTTTCTATTCTGCTGCAATATATTCAGCTGCCTATTCTACTTCAGATTTCTACTACTGTTCTCCAGTACCAAAGAAGTTGTTTAAGAAACTACTACTTAGACCAGCCTAATTAAGCGCTATAGCATCCTCATGGTTATATCCATTGTCAAGATTTTCCATAGCTGCTCTTAATTTTGCTAAATAAGTATCTTTGTCCTTAAATGTAGTAGAAGAAAAGTCATAGTCACCTAAGTTTTTAATATAATTCTCTAGCTATTCTTTTAGATATGCTGCTCTGTTAGATGTTCCTCGTACCCCACCTTCTCCTATCTAATCCTTTTCCACATATGGAGCAAAATCAAAATCTCCTCCAGATGGATTATTCTAATCCATCCAGTATTTTTCGAAGCCATGCTTAGATAAGTTGAAAGCATTAGAAGAATTGTTAGACGGATTTTGTTTAGAGTAGTCTCTTAGTGCTATACCTACCTTATTAAGATAGGTAGCTACCTACCTATTAGCAGAAAAAGTATTAAAGTTCTTCTATTTTCTTTTTCTAAGTAAATTATAATCGTCTGTTGTAATTCTCTACCCCTTATTATTATAATAATACTCAGAACCAACTGGATCTATATTATCATCATCAGTGTTACTGAACTCACCTTTGTTATCAAATATAGCTCCAGAATAATCTGTATAAAATCTTCCAGTGTTATTAGACAACTAATCTTTCAATCCCGTTAGATATTTATCAAAAGCGTTTTTAAACTCCTGTTGCTACCCTTCATTCCAATTCTTACTTGCAACATAGGATTGATAATTAGTTTCTAAATTATGGATATAGTCCTTTAAGTCGAACTCATCGTCTCCAAATTTATATTTAACTCGTGTTGCCATAATTTATCCTGTAAAATAAAATAGGGATATACCTAGTTTAGATATACCCCTACGTGTTAAATTTGTTAAGCGTTTATACGTCTCACTAAACGACCGCCTCTACGGTAAACAGGTTCCCCTTCTGCTGGAGCTGGGGTAGCTTCCTGTGGGGCAGCTTCCTGTGGATTACCTCCACCTCCCAATGCTTCGATTAACATTTGGCATACTTGCATAGCTATTTCACAATCTTGTCCTTGAACAGCTTGCTGTGCTCCTTGAAGTAACATAGCTGTTGGGTCTTCACCACCTTGAGGCGCTGGAGCAGGTGCTCCTGCAGGCATCGGTCCTCCTGCCTAAAACTTATTTCCTAACTTCATAAATTAAAAATTTAAAATGTAATTAATGCACTAATTATCTATCTATCTTATGTACTTCAATACTACATATTAAGATCTTCATAACCAAGAATTTTTGATACGATGTGTATATTGTTAATTTTCGTCGTTAGAATTTTTGTCTTTTCCTTCCGGAACTTCCACATATTCTGGCGGACGAGTATTTTGACCCTTTAATACCTTAAATATATATTTGCCCAAAGATTTGCAATATTTATCATAATCTTTGTCTTTATTTTCGTAAGCCTTTTTAGCTTTCTTAATGAGAGTTCTTGTTTCTTTTCTACTTACGATTCTTTCACCTCCCTAGAGATACATCTAAGTAGTACCATCTGGAGCAAGCACCTTCATAACATATTTGTCATAATCTTCAGAGTCGTCTATTTCAAAATCATCTCCTTCTACAATACCAGAATCCTAATTAACTTCTAGAATATACTTAGCGTTCATGAACGGAACTAAAGTTTCATCTTCTGGCTAAGCCTTATATACTAAGACTACTTCATCATTATCGTTAATGGCTATCTAGTCTAAAGGTATTTTAGTATCTTTCATCCACATTTCTCTAGTATCTTCATCCTCCCATACAAATAGCATACCTTCATCGGGAGGAAGATTTTCTACTCCCATTAGACCTTTCTTCCTATCTTCTTCTGTCTTGGCAATTTGACAATTATATGTCTTATCACCTACATTTACCTTTACTCTATCCATTATTTATATTTAGAATTATAAACTGAATCTAGAGAACTTACGTAAGAAGCTCTTCTAGTGGCTTCTTCTATTCCTCCTTTAGGTCTTACATAGCCGAGACTAAAAGCTCTTGCCTTACCGGATGCTGGAGTTCTTGCATTAATAAATACCTTTCTAGCACCTTCAGCACTTTTGTATCCAGACCCTGTTCCTCCATGATGCCATAAGCCTTCTCCAGTTTTTTGTTCGTTCTTAACAGTGTTAACTATATATTCTGCTTGTCGTTGAAGTTCTGGGTCTATTCCCTTTTGTACTGATCCTCTCATCTTATATGATTTCATATGGTTATATCTGTCGGTACCAAATCCCCACTAGACTAACCCTCTTCCTGGCCCTCCTCTAAGCTACTTTTTGTGAGGGTCTGCCCCGCTTTCAGGAAGAATAGAAGATAATATACTTAAAGAAGTATTATAACCTAAGTTCTTAGAGAAGTAGTTATGTAGCCAATCAGAATTTTCCCAATTAACTGGAAATTTACTAGATAAATTCTATCTTGCCTTTTCTGGAGGACTAAGTACTTTTCCTGCCTACTAGTATTTTCTAATAACTCCTCCGTCCTTGAAACTTCTGAATACCGCTGCCACTCTATCAGCATAATCAGTAGCTTCTGCATATCTTCTCTTACCTTTGTTCTTACCAGTAAGTTTGGCGGTAAACGTATTAATGTCATCATTTTCATCAAAATCATATAAGTTCTTCAAGAACTACAGTTTATCAGCTGCATATTCATCCATAGAATTATAAGAGCGGAATTTCTATTTGATGGGATTGCCTTTAGCGTCATGGTCATTTCCCATAACATAGTCACCTTTCCATTTAGCTCCAGTGGTTAAGTTTCCAAAGTTGAATTTACCTTGCGCAGAACGTCCCCAACCGCTTTCCTGAGCATCTTGGGCAATTAACATCTTTATTGCATTATCATTAGTTACTCCTGCTTTTCTATAAGCAGCCGCTAAGTCAGTTATCCAAGCATTCCTATCCCTGTAAGGACTATTCCATCTTTGGATTGAGCTAAACTTGGGTCTCTAAACAGTGGAAGTATAATATTTAGGAGTCTATACGTCTTCCTAATCAGGCTTACTCTATGGGGCATCAGAAGTAACTAGTTGATAGGATTCTGGAAATTTGAACTCTGGGATGGTTCTAGAGGGAGTTTCAATGCGCTTATAAGACACTAACAAATCATTTAGAGCCATCTATTATTCCTCCTTGTTTTAATGTGTTAATTAAACCTGTTCTATCATCTGTGTTAAATAATATTTCTTTTACTAACAGTTTTCCAGCTTCTATTGCTACTTCATCCTTTTCTTTCTGAGAGTATTCATAGTCTGTATATTTAGAGTATAACTCCTCCAGCTTTTTAGTAACTTCTAGTGTAAATATTATTTCATTTTTTTCTATCTCTGCCTATTGCTCTCCTTCATTATCTATAACTGGAATACCTTTCTTAGTCAAGTTATCAGCATTTTCCATGTTATGTTTGCGAGCATGAAGAGCACCTTCTGGAATTATATTTTTCTAATTAGTTTCTTCTATTTCTGGAGCGTCTATAGGTTCGGGTTTACCACCATTTTTAAATTGTTTAGGCTTCTTTCTATAGAAGTATCTATCTTTCTCAAAGACTAAATCATGAGAATCTTTTAATCCATTTTCCCCAGAATGATAAGTATCAGTTTCGAAATGAACTTCTGGATTACTCTATTCATTTCCTAGCTTTAAAAATTCATAATCTCCATTGGGTAACTGATAGATGCTTCGTAGGTGATTCTTTCCAATTCTTAAATCTTCATCAGAAGATTTTCTCCATGCTTCTAACTCCTCAAATGGTAGTACTTCAAAAGCTTTCTTAAGGTCGTAATTATTCGACAACCTATCTTTTGGAACAGTATCGTACCAAGACTAGAAAGTAATCTTCGGAGCTGCTCCTGTTATTCCATCTACTTTCTCAGTTTTTCCTCCTTCCTATAGAGTTATAATAGGAGTCCATTCTAATTCTCCTCCAGATTCAAACTACTCTACAGCTTCGGTTATAACGGGTTGCCACTCATTCAAATCTATAGCTCCCTATATCTAACCTCCTAATTTATGAGACTATATATTAAGTTTTTTAATTCTCTGTAATTTAGTTCCAAGTCTAGCAGCTCTCATATATCTCTAATCATAGCCGCCATTTAGGTTGAAGCCATACTAAATATGGTTCAAATCCGACATATTAGTAGCTATAGAAGATAAATCAGAAGCCTAGTTAGCTATATTAGTCATAGTCGCCTATTGGGACTCTGTTCTATTTATGAATCTGTTGGCTGACCTTCTTGCCCCTCCACTGAATAATCCATATTTCTTTCCAGCTTTTTCTTCTGCTGATGCTATATTTCTAACAGTTCCGCCGTAAGAACCTCCTACCTATTCTATAGTATCTCTATTAGCAGAAAAATCCCTAGTTTTCTTACCGAAGAAACCATTAACCATACCAACTGGAGTAAGAGATAATAATTTGCTACCTAGTACAGCATCGGTTTTAGTCATAGAATCCGTACCCATTCCACCCCATTTGGTTAATACGTCACTAACTAAACCTCCTGCCTTCATTATTCCTCCGACTAGAGGATTTATGCCCATTACTACATTTGAAGCCTGGTCAAACGCCTAGTCTCCTGCTTGCTATAATGAACCATATTTACCAAGGTATCCATCTTTATCACCTCCAATTAGTCCGCTTAGGAAGTCTGAGGCTTGTCCTACCGTATTCCATCCTCCTAGTTTCTAGAAAGTTCCCTATGATTTCTAAGGTGCAGTACCTACAGACATACTCTTTATCTATGTAATAGCTTTAGAGGAATCTCTATCGTTTTTTAGCTTTAAGCTAAATAAGTCTCCCATTCTAGCATTAAAATCTATAAGACTATTAGTAGGAGCCATTATCTATTCAGCTCTGTTTCTGAAATCAGCGCTATAATCAGTTCCCAGCAAATTCTACTAAGTAATAGCATTACCAGGGATGGCTAATTCATTCGTAGTCATATATGGATTCCCAGAAGGAATGGAAAGCCCATAATAGGCTTTCGCTATTCTTCTGACTTTATTTATATTCTTATTAAGCATAACTAATTCTATATACAGTATTTAAGAAATCTATAACAGCTAATTCTTCTCCGGAATATCTAATTCTTATCTTTAAGAATTTATCCTTAACATCTAACTCTTTTCTATTCTATGCTTCTCCAAAGTTATATCTATAAATACTAACATCGTCTAACCAGTTAGTTAAATCCAACGGTTTCCAATTTCCTTCGGAATTGTATCCAGATAAATCATATAAATTGTAAAGAGCGTTATCTTCTCCCCACTCTGGATGTACTAGGTCATTTCCTGGGAAATCTATACCACCAGCTGATAAAACCTAATCCGGTATAGGAGAATTATAAATAGGAAGAGTTGGTAAGCTTTGTGAACTATTCTTGGCTTTTGCCCAAGTAGAGTTCTGAGGCTATATTAAGGAACCAGAGAATTTCCTTTGATATTCATTCTTATAGCATACTAAAATAGGATTAATTGTAACTTTCCATCTGTCCTCTAAATACTGACAATTAGCGGAGATAATTGACCTTGAATCATCCTAACTCAAATCGTCTATATCTACAGCCATAGCATGATTCCAGATTCGATATTCTTGTCTATTTGGATAGTAAACTACTTCCGCTCCAGATAAATGACGATAATCGTGTGAATCTGGATAAGTTACATGAATATAATAATCCTCTATCTCATTGATAGTATCTTGTCTAGTATAGTACTTATGTGGGAAGTCCGCAGACTTTGGCTACTATCTAGGTTGAACCTTCAAGAAGTTCCTATCATAAGAAATATCAGCTCCATTGTATTGCCACAATGCTTTCATAGCTTCCTGTCTAAAATACATATTTACCTTATCTTTTGCAAAGTCGTAGGTCTCCCCAATTATTTCATAGTGGAAAGATTCAGGTTTTGCCTTATTAGCAACAATTTCAAGATTAGTAAATATCTTATGTATAGAAGGGTCATTCACTACTACACATTCAAATTCAAATGGATGCTGTCTTCCGTACCAATAAGTAGGATATATATCATCTGCTATGTCAATCAGCCCAGCCTAGCCGTGCTTCCAAAAATCTGTAGATAAGAACTATAAGTTCCATCTAGGAGCTATTCCTACAACAGATTCATAATATCCAGCATCTACTAGAGATGTTCCTGACTAAAATCCCGCTTTCATATTGTAATAGGAATCACTTAGTTTAGACTAATTATCACTATCAACGATAGATATTGTAGCCTTAATATTAAGTAAGGTTACTATTTTATCAGGATTTATCATCTCTTCTCTAGGAAGAGTAGGACGCTTTCCAGTAATGTCTTTGAATATAGGATAATCCAACACATCAGTTATTTCTAATGTATTCCCTTCGATAGAGTCTCCCACCTTAACTTTATTAACCTCGTAGTCTGCATACTAATGTCCCGCACTATTCCTATAATATAATTCAGATAATAGGGATTTAGCAGTATATAGAGCTTGGTAAGTATAGAACGTGTCTCCAGCACCGTCAGACACTTCAGTCATTTCCTATCCATCCTTATAGTAAACTGGACTATATTCATCTCCTCCTTCCTTGAATTTTAGACAATATAGAGGCATGAAAGCTCCTGCAAACATAGCATCATCTGGAAGATATATACCTCCCTTAGCTTCTCCACAATTTAGAGGGACTATGTTAAACTTCTTATAGTTTCCATACTAATCTCTCTACAAGGAGTAGGAAATCTAATAGTGAAGCTAGGCATCTGGAAGTATTCTATTACTTAGGGATAATATTCCAATGTATTTTTTCCTACTAGTTCCATCATTCGCTACAGTATAGTTTTGAGTTACCCACTCACCTTTCTTATTCACATAGGAAACTGGAACCTTAAAGTTAGTTACTACTTCTCCCTATTCATTTTCAGAGTTCTCTATAATTACATTAGATAGTGTAATACCGTCAGCAAAAGAACTTTCAGTATGACTTGTTCCCAGTTTAGCAATCCACTTAGAAGTATTTCTATCGAATGAGAATGGAATATTATTTATATTTTCCATATAGCTAGGAACCCAACTATAGAATGTTATAAATTTCTATAATAACTCATTCCAGCATAGATTCCAAACCTTTTCTTCAAAGCCATAAGTATTGTCATAGAAAGTAAATAATACGTCTCGCTTGAAGGCGTTATATACTGTCTTTACATTTCTAATACCTATTTTAGGAGTAAGTTCTCTTTCGCCCAAAGTAATATTTCTATTTAGAAATTCTTGAACTCTAAAGTCTGAAATACAAGTAAGAGTGTTCCCATCAGTACGCCAAATCTTCTTAGCAACTGTGTCAACTCCATAAACATACTATGCAGAATCTCCAGTCTTTCCTGGGACTTTGAGGACACTTTCGGGCCACTGACTACCAAACATATCAGAGATAATTTTTGGGTTCTCTGGAAGCACATTAGATGTGTTTATATAGACATTTCCACCTGTTCCCTCACCTGCGACTGCTCTTTCATTGACAGGTATCAATGCTATACCATGTTCAAATACACATAAAAGATTAGACTCAAGAGAAATTAATTTTACTATTTCTCCGTATTCGCGAGTATAATCTCTATAATGAGTACCTTGGAAAACTCTAAATCCGTTCTTATAGGCATCATTAACGTGAATATCAGAATACATAATACGAGTTCCAAACCAGTTCTTTATATAGGGAACATCAGGAAGTTCAAAGTTCCATCTTTCACTTAAGGATTTAGTAAAACCTTTGTTGTATACCTATGATTCTGGGTGTTTATATGTTCCCTCAGTACTCATAGGAAGGTATGGATAGTATCCTCTCGGATGTCCACACATAGCCGTTTCATCTACATTAGATCCATCTAAGGTTCTTATATTTAAATTATTAGAGGAGCGTATTTTAAATGTTACCCACATTCCTAACTATACTGCATTAACATCTCCCAAATTTATACTTTCATATTTTTCTACATTATCAGTGTCATAATTATCTCTCCATGTTTTTTCGTCAACTATCTCATCGTTATAGGGCGCTGAAGGATCGTTAAAGTTTCTATTTACCCTATGAGTAAATTGACATAGATAACAATCTCCTCTATAAAGCTCCCATTTATACCCTTTAGTTCTATCATCATCACCAATTATATTACTTAACTATTTTACTAACTAAGAATCTACTTCTGAGATACTATATCTATCAGATATGGCCTAAAAAACAGAAGAATCCTACATTCTAATTGAAAAGTAGTTTTCAAGCTAACCTATAGAGTATTCTGGTATATATATGTTAACAGTTTCAGCTGAAGAGAATTTGTTTTCTACATCATTAAATGCCAAGTAAGGCCCAAAACTTCCTCTAATTATATCAGTATTTATCTTCTTATTAGACTATGTTTCAGAATCCTCTTCGTTATTCTTTTTTGAGTATTCAGATTTATAATCGTCCCCTACACATTCATATCTCCAAGCTTCTTCTGCCTCCCCTGCTCTACTCCTGAATTTTAGGTTATCAATTCCAACCAATTTTACATTGTCGGGAACTCCTACAACCTTAAAATCATAAAAATTTCGTATATTGGTATCATAATAGTCTGGAATATAGAAATGATTCACGTTATTTGAAAAATAATTTCCAGTTCTTCCAGCTAATCCGTTTATACTCTAAGAACTTGTAAGAGAAATAGTATGTAAATTGCCAGTAAATATTTGATTATAGTAAGACTAATTTACTTCATAATCTGGACACAGAATCCCCTAGACTTTTACCTTAGAGGAGTCCTTAGGAATAAAACGTGTAAGAAAATCTGTACTTAATTTTCTGGATTCTTCTGTTTCTACCAATTTATATCCAGAAGGAACTTGTGTATTTCTCCCATCCAACTTTTTCTTTACAAAAATAGAGGATAACGCATACCTAGTTTCCTGAATAGTTCCAGCTACTGCTAACGCAGCTGTTGGTAGGGCAACAGCTCCTCCAACTAGAACAGTAGTTCCTAAAGCAGCTCCTAAAGAACCTAGACCAGTTGCAGCTGCTATTGTCCCTGCAACTGTTCCTAAAGCAGTTGCTCCAGCAGCTGCTGCTCCACTTACTGTAACAGCAGTACCTGCTACTACAGCAGCTGCAGCACCTGCTGTAAAAACGGTTGCGGCAGCTAATGCTACTACTCCTACCGCTATACTAGCCACTTTAGCGATTTTCCTCCACAGATTACTGGACTTCTTCTGAAATTTGAACTAATATCTACTTAGAAATCCTTCTGATATGTAATTAATATTATTTATATCTTCTGTAGTAACATGGGTTTTTTCTAATGATTCTGATAACTATTCCAAAAACCCGCCAGCTGTTGGGATACAGGGGGTATAAGAATTCTGGTCTATCCCTATGGTGATACCCTGGGCTAGAATAGTAGGTATTCTTGTCTATCTTACAAAAAAGTACCCTTTAACATACTTCTCTAGTTCCTTAATAGTATCTTGATCAGTTCTAATATCTATCCCATATATAGTATTAGTGTCCTTGGTAGGAGAGAAGGTAACTACTCCCTTAACATTTTCAAATGAAACGGTACCTTTCGTTCTGTTATCCCCAGAAGGCATATCATCAAGCCCTATTAAATAATTGGTTTCTTCGTTATAGTTAATATATTGTCTCTCCCTTTCATTTAGCTCGTTTGTTTTAAATACCGGAATATTTGAAAACTGCCCATCATTGCTATACTATCCATCTATGAATTCTTTAATAGCAGCACCTCCTCTAATGTTAAATACAGGACTTAATTCATTATTCGGCATTATATATACTATTCCAAATCTGTATATCTCCTCTCCCCAATATCCAGTGTAGTCATATATAAATTTACTATCATAGTATCCTAAATCTAATGTTGTTGGATTATACTCTTCATCTATGTCTAACTTATACGGAGTCTAGATTAGATATGGTAAAAATCTTAAAGACAAATCAGATAACTCTTTGTAGGGAATATTTGGTTTATGGACATTTGCCATAAACAACATATTTTGACAAACTGCAGAAGCTTTAGAAGCGTCTACTACATTATAGTTTAAATTAATATCAGAACCTGATATCTATGTAGTTTCTTCAAAACCTGTTACTATAATAGATGCTATCCCGGCATTATTTACTAAATATTTCTTATTGATTTTTATATATTCGGTTACGAAGTTTTCATTAGCTTCTGCTGTATATCTTGAATAATATACAGTAATATAATTATAAGAAGCATCTATATTAGATACAGAAAACATGACATTTTTGTAGCTACTTTCGTTTTTCTAACCAGTATGAATACTAGAAGGAGATCCAAAGCCTATAAACACACTTACTAATCCAGACTCGGCCACAAAATCTGTCTCGTTCCCATCTGCATCGGACAATTTGAAATAAAAATGATAATTTCCAATCTTCATATTGCCTCCAGAAGATGTTCCCATATACTAAACTTTAGGTATTTTAGTTATTCTTTTATATAGAGAAGTATCTATATCAAACTGTTCTCCCTAATCATATATGTTAGTGTCATTATCCCCCTTCCTGTTGACTACTTCGTAAGTATTCTTGCCAGTAGAACTAAACCTACTATTTATTAATCTAGGTATATTAATTCCGTCATTCAATATAAGGTTTACTGACCCGTCGTAACTATACTAAGGAATAATATGTACTGGATGATCTAGCCTAATAGACAGCTAATCTGTTATGAAATCTACCAACTATCCTTTTTCATACAATTCTGGATTTTCATCTGCTCCTACCCAGGAATTGTCCTCTATATATATGTTAAATTTATCTTTTAATTCTTCCAAAGAATAATAATCTCCTTTATATAAATACATATTCTTCGACAGTCTAAAATTTCTAAGAGGATTATACTCATATACTAAAGATCCCTGAGTTGGATATACCTAAGTCTAGGTTTCCAAATTTATACTGCTTTTAATTAACTTAGTCCACATATTTTAAATAATCCGTTAAATATTCGTCATTAACTATACCTCCAATAGTAACATTATGAGCACCATTGAAATATGCTAGCATATCAGATGAATTGTGCTGTGTTTTAGATAGTACCAAATGGTCATTCTATAATGTGAATATCTAGTAAAACTTGCTGTTACTATGATATATCTAATCACTATAAGTATAAATTAATCTACCAGAGGTAGTAGAATTAGTTATAGAGGTCACTTCATAGCTATTAACTGTAGTAGCGGCTCTTACTGTAATATTCGAATATCTTCTATCTATAGTATACAACTTGTTAGAATCGTTTATTTCTGGAATTACAGTATAGTAATCATTTTCCCCAAGTCTAATAGCCATAACACTAGACTATGAATTAGAAATAATCTTTGAAGGCTATATGTAATCAAAGGCAACCTGTATAGGAATGTTCTTCTAAACACTTTGTATTATAAAGTTAACATTAGAGTCGTCTACTACATCATTTATATGCTACTTAATTTTATTAATATAGTCAGATAGCTAGATTCCCTACATTAATATAAGATCATTGTGGTTTTCATAATCCGCCTATACCTAATAAACTACATCCTTTGTAAATTGTGATTTATTGTCCTATAGATAAACTACATTGCTAATAGTCTAAACTTCTATAGCCTATTTCTCTGCAAGTTTAACAAATAGGTTACTTAAAATAGATAGAATAATATTACCTAGATATCTAGTTCCTCCACTTATCTTTATTTTTTGTGTTAAAGAACCAGAAGAAGTTTGCATAGGACAAAGATTATTTAATAGGTGTATCTATCCATCTGTATCTTTCATAACTAATCCTAGTACAAATTGGCGAGAACTGTCTTCATATATGTTGTTATATGGAGGAGCTTTTTTTTCTCCAGAAATAGAACCGAATTTATATTTATACATATAACTAGGATTTGGTGCAGTTGTAGTATCAGAATCATATACGAAATATACAGTTCTGTCAAGTTCGTCTCCGTGAGAATATAGTATTATTCCGATATCGGATGTTAATAAGTCTCTAATATAAGTGCCGTTTACCTAATTGTCCCACATTTTAGTCTTTCCATTAGAATTTTTGGTAATCGCATATCCTTTACTACTATTATAGTAATTTTTAGACCAAGTTCCGCTAAATCCTGGCGAGCCTGAGAATGTTCCCGATTCCCCAGAGATGTATTTACCAACATGAATCTTCATATCATCTTTATGAAACATGTTAGCATCGTGCCATCCTCCTGCTATAGTTAACATGGAATCAAATACAGCATTTTGCCCATACAATTTCATTCCAAATTTTGTTAAATCTTCAGAAGTATTAACTAATGGGACTAATACCTATAAGTATTTAGACTATGAAATGCATTCCTTATAATATTTACTAAAATGTACCCCAGTAAGTACTAAGGGAATGCTTGCCGTATTTAATGTTGTTTTAAACACTCTATAATTTTCGATAAAATCTAATTCTCCAGAACTATTTAAATATTCATACTTTCCAGATTCTGTAGTTACACTTAAAGAACTAGAAAAATTTAACGAATATTTGTTAAGATATTTATCATAAGCTTTTTCCCATAATTCTTTGCCGGACCCGGTCTTACTTATACCTAATAGCTTGTATAAAGTAGTAGAAGTTTCTCTAGGATCTAGCAATCCATAAGTGTCTACACTCTAATAGCTAATATCAGGCTACTTAACATATGTAGGATATATTGAATCGTCATATTCATTTTCCCAAGAACTTACTGAATAAATCTCTGGAGTTTCTGGATTATTTTCTATTTTAGACCTACCTAATATAATACTAACTACAAACTTATCCATGTAATTAATACTTCCTACTCGTTCTGCTATTGAAAATGTATTGTAAGTATTCTATAAGCCTATAGTTAATTTGGCGTCTATATTTCCCTAACTGTCCGCTTCTCCATTCTGATTTATTGCCTAAACGGTAGCTGATAAGTTATTAAACTATTCGTCTTCACTTGCTAGAGAGGAAGGCTCGTAAACTTCCTAGATTTTTTTCCAGTTTTTATTACTAGAATACTCTACCCCAATATCTAAATCTAGTATTGCCTATAGTTTCTCAAAATCAGAAGTTGTATAGTAGTACTAATTAAACATAGTATTAGTCCAATACCACCTGTAAAAATATTTAAAGTCATTAGTATTATCAACATTAAAATTATTTAATGCATCTACTGAGCAATACTTTACAGTAATTTTGGCTAAATATAACACATTAGAATATAATATTCCAGCATCGTTACTAAATATTCTAGAAGTATCTGTGATTAATGTTTTAATATCTTCCTACAAATAATAAAAATCATCATCTTGTTTTATTACCTTATAAGTGCCATTGTCTCCTTTATATACTAAGTTAGACAATTCAGTCAAATCTGACTGTAGTCCGGCGTGATATATAGGAGACCCAGTGGAATCTATACTACTTAATTTGTAGTTCCCTGCTTCCCCATTGAGCGGAATGTACTCAGTAAACTATCCAGAATAGGAGTTTTTGTTCATTATTCTGTATGTTGCAGCAACCCCTTGATTATCATAAAAGTCTATCGCTACTTCAGCTACTCCCTTATTAGACTCTGGATAAACTTCTAATCCAAGCGTTAAAGTTCCTATATTTTCAGTATTATAATATTTCCAGTTGGTTAGCTTTATTTCTCCAGTACCTATTTTACTGAAATCTATATAACCGTCCTAAGTTAATTCCTCTAGTAAACCATAGGGCATAGCTGGGGTTATACTATAATGATATATTAAATTAGATATATCTGGATAAAAAATTAATTCCTCCCCATTAGATGAAGTAAATTTCTACATAAAAGGTATGTAAAAAGAAGTAAAGTACTTGTATATAGAAGTTTTGAAATAATTATTTACTATATCGTCAGACATATCTGTCTAATATATTTTTTCGTAAACTCCTTTTCTCACAGCAGTATAATACTATCCATCTTCCTAATGATGGGCATTTACATAATACTTGCTAATAGGCTATCCATTAATATCTCTAGATACCGTTAACTTAGATAATACCTAGTCTTTATATGCAGACTAAGAGTCTTTCAAATGTTCTATAGCGATTTGTTCGTTAGCTTCATAACTTCCAGAATTTATAAACTCTTCAAAGGTTCCAGAATAATCTTCTGGCTAATATACTCGCCCCAATTCACTGTACCAATAACTCTACTATATGTTTCCGTTTTTATCATAAAATGCTTTTGGCTACTCTTCAATACTCCAAAAGTCATTGATAGATTTTCCATTATTGTAATCGATACTATAGCTAGTATCTGTATCCTATTTATAGGGAAACCATTTTCCTGCATCAGCTTCGTTCTTACCAGACCACTAAGATTTAGTTAAAACTATGTATTTTGGATTAATATTGAAATTGTCTGCGTTCCAGCCTATACTCCAATAGACATTATAATTTTTTCCTATTGTCTAAGTATCCTCAGAGTAAGTGCTACTAGAGGCAGTATATATATCATAAGTACAGCTAAAAGAGTTTATTTTCTCTAATTCTATTAATAAAGCTAATTTTCCTGACACTTTAGACTAAAATACAGAGTAGCCAGAACTAACTAACGACCTATATTTATCTAAATCAGGAGTAGCTTCACCGTTGGTGCCATTAGCTATAAAAAAATTATCATACCATCTAACTGTTGAATCTAAATAATTAATTTTTCCAGAATCTTCTATAGCAACAACGTGTATTTTCAATAATTTTGGAAATGTTCCATATATATTAGAGGTATTACCGTAATCAGTAATACTATTTTTGTTTTCTTCTAAATTAGAGCTACTTATTATATATTTGTCTCCTGGATTTAACTCTTTTTTATATAAAATTTTCTTACAAGATGATGCTACTAATCTTCCAGTAGGTCCACTGTCTGATAGTTCCTAAAAGTCTGAAGACTTTAAATTTGTCTACAGTTCGCCTATTTCCTAGCTACTTATATTTCTTTCTGGGCTTGGGAAACAACCAATCTGAGATTTGTTAGTAATTGGGTTATAAGATACTATATAAATAATATCCCCAAATTCACAAGTTCCCACTGGAACATACCCCTCCGGAAGATATGCTGTCTCCACTCTTCCATTACCCATATCATTCTAAAGAGACATCTCGTTCCCATTAAATGTTAACAAGGTAGCATTAAGTGCAGATGTAAGAGTTGTGGCCTATGTATTATCTGGAGCGAAATCCATTACTAATCCTTCTGCGAATGTATTTTTCGCAGTCATAATTGTATTAATCATCGTTTCTCTTGTTTTTGTTATATTTTCTTAAATTATCTGAAATAAATTGATAATTATAATTAGTTAATAATATATCCTAAAATTTTAGAGGTTCTCTAACTAAGATTAGTTCTGCTTTATCTGTAGTTAATTCTTTCTTATATAAACTAATTCCGAAATCAACTGGCATAGGTAATCTGAATATTGCTACTCGGTTACTTTCTGATATATTACACTCATCATATATTTTGTAGAGGATGATCTTAGAAAAGGTAAATCTTTTCTTTGGTCGTCCTCTTTTATTTTTCTAACTCAAATATTCGTTATACTAATTCTAAGTTAATGCAAAGTAATAGTATCCATCCCAAGGGATGTGCTTGCGTTTATACATTATTCGTAATTTAATTCTCATTTTATTTTTGTAGTACTTAAAATACTTTAGAGAATCATTCGTTAACTATCCACAGTAAAACCAAAATCCATTTCTGTTAATTAGAGTATCTCCTCCATAACTATTATGTAAGTATAACGATTTCCATCCGTATTGCAAAATTCTTTTAATATCCGACTTAGGAATATTTGGATATTCTGCACAAATTTGGTCGTAGTAATCCTATATAGTTTTTAGTACCATAACAATTAATACTATTTACCTCTGTTAGTATTATCTACGATTCTCTACTTATCTTTTGCTGATAAGTATATAGGTTTCTCTCTTGGAAGCCTCTTTTCACTCTACATCTCTAGAGTAAGCTAATATCCGCTAAAGTTAGACATTACAAAGTCTATGTCATTCCATTTTCCATTCTTAAATGCCTTCTTAAATTTTTTACCTTCTGTTCTTTTCATATACATATATGCCTATGTCCTAGCCATTCCAGGTAATTTAAAGTGGACATTGTTATCTATAATATCATCTACTACCATCTGAACACTTTTGGCAAATATAGATGCCGCCAAATCTCTTTTATTTCCATCAGAGTATGTTTCCTTACACTAGTCTGAAGTCATTTTCAGTTTTTCTACTGGGAAATTCATAAAAATGTCATGCAAAGAAAAAGCATGACCCATTGCATAATTCTTATTACTCATAATCATAAACAAAAATAGGGAGACAAATTGCCTCCCTATATATTTTACATAGTTGGTTTATAGCTCTTGTTATAAAACTTACGTCCCCAAGAAGCCTATACATTAAGTATTTTATCCATCTCTTCTTGAGATACATATTCTGGAACTCTAGCCGCTAAGCAATGCTGTAGCCACTAGCGCTTCAAGTCCTAAGCCATTTTCAACACATTCTAATTGTTAGTACGTATTGCTTCCTTGTATTTCTATACATAGGCAATATATTCAGCTATTGCGATAGCTTCTTTATCGTTTATTTCGGGAAGACCTTCCTCGTCAAGTAGTATTCCATGATATAGAATATTTACTTTTCCTGCACCTTTATTAACATAAAGTTTATCTCCTACTCTTTTATATTTAACGAACTTACCGCTAACATAAAAGGGGTCTAGGAAAGCTTTTCTACTTTCAATGTAATTCTCAGTGTATAAAGACTATATGTCTCCAAACTCTTTCGTATTACTAGTGTAGTCCCAATCCTCTGGACCACAATAGGTTACAGCCTCTATAATGTCTACATTACAAGGTAATTCGACTGACCCATCCTAACAATTTATATCTAATAGAGCTCTATACAGTCTGGTGTTTTTATTTCCAATAAAATTGTATGCCACTAAACCGATTTCCTCTAAATCATCATTATCTCCCTCAATATCGTATAGCGTCTAAGCTAAACTTATAGCGTAATGAAAATTATTCTATCCCATATCATCCTCCTGTTACATACTACTAATCATTAGGTAGAGGCTAAGCTGCAACCTATCTATAATAGTATAATTTTTCCTTAGTTAGTTTTTCCTTAACTAGCTAATCAATAAAGCTAGTATTTACATCAGGCCCATTAAGTTCATCAGTATTACAGCAACTGTACTACTTTAGCTATCTTGGGTCTTTGAATACTGCAACTACGGAAACCTGCTACAAGAATGGTGCATTAAATAGAAAACAATCTAACATTCCGTTTGCATTTGGTGCAAAATCAATCCAAACGTAGGGTTTTTTCTAACTTCTTTTTCTATACTTTCTGTTATTAAATTCAGATAACGATGTTACTATCGTAAACTTATTTTGCCTATCAGTAGAACCTATATACTCAATAGCTTGCTTTCCGTACTATGAAATAACTTGTGGTATTTCGAAATGAGCTGTTATAGTATCATCCGCACTTCTCACTCCACATTTACATCTCTCAAGAGACTCACAGTCTACGTCGATGCAGTTAATCGCTATCAATAGGTCTTTGATAGGAAATATTCCTCTGAGAAAATACTAATGTAATATGGATAATCTACAGGCTACTATTTCATCCTATAGCTAGTCCATATTCATAGATAAATTCTAATGATAACCTCTTAGTCCAGATACAACATCATTACGAATTTGGGATGCAAGTTTCTCTATATACATTATTCTTCTGTTTTATCAGGATTAGTCATTATCCTATGTTTGCAAGTAAAGTTATAACATCTTATTCCTTTTAAATAAGTGACTTTAGATTTTAGAGTGGCAATTTCATTACATTTTGCAGATATGGCTTGGGATTTCTCTAACATAATTTTATCCATTTGCTCTCTCAATTCCGATATCTACTTTCTAAAATCGCCTTCAAGCTCATGGTAATCCTTTATGTACTTATCACACGTCTTCTACAAATAATCATACTAGTCTTGTTTGAGGTCCGTTTTTTTCTACTCAACATCGACCATTGAAGATTCGGCTTCAGCTTCTACTTGTTTCTTTTTGCTCTTAAAAGTGCAAATATAAGTAATAACTGCGCCTATACCACCACTGCCTATTACTGCTAAGGCCCATTCTAAAATTGACTGTTCCATACCTTAATTAAAAGAAAAGGCGGAACAGGGTAGTCCCGCCTTTAGTTTATTTAAGCACCTAATTCATCTTCTTCATCTTCGCTTATAGAAGATACAGATTCAGCATCAACGTCTACTACTGTTCCGATAGTAGCTAATGCTGCTTCCCAAGCAGTAATTAGTGTAGAATCATTTTTTACCCAGAACACATGAGTAGTAAAAGAAGTCATTCTTTGTCCTACAGCGTGTAGACCATCATTAGTAGCTGGAGCTTCATACTCTACAATATATTGGTTGTAAATAGCTCCAACGATAGGAGTTTCTACCTGACGGATATGAGTCCATTGGTAGTTTGCAGCAGTCGGAAGTCTCAAGTCTTTAATAATTTGAGAGTAAGTACCGAAGCTATTCTTTCCTCTTTCGTCTAACTTAATATCAGTAGCAGAAGTTTTCGTTGGGTCTAACTCTGCAACTTTTTCTGCATAATCATCATAAGCATCGAATGTGCTAATTTCGATTTTGCGGAATCTCTGATATTCAGTAGCTCCTTCGAGAACAAGTTTGCTGTCAGTTACAGAAACATTAATTAGGTCTTTATCACATAAGAATACATGATTCTTTTTAAGCATATCTGCTACATTTTTGGCAATAGTAGCAGCTTCGTCAGCTTCTTTAACAGTAAATTCAATCCAGAATGGCATACCTTTTTGAACCCAGGGAGTTGAATAAATGTAAGGTTCTGCGCCTTCAACACCCAAATAAATATCGAGTCTACAATATGTTTTTGCTCCTCCTGCTTTTAAAGCAGCTAAAAGAGTAGTATCACCGAAATCAATAGTAGCCTTACAAGGCACTGCCTCATATCCAGCTCTCTTTCTAATAGCTTTTACGCATCCCTTAACGAATACAAAATCTCTTTTAATCTTTAGAGCATCAACTTCTTCTCCGTCGATGTTTGTTTTGTCACTCTTGAAAAGATAGGTATTATCAGTACCTTTCCCGTTCAATTTACTTGAATCTGGATCCAGATTCGAATTGATAATTGTCTAAGTTTGAAAATTTAAACCTGTTGCCATAATTAATTAAAGTTTAATTAGCCTTGTTGAGGGGCTGGTTGCTATTGCCCAGTTGGTCTAGCAATAGATTGAGTCATCTAAATATTGTTACCTAGTCTTGGGTCATTTACACGCTCCATTACTAAGTGTACCAACTCGTTTATAATCTCTTGGTTTACATAATCTGGGAACTCCATAATTTGAGAAGTATCTTCTGTTAAGTCTATTTGCTCTTGAGTTAAGCGAATAAACTGAGGACACTTAACATAATCAATCTGCACTTCTACTAATTGGAACAAACTATCATCCTTACCATATCTAATTTCACAACGAACATTAGAAGTATTTCCAGCTCTCAATGCGATGGGTTTTTCAACTAGAGATACTTGAGTATCTTTTCCATTTACATTAAGCTTAAACGTTCTTTGGAAGTTAGAGTTTTGACTTTCAGGAGAAGTTCCTCCAGCAGTTCCTGCATCAATATCATTATCTTCCCACTCTCCTCCAGAAGCTGAAGTAACCTGATAAATGCCATTCATATCAGTACCAACTTCTTCTAATCCTGTTCCTGTTTCCACAGAAGTTCTAGGGTCGGTAGGTAATACCTACTATTGGTTAAGATTGTGGACATAATAGTACGGACGCATAGGCGAAGGTCTATTATAAATGTCTGTAATGATTTGACTCCAAGAATCGGCAGTTAATCTTGTTGCAGGGATTTCAATATATGAGCCTGCATCCCAGCAATCTTTTTGTTTAGCAACATAATAAATGCAAACACAATTCAACATATGTAAGTAGTCAATAGGCATATACACTTCATACGTAGCACCGTGTAGAGATTGAATTGAGCGATGGGCTTTACTTAAATAAGATGAAGCCTAACCAGTGTATCCTCCTTCTGGAGAATCCTAGTTACCAGTAACTGCTTTTGTGTTCTAAATAGCACTATCTTTTGCAGCTCCAGACGCTCTTCCTGCAAGTTCTACCTTGTGAGGAGTCAAGAAAGTCGTAGACTTCAAGACTCTCAAATCATCAGTAGTTTGCTAGTTAATATCGTACACGTTGTATACCTTATTAATATACTAGTTTATAGCTTTATTAAATAAATAGTTAAATTCATAAAGCTTAAGTGAAGGTGCTTGAATTTTACTAAGTTCTATTAGTGTAGCTTCAAAAACCTGTCTTGCGGTCATTTCGCATTATATTAAAATATTGATAATTAATCTTCAAACACGTCTTGATATGTGTCTTTTCTGATTAAGGCTAGGGTTTTACTATTTCTAGATAATTTCATCCATTCAATTACTGCATTATCAGTAGCACCTAATGCAACTTTACCATCTTCTCCATAAACGAAGAGTCCGTCTTTTTTAACGATAACTCCTTTTTCACGAGCTTCTATAAATAACATACGAAGTTGAATATCTCCACCAGTATAGCAGTTGATAATCTTTTCCGGAGTTTTCTCAGCTATAGATAATAGGTAATCTTCAACATCAGCATTTGGCTGATTTTTCATATCTCTACCTAAAACTTTAGCTACAAGCAATCTTCCTTCATATCCGCGTTCGTCATTCATAATATAATTAGAAGCTTCTACAATAAGTTTACGTCTAGTAACTCTACGTTGAGCTTCAAATCCAGGTCTATCTACGTAAAGCTCAGCAGTACCGTATCTAGGTCTTTTTGACCTTGGGTCTACTGTTCCGTCGATTAGATAATCACCCTTCTCATTTTTCGCAAATCTGTCAGGAGCAATTAAGTCACAATTTTTAATTGCCTCCCAAACAGCTCTATCATAGACATCATCTAGATTGAAAGTCTTACCATCTTCTATTACAAATAACTCAGTCTCTGGAATATATGCAGCTAGTCCTTTTGATTCATTTTCAATTTCTTCTGGGGTGAGAATAATATCTCCTTGGGAGTTTACTCTCTTTACACAATCTGCGTATCTACCACGAGCATCCTTTTGTGGTTGTATGTAATATTTTTGTCCGACTTTACCAAATACACTTCTTAATACAACGATGTTACTTTTTAAATCTCCATCTTGTACTTCATTAACCTTTTTTGCCATAATTCATATTCATATTTTAAAGAATTAGGTGGGGAAGCACCTCGTTCCCCACCGTATCTATTTTATTTTTATTTATCTTACTTATTACTCTTTACAACGAAGAATAAATGAACGATATGGATTAAATACTGCAATACCAGCATATCCATGGATAGTCATCATACCTCCAGCAACAGGAGTTGAAACAACACCACTGTCACCACCTGAGCGACCGCCTACACCAAGTACTTCGTTAAAGATGTAGTCTTTTCCTTTCAGAGAATACATAGCTACAGGAGGTTGAGTAGAAGTCTTACCAGTTGTAAGGTCAATACATAGAGCGTATGGTTCTAAGAACTCTCTACTTAATGTTCTATCAACTTTAAATGATACAACATTTCCACCCCATTCGTAAGCGTCAAATGTAGCACCTACTTTGATGTATTTTCCTTCTCCACCTCTAGACCACAAGTAAGCACCATCAGTCTTACGAGTAGATAGATAATCTCCAAGAACTCTCTGTACAATTCCCCACATTCTTTCGTTTACCATGAATACAAAGTGATTACCAGTAGGTTTCTCAGCCTTTTCTACCATAGTAGAGATAATTGTGTGGAATGTGTTAATAGTTACTCTATTAGCAGCATACTTAGAAGCAAATCTTTCGATTTGAGGAATCATACCGTCACCAATAGGAATTGGACGTCCAGTACCTCTATCAGAGATAGTAGCTTTACCGTCTACTCCGATGTTTCCTTTAGCTAATAGAATCATATTTTCACGAGCATATAAGAAGTTTTCAATTAAGTTCTTCTTCATAGGCTCAAGTTTGTAAATCTTTTCAGTTAAGCATCCTTGATTTTCGCCTTTACCAACCTTAATGAAAGTATCTTCCATTAATGCATATTTAGAAGAGTAGCTATCGTCAACACGAATAGTTGTCATATAGTTTCTCATCTTTTCAACGTTAGATTGATACTTAACGAAACCAGTATCATGCAATTCTGGCTTAGCATTACCAATGAAACGAGTTGTATCACCAATTTGACATCCATCCTTATCCAGGATTGATGAGTAGTCATCATCAATAAGTCTTACCATTACAGACCACATATTGTCTGCTTTTCTAGTAGGACGAGATACAACAAAACATTGCTATCCAGTTTTTTCAATTTTGAAAATTTCGTGTAATTGATAATAGTTTTCTGGGAAAATCATTTCAATTTCTGAGCCATCAGCCCCATCTTCAACAGGCACTGCTGCGAAGGGGATTCTCTTAATATAATTAGTTTCTACTTCCCATTCGAAATAAGTAGAATCAATATTCTGGAATCCAGTAGCTTTCTTGGTATCTCCGTAGAAAATATTTCTTAGAGCTTCTGTCAAGAAAGTTGCAGTAAGTTCCGGATAAAGACGAGATACAACGCCTAAACGGTGAGGTCTTTCTCCCAAGAATTTACTAAAATCTTCATAAGTTCTAGTGTCACCCATCGTTGGGCGATTAGTTACAAAACTCGCTACAAGCATAATTATTCTTTTTAAATGTTAATAAATCTTAATACCAATCTTCATCATCTATAAACACATCGTCTGTGGTTTTCTTTTGTGAAGCGGGTTTGTTGAACACCAATTTAGCTTTAGGTTTTCCTTGTAAATCTAATTTGGCTTGCTCATAACCTCTTCTATAGTTATCCTGAATCTATTTATTTAATTCTTCTACTATTTTATCCTCATTAAGAATCCAGAATGCAGCTTTAGTAAATAGGGCAGGGTCATTCATAGCTCTACCAAATGCACTTAATCCTTGGTCATCTATTTCTAGCATAAATGAGGATAAATCTTCTATATCGTCGTCAGATAGTTGCAGCGGTTGTCCAGCAAAGGAATCAAGTTCTTTAATCTGTCCTTTAATAGAGTCAGCAAATCTATTATAAGCAGCTTCCTCTCTTGCGGCTTTCTCGTTAGCTATCTGAGCCTCTTCATCTTCCTGAAGTCTTATGTACTCTTTGCGGAGTCCTTCTACTGTTTTCTTGAATAGACCTTCATTTTGTTTAGCTAATTCAAGTGCTTGATTAATTTCCTCATCAGAAATATCCGACCCGACTTTATGTAATAAATCCAATGCATAAACTTCGTCGTCAGAAAGATCGTCGACTTTATATCGTTTAGTTGGTTCTGTTTCTGGCAACAGAGATTGAATATACTCGTCAGGAGTCATTCCACTCTCTCTAATTGTATTAATAAGCTACAATTCGGAGTCGTCAAAGTCCTACTGTTCTACTTCTTGGTCAATCAAGATATTAATCTATTCTTCTCTGCTTAGAGAGTCCCAAGCTCTTTCTACAATAGCACCAGTTTCGTCTTCGAATTTAATTTTTCCTGGGTCAGTAATACCTTTAAGACGTAGTACTTCAGTTGTTAAATCTTCATCTGGCTATGCAGAAGGCTTTTGCTAGCCTGCAGGCTAATCACCTTCATTACCTTCTGGTTTTTGCTGTCCAAGGTCAATGTCCCCAAACTCGTCGTCTTCAAAAATTACATCATCAAAATTTTCCATATTCATATTCATTTTTTAATTAATCATACAATATATAAGCATTGATTAATTATACAGCAATTAAAACCTAACTAATTGTTAAATTTTAATAATAAAAAATTATAGTTTCATAATAAATACCAAAGAATAAGAACGCGGTTCTATTTTCAAGGGTTTATTAGGCCATTCAGAATCTGACAAGGTCTACTCTTCGCTAGTAGCAGAAGATAATGAAGTCCCTTCATCTGTCCCCAAAGATATAGAATGGGTATGGCTTCCACCCGTAGCAGTACCTCCCTACGTCTTTATATTAGATACTCCATCTACTGTCCCAGTTTCAGTAGTGATACCTTCTCCGGTTACGGAAGTAACAAAAGTCTTAGAAACTGATTCTATACCCCAGTTATAATCAGACTATTCCAAAGATACAGATAGATCTCCAGAACTTCCCGTAGTTCCCGATAAATCCCCACTTAAGCTGTGAGTATGGGCTTTATGAGGATGACTATGTTTTGGTAAGTAATCCTATGAAAGAATTAATTCATTATTTTCGTCAAGTATGGAGTCATTGTCTCCGACTTCATCTGCTGAGGCAACTGCTTTAATAAATTTTCCCACTAAATTGGGAGTTCCGTTAGTTCCGTCACATATTGCCCATCCGTAAGGAATTTCTGTCCCACTCCACATTAAAATAACTCCAGAAGGAATGAGAAGAGAAGAGTTAGACATTACCCTTAATTTTCTCACTCCTGCTTCACTATATACGTTAACCTATGTAGTCTCATCTGAAGCTAACAAACTTCTAATAATTTCGTCAGGAGTCTGAATCTCTCCAGTCATTGTAGACTAAAATTGGCAATTTTTAAATGTTAAAGAGGAATCCTAGAATAGAGAGGCATTATTTACTACATAATTGAATGTGCAGTTATCCAACATAGAATTAAAAGTAGTATTTGATACATCTTCTTTAAATGTGCATTCCTATATAACCCCACTACAGACAACCTAATCAAAACTTCCAAACATAGTATTATTATTGAAAGTACTATTAATAAATAGAGGATGCCTCTAATCGTAGAAACTATTACCATAACAAGGTGTTTCTAGTATAGCATAGTTAGGTAAATCCTCTAAGGTCAATACTGTTCCATTATGATTAATTTCTACTCTTATATTAGACAAGTTAATAGTATTATTATAGAAAACATTAGAATTAGTATTGTCAGACCCTCCGAAAGTATAATTCCAAATCCCATCACGTAGGAACTTTAGGTGTTTAAAGTTATAATTACAAGAATTACCATACTTATCTGTCATTTTTGTTATTAACCCCAGCGCCTGTACGTTGGTTCCATCAATAGTGTAAGTTTTATCATAAGAAATGTCGTAACTAATAATATAATCTGTGTCTTCCTCCAAAATGCATTTATCCTAATAGTATTCATAATTGTTCTTTGCAGTTACTATGAGCGGATGGACATTAGAGGGATTTGATTCTGTTGCATCTTCTGGAAGAATTTCAGGCTCTGCTAACTCCCAGAAATTTCTGAAATTATAAAGTCTATACTATACGTTAGCATCCATCTTAGCGCTTTGTACTAGACTCCTAAAATCCTCAACGGATATATTGATATAGTTTGATGGTAAAGAAGCATCTTCTCTTACTATAATCTTATCTACTTCTAAGACAGACTTATTATCCTAGTTATATAATCTATATCCAGTATTAGATGTGGCTCCGTAGGAATATAAAGATGTAGAATTCATAACTAAATCACCGTTTACCTATATCTTACCATCCTATAAAGCCAAATAAGACGTATTGCCAACCTATAAATCTAAAGAATTAACAGCACGAATAATACTCTCAAACAATTCTATCTTTCCTACAGTGAGTTTCGTAAATTTATCTGTAGAGTCATTATTTGACTATATCTTAAATTCGGAAATAGTTCCGTCTTTTATTAAAAATAACTGTCCTAAATCCTTAATAAATACTAGACCAGTTGTAATGTTAGCATTTTTTGCGTCCTCTAAAGTGTTATAATTAAAGCCTATGTTTATTAGAGCCTGATCCTTCTATTCAGAAGTTAACATCTGTTTTTCTAGAAAAGAAATATATTGTTCTCCAGAGCTATTTAATGGTATTTTAGTTCCATCTATAGAAATCCATACTTCGTTGCCTTCTTCAGTAGGTATTAAGTATATTCCATTATCTGAAATATCATCGGAACTAGATGCAGTTTTTAATATATTAGTGCTAGAAGAGGCAATTTTACCATTCTTTATAATATCAATAAACTTGCCACCCCACTAAACTTTTAAATCTCCTTTTGTTTTTATAATAAAATTAGAATCGGTAGAACCAATAGTATTATAGGTTTTACCGAACATATTGGTTTTACCTTCTCCCATATTATTTTATAGTCAGTACTTGTCTTCTGTTTCTATTAGAATAACTTATGTGAATCCAATCTAAGTTATGTTCATCTATTAACTAATCGAATGGTAATTTCAATTTTTGAGCTAAATCAAATAACTTTTTATTTTCCGATTTAGTATCTAAAACTGTACGTATATCGGCAGCCTATCCAGTCATGTGCTGACTATTACTAGCTCCTCCTACAGCCTTGTTTAGGGCTGGACATCTATATCCACTAGTAACAACGATTGGCTTCCCATATGCCTCTCTAAGAGGGTCTAGAACATTTTCTATAAGAGCTATCAAATTTTGTTCCTATTCTTTAGACGGAACATTTTTAATTCCCTTCTACTAAGCAGTAGTGCTCTTTGTTAGTTCTTTGATAGTAAAAAATTTCATAAGATTATATGTTTATATGTTTACAGTAATATATAGTCATAACTAGTGATTTATCAAAACAAAAATAGGAGAACTTCCCAACTTAGGGAAATCCTCCTACTAATTATATATAGTTATCTAATCCAGTTTCTCAACTATGCTTTAAATAACTTTTTTGCTAATTGACCACTTAGATAAGCAGCTTTCTCGGAATATGGGTCAATACCAAACTCTTTACATATATGCATTTCAACATGATTCTTTTCATGGTTATAAGTATCTATAAATTCCTCAGCGGAATCAGGTCTATTTATAACTATGATGCTTTTGTGTTCTTCTTGGTTAGTAAACGTAAAACCTGAATTTTCGTAATCCTCTATCCTAGAAGCTGCCCTATGTAAAACATCGTCTGGACATCCCAAATCCTCTAATCTACTCAAAATGTATTGAACATTGGGATTTTCTACAATTATGCAAACTTCTATATCCCAATCGTATTTCTCAAACAATACTCTGAAATGTGTCATATCACATCCTCCCAGTCTACCATAGTTCCGTTAGCTACCATAGTAGCATACCATCTTCTCATAGTAGTACCATCTCCAGCGTCTTCATCGTCTATGGTATCTTTAATGTAAAGAGCAAAATGCCTTTCATCTGTTATACTACTTCCGTAATAATCAGCCTTACACATATTGCCAACAAATACATAATCATAGCCAACATTATTTTCTAGTTTAATGTTATTCTACGTTAATACCTTATCAATGTATTCTTTGGATACTGGCTCTAGGGATTTTCCTCCCTTCTTCATAAAAGAAATAGCGTATGAACACAAAGCCTTATTGAAATGCCAACCGTAGTTTTGTAAGTACTTACGCATATACTTTGGCATATCGTCATACATATCCAAAGCTGCTCTCATATCAATAGTATCTTGGGTAGTCCTCGTCGTCGTAGTCAGAATCTCTCATTCCTCCACGTCTACGTTTTCAGTATCTTTCCATGTAGTGTTCACCAGATTTACTTTCTAGTTCTGATAAACAATGCATCAATTTCTTTCCATGCTTAACGATTTGTTCAGCACAATCTGAAAGATGCTCAAATTTTGACTCCTGAATTTCAATTATTGTTGCCATGTTGTTCCTATTTTAAAGATGTTTTAATAAATTCTCTGAACATTTCTTTAAGGGAGTTTATTTCTTCCCTTAAAGCCTTATTCTCCTGTTCTTGTCTTTGTTTCTCAACTATTTCTGGATTTAATTGCGATAGAATTTCGTCACATCCTTTAATAATACTCTAATGTGTTTCGATACTATTAATTATATCCAGGCTTCTTTGCTTCATCGAAGAAACTTCACTATTCATTGCTTCTTTGTTGCAGGAAACCACAATATTGTTTCCGAAATCCGCAATGTCTCCCATTGCAGGTAATTTCTAGAAACTAGCAGATGTGCCGTTTATTTCGGCCGTAATATCCACTATCATTTCCTGATTATACATTCCTGGGTTTCCATACTTTGGAACTGGTATGGATACGTTAGTAACCTTACCAATTTCCAGAGTAGGGACAGAATCTTTATGCAAGATAAATAGCTAATTACTATTCCTTAAATTCTAAAATGCCATTATACAACCCCTGTTAATAATTGTAATGTATTAGTAGTATGCTCAAACCAGCATAGGTAAATTCCTGTTCCAGATATTTGAGCAACTGTTATATCTGCTCCGTTAAATCCAGTTAATCTCTAAGGATTGCCTCCACTAGAGGTGAAGACAACTGGTAGAGTAGTTGTAGTACCTGTAGGTATAGCCTAGTTAAGTCTTACGATTAGTAATCCTCTAAATGGTGTACCAATATTACGATGATTGTTAAAATCAAACTACACTTCTGTAGTTGTAACATTTACAGATAAACTACTAATAGCTGGTATTCCTCCTCTATTGACATTAATATAAGTAGGTAATAACATAGTTACCTCCTTTCTTAACCCCAAAGAGAGTTATTACATCCACAGCCATTCCATCCTGCGTAAGTTCCTAAAGCGTATCCATTGAATACAGCCTAAGTAGGTACAGCAGTAGCACAGCTATATGGTAATGTTACAGTTTCAGGAAGTTTACACTTAATTCCGTTAACATCACTTTGTAGAGCATTAACAGCAGCAACAATAGGAGAAGTAGCTTGACCTATCATTTGTCCAAATGCGGCAGTCTACTGGGCATTATTAATAACAACAGCCTATTGACTATTCTTTTCACGTAAAGCATCAATCTTATCTAATAGAGCCTGATTCTACATAGCATCAAGCTTAGCTATAATTTGATTAGTATTTGCAGTACCTGTGTCTCTAATAGTATTTTGAAGAGCGCAAGTCTGAGTTTGAGTTGCATAAGCAGAATCGCAGAATCCTCTTTCTACTGCACGTCCTACTGAATCTACACTATTAGTAATCTGATAAGTCTGTCTTTCATTTGCTAGTTGATTTTGGTAGCCCTGTTCGATAATAGCTTTTTGTGTGTTGCAGCAGCAGTTGTTGATTGCTTAGATAACATCGCAATTACCTCTTTCTACGGCATTGATAACTCTTTCAGAAGTGTATCCTACTTGTCCACCTACAGTAGTAATTGCATTTTGGATATTGCAGCAGCAGTCTTTCAATACTCCAAAGTCGCAATTTAAGTTAGTAGCAAGTTGACCAAGAGCAGCGGAATTACCTTTGATTGCATCCATTAACAACTGAGTATTCTAGTTAGTGTTCATCTACTCACGTAGACCAGCTAACTATCCTTGAATTTCAGCAGACTGTAATTTTTGACAGTTGTCTCCGTCTCCCCATTCACCTCTGTTCATCCAACGCATCATCCACATCCAAACTAAGTACATAAACGGGTTGTTCCACATTCCGTTTCCAAATCCTCCCATACCACCGTTCATCATAGCCATCCAAGGCAGCATCTAGTTAGTACTATTTTCCTAACCATCAGGTACGATATAAGTTCTTGTATCACTCATAGTTTACGATTTAAATGTTAATAATTAAGTTTATTTGTTCTAGAACTACACTATAATATACATTTCTATGAGTGATATTGAACAATGCTAAAAACAAAATCGGGAATCTTAAACAGCTACATTATGTTGTCATAATATAAACTATTCAAGACTCCCGATTTCTAACTCGTTGCTGAGTTAATTCTTGCTAGCTAGAAATATATCTAGGTCAGCTTTATTCCAAGAAAATTTACTTTAATTTAGATTTTATAAACTAAATCAAATTATCTTCTCCATGAGTTTTAAGTCTATAGTTTAATGTTGTGTGAGACATTCCTATCTTAAGTGCCCAAAATCTAATACTTCCGATTTCTCCATCTATAGTAATTAATTTAGCTTTGGCACTATTTAGACTTTTCTTTCTCTTAGTTTCTTCTGAGTTTTTTCTACCAATAAGTTTTTCGCTTATTTTCTGTCTTCGCTCAGGATGATCTAAGTATCCCTATTTTAGAGATTTGCTCATTTTATCAAGACTATTCTGGGTTAATGAGGTATATCCTCCTTCCTAGATATTATAGCCATTGTTTATAGAATCATATTTTCTTATTAAATCTCGTTCTATTTTATTAGCAGCTTCCTTATTTAGATTCTCATAGAGAATTTCATGAGTAAAATTTTCCCCAGCCATATTTCTAAATGGCTCTAAAGAACTTAATACTGCTAAAATAGTTCTTACCTCCATTTCTCCAGCGTTCTACTATATTAGAACTCTATCCTACATACTTTTTACCATTTATTTTGTTAGTATGTACATATACTAAATAATTTAAATTATTTCTATCCATTAGTTGATAAGAATATGTCTAAATCAGACTTTTGCCAGCTTAGCCCTTTAAAACCTTCCTATTTGACTCCTTTCGGAATGAATCCATCTCTAACATAGTTATCAAAAGTAGCTCTACTAACACCAAGATAATCACAAGCCTAAACTTTACTCATTCTATAATCTGGATTAGCGATATTTGATAACACAGAAATAATTTTACTCTGCTGTTCCATTGTAATATTACAATTATCAGAGTCAATATCATCTATGAATTTCTATAGCAAAGTTCTTATTATAGATTTCAACATTTGCATTTAATTTTTAAATATATAAATAACATTGTAAACATAACAAGAAGTACAAAATACATTCTCATCATATTTAGATCGGAAAGTGGTATTTTAACTATATCATCTATTAAAGCAATAATGTTTGATAACAATACATAATGAATAGGCACTCTGTGCCAAGAACAAAATTGGAATATGTAAGATTGTAGATATAGAGTAATAATAAAACATATTGAAAATCCTCCAAATACATTTAAATAGTAATGAGGTAACTCATAATAATTCAATACTACAAATACAGTTTCCATTAATGCTAAAATAAATGGAATATATTTTAAAACATAAATAAGAATTTTATAAAGATGTTTATTTACACTTTTTTCCTGCTTTTCCGAATCCTCCCTTAGTACTAGATACTTTTCTTCCCATAATTGTTATTCCTCCGTTGAAAAATGTTCCAATATAGAATCTATTACTGTATCTATATATGCAACAAACTTATCTCTATTAGGTTCTGCAACATTAAAGTTAGTAGAAACCATAGACGTATCAGCTGGCTTAAAATATCCGCAGTCTCCTAGATATTCTGACAATTCCCCAGAAACTGTTACAGAGAAATTTATATTAATAGCACCACTTACATCCTTGCTAGCAGTTCCCTCCATTACCCAGCTATCGACTGTATCTGTAATTTTATAAGTCTCATTCTATTTTACAATTTCCATAATTACTCGTTTATAAATAAATCAAATATAATCTCCATTAGGTCAGCAGCCTTAATAATGTTTCCATTAATTTCTACATCATTTCCAGAATTAACATCTAAAATGTCTGAGTACTCATCTAATGATAAAGTATCATCTGGTATATCTAAGACTTCTTCTAATCCCTTTTGAATAAGATATTCCTAATATTCAGAATTAGTCTTGTTATTTAGCTCGTTAAATCTAGCATCCTCTTCTGGTGTTCTATCAGCTTTTTCAGACAGCTCTCTTAATTCATCTGTAATAATCTGATTGGCAAACTCTTGAACATCGGCATCAAATTGTTTCTTAATTTTATTGTAAGCCATTCTAATGCGCATAATCTTTACTTTTAACTCTTTTGGGAGTTCCTTGTCACCATCCTTAAGAATAATCTTGGTGATTACATTTTGTTTTGTCAATACATCATTTAACGTCATAAATCATTAATTTTTGGTTTATACTAAACTAAATAAATATAAACTATTTTAAAAGTTAAAATTTATTAATTATTCTCGAGTATTAGTTATGTATGTAAAAGACACTTTATTTGGTAACGAATCTGCTTGGTAAGAATAAACATATAACGTTGTTCCAGAAACATAAAAAGTGGCCTATCTAAGGGTTGACCCACCACCTTTAGAAGCAGACTATCCAGTTGTATAAACAGCTGATGGGAGATTAGTTAAAAGGGTAGTTGTTCCCGTAGACCCGTTCCCACCTGAAGACATATTTATAGATACACATACCACCTAACCATATCTAATTACATAAATATATCCGCTTATACCAAAAGCGCTAAAATAATGACCACTATTCACAACTTTATAACTGTTGGCTGCATTAGGAATTCCATTATTAATATATATAGGAGTCGATGAAGATCCTATAGTATTAGTATAGTCGTCAATAGAGTTAGTACCGCTATAATAAGCTAGTTTGCCAGATGCTCCAGAGTTAACTGTAGCATTTAAGTAATATGTCATAGCAGTAACAGTTCCATTAGTTACATATACTCCTCTATTTGAGGCACCAGCATTACCCTTGGCGAAGTCCGCTAATGATTTGTAGGAGCCTCCAGCTAACAATACATAGCTATTACTATTTACTGAATTATGATAAAAACCAGCACCTGCTCTAATATATCCAGAAGACCATGAGTTTCCAGTAACATGTGATTTATAAGTACCATTATTCGGAGAAGTAGCTCCTACAGTAATTCCCCCATTAGTAACTAAATATCCATCTGTTCTTATCTATCCAGTATTTTGATAAACCGACTTGCTTCCATAGGTTCTTATCCATGTACTATCAGTCATATACCAGCCTCCACCATATGTCTAGCTATACCATCCTGTACTTCCAGTACTTCTGAACCAGTTTGAAGTATAGCAAGTATTAAAGGTAGGCTAAGTCGACGTACTAGAAGCTGTCGATACAGCTATATTAGCCCAATATCTAGTTCCTGTCCAGAATCCACTATTATTAGTTAGATGGCTAGTATGAGTCGGTATATTTACTGTAACAGCAGCACTACCATTATATGTTTTTCCGGCAAACGCTCCTGCAGCAAATGTTAAAGTGTTTGCAACTTTAGCAGCAGTATTTACAATAGTTATTCCAGTCATAGAAACATAACTATCAGAAGGAAGAGACTGTGCTGTAGTAGTATTACCAGTATAAAATGTTCCTAGAGTAGTAGCCTCAGTACCAATTCTCCATGTCTTAGCTAAAACTCTGTAATTATAAACACTATACTAGTCATTTGGGTTACACCATAACTGACATAGACCACTACTATTATTGTAATATAATCTAAACCTATCTGTAGGAATATTTCCGACTACTTCAGCCAAGTAAACACTTATATTTTTAGCAGTCCCAGTTCCATCCTATCTTACCCTAAAAGATATTATTCCCCACTACTAATTATAGGCTGAATGTACAAGAAGATTAATATCAACATCATTATACTAATTATCTAATGTTATATCCCATACCTTTCTCCAGTAAGAGGAAAGTCCGCCCACATCACTAGTAACATAACCATCTTTTAGTATATAATTTAGATGCCATCCATCTAGCATATCAGCATTTAGGTTAGAAACAACAGTAGTAGAAGATACTGTGAAGGGAGATGTTCCAGTCGCTACTGTAAATTTCTACTATGTACTAAAAGTTTTAATTCCACTAACTGTCTAGTTTGTAGCAAGAGTTACATATCTACCATCTAGAGTAGAAGAATAGTTATTATTATCTAGTATAGTAACCCAATTACTCCAAGCCTATGAAGCCACATCTCTTTTACTTCTGTAGTACAAATGTCCAGGATTACTATCCTCAGTCCACTAAAACAAAAGTTCTCCATAACCTTGCCCACCAATATTTAAAACATTACCGAAGTTTACTGGATAACCATTATTATAAACTTCGTACAACCTAAGCCCACTCTATCCAACAGTAGTTCCAGATATAGCTGTTCTATTTCCTAGGTTATTTAATACGTTAGAAGTAGTAGCAAAGGGAACTGTTAAGTTATTAGTAGTACCATTTTTAGTCCAGGTTACATAGTTTCCATTAGTTCCAAGAGATGTTACGAAATTAGCTGGATTTACATAAGAAGTATAATTCAACTCGTCTAGTATTCTAACCCACTTTCCATTTGCCAAGGCTCCAGCATCTACTCTTTTATAATATAAGCTGTTAGCATTAAATGGGACGGCTAAATCAGTATAATATCCAGAGCTATTTGCATGATTAAATCGTAGAATATGCCACCAAGCAGTTGTGGGAGTATTATTGGCTTTAACAGCAGTTCCAGCAGTTCCATATATGTTGAAATAGTTTAATCCATCCCATCCATAATCCATTCTACTATTAGATGCCAAATACTATGCAGTTGTAGCTGTAGCAGCATTACCAGTAATTGAGATTCCCCAAGTACCACTTGCACCTTCACCAGTTTTAGTCACAGTATAATTAGTATAATTTCTGTGAGTTAATACTCTAGTCCAAGCGGAAGTATAACCACTCCCGTTGCTTGTATAGAATAACATTTCGTTAACAGCAGGATTACTTACTTCTGAGTTATTATGTGGAGTTATATATAACTACGTCTTGTTTGTATCACTAGCTCCCCACTAGAATATAGCTGTTCCTGCCAATGGAATATTTACACCAGTATCTGTAGATACATATCCATTATTAGCATAATCCCAAGAACCTCGTTCAGCAAATGCTACAAATGCTTTATTAACAAATGTAGAAGAATATGTATCAGCTGTATAAGCCTTTCCAGAAGAGTCATGATTAGCAATTTTATTACCTCCTACATATCTTCCATCAATAGAGCCAAACTAGTAGGTAGTAGTGATAGTTACATTCTAACTACCATTAACAGAAGCACTACCAGTAACTGCACCAGATAGACTAATAGTTCGTGCAGTACCCCAATAAGCTGTTACTATATCAGTAGTTCCATTAAATGACGTTCCATTGATAGTTCTTGCAGTCTATAGTTTAGTTGCTGTTGCCGCATTGCCTGTAATAGAAACTCCAAGAGTTGTACTACAAGCTGTTGGTGTACCTGCATCTAGGTATATAGGAAGAGTTGCAGAACCTTTTGTATCCGTTCCAATCTTTAAAACTATTCCAGTATAGTTAGCACTATCTACAATAGTTTCCCATGATTTTGTATTCAAAGTTGAGTCTGTACTATTTCTCCAATACAAACTTCCAGAATACATAGAGTAGAACTACATATATCTGGTACTTCCACTTCCAGTATTAAACTATACTAGGTGTCCAGAAGCTCCTGTATACTTTACATTCCAGCTACCACATAAATTATTATTATTTGCTAATTCGGTAGTTGTAGGAACAGAACTTGCTATGGACTAATCTCCTCTAGCTCTAAAGAATGAAGTTTCATGTAACCCGTCTAATAAGTCTGAATTAAGGTTAGTAACCACAGTTGTGCTAGTTACCTTTAATGGAGAGGTACCTGTAGCAATAGTAGATATTAACTGAGTTCCTGTTATAGCAGCTTTTACTATTAGAGGTCCAGTCATAGTATCTCCAGTTACATTCACATATCTCTCATCGGATTCAGTTTTAGTATAGTAATTCTCAGCTAGTGCGACTAATTTACCATCTAATTTTAAAACCCCTTTACTTATAAACAGACCTACCGTTCCATCCCAAGGACTAGTTGCTGTAGGATACGGAAGTATGCAGATAGAGCCATTTCCATCTCCTCCAGTATTATGCTGTCCTATAGAAGGGTCGTAGGTATTCCTAGATGCACCATTTTTATACCATTTCAGTATAGTAGTATAGTTACTAGTATCATTCTAGTTCTATATAATACTAGCATTACTAACAAATCTAACACTAGTAGAAAAAGTCTTTGCTCCTGTAATACTTTGAGTAGTGTCAAGAGTTACAAACTTATTATCTAAAATTGAATAAAACTAAGTCTTACTCACTCTTCTAATAAAGGTATCAGAAGTATTTCTTACATATACGGAACCAATATCTGTTAACGCTTCATCAGAAATAGCTGAGTTAAAATAAGTAGCGTAAATATGCTAGCTGGCGTTTCGTTGAACTAGGGTGCTGGCTTTGCTTGAAGCAGAGTACTCTAAGTCTCCTCCGTTGCTAAGAAGGACTTGTGTAGCGCTTCCTTGATATGTGGTTCCTATAAGTTTTGCATATCCATCTTTAACTTTTATCATATTATCCTCTTAAATTTAAATGTATAAGTGTAAGCAGCGCCTATGCCAGCACTTGCACCTATCTATAATTTTAAAACTCCAGAACTTTGCATAACAGTTCTTAAGTAAATTGTTTTTCCATAAGCATGACCAGAACGGTGAAGGATAATTTCATCGGTGTCTGTATCATTAGTACCATCTCTATACCAACTCATTACACCAGAATTATAGCAATGCCACATAGCTCCTGTATTATCGTTAGCACTAACTTGTACCTATACTATATAAGTTCCATTAGCAGGAAGGTCAGTAGATGTTATTCCCGTATCCATCCATGCTTGTGTAACATTTAACGATTTAGTAATGGTTGTGAGATTGTTAGATAATTCTTCTGTTTTTAACATAAAGTCGGATACAGCTTTATGTCCTCCTCCACCCAACAATACATAAGAGTCAGAAGAATTAGTCTTTTTATAACCTGCTGCTGTAACATTAACTGTGAATGTCTTAGCCCCAGTTATAGTTTGTGCAGTATTTAATGTAACGTAATTAGCTAATGATTGATGTTCTGTAAGAACTGGTTTTCCACCTGAGTACAATTTATTAGCCCATAGACTACCTGTACTAGGCTGAGCATATATTGTTGTAGTTACATAAACTTGCTAAGTAACACTAGCACCTAAATCAGCAGTGGTACTTGTGTTAGTATAACCTAAAGCAAGAGGTCTATAATTTGAGGTAGTGGTAGCAGACTACAATACTTTCTAATCAGTATTCATGTCTGTATACCATCTAACCCAAGTTTTCCAAGCAGAAGAATCATGGTACCTAAACCATATCAGACCATTAGAAGTAATTAACTTCTAATAACGATAACCACTAGCATTTCGACCAACATATAATTCATATGCATCTACTCCACTAGGTTTGTTCGTTGTGGTATTATCACCTTCAGCATAGTACCATCTCCCTTCGTCTAAGTAATCATCTAGATCTTGATTAGTTAATTGGGTATAAATGAATGCCGCAGCCGCAGGTATGGACCAGGTGCCATCTTCCCTTAAAAATCTAACATTTGTTGCAGTATATGAAGGGACAGGCACCAATCCGTTATAACCTCCACTTCCACTAGAAGTATGTTTTTTAAATACTGAGTAAGTAGTATCTGTCCCTTTAAACTTTATCCCTCTAGTAAAGATATTTAAGCCCTTTAAGTCAAAGGTTACATCATTATTATTGGGAGCAGTCGTTAAAGCTGCTGCCGTAGTAGGATTGTATGCTATCTTCATAGATTATGCTGTTTCGTATTTTTTAGTACTGATATTATACCAGCTTATTCCAAAACTAATATCTTGTATATCGTCCTCGTTAGAGTCTGCTTTTAAATAAACATCTCCAGATGGTACGAAGTTTAACGTCTTGTCTCCGATTGATGCACCTCCAATAGTAATAGGTCTCCATGAATCCTTTGTAGCTGGGTCGTAACCTAAAGCGTTAATAATATTCTGTTTAGTTAAATAAATGCTTCCAGCGCTAGTAACAGAAATCGTTTTATTCTTAGAGTCTTTGTCTACAATTACTCCTCCTATAGTAGTAGTAGTTGCGGCTACTAGAGATATTGTTCTAGCTGCACTACCATTATAAGTAACTCCAGTAGTTCCAAAAGTTAAGCCTACACCAAGTGACAATGCATTACTAACCTTCTTAGCTTCTCCTACTACTAAAGTAGATTGTGCAGCCCAAGTAGGAGCAGCACTACCATTACTAAGTAGTACCTAACCCTAAGTACCACCAGTTGTTGGAGCATAAATAGTAAATGTATTAGTACTATTACTATAAACATATATAGAAGTACCGTTGACAGTGTGTTTAACCTATCCGTTAATATTTGCTTCTACAGCTGTCCAATAAGCTGTAGTGTTTAATTCGCTTCCTGTTCCGCCTTGTATACATATTAGTAAGTCGCCAGCTGAACACGTCTATCCAGCATAAGTTCCCTGAGAAGTCACTCTATAGGTATCCCCAACCTCACATTTAGTAGGGAATCCCTAAACCTCTACTCCAGCAACAGTATGTGTTGTATAGCTTCCATTACTATAAGTAATAGTACCCTTATACCGCATTGCATCGTTAGCAGCAAAGCTAGCATTAATTATCTAATGAACCTACTAAGTAGTAAATAGGGTTGTTGTGTTATTTACAGAGGTATTTTCAGCCATTGGTAAGTCTGTAGTTGTTATCTCAGCCCAGGTAGCATTTCCTCTAAATATTTCAGTGGATTTACCGCTAGAAATAGGAACTAAACCTCTTACTGTAGGAGTAAATGTGGGAGTAAAATCCTTTCCATGAGATATAATGTGACCGTCTTTAGAAAAGAATAGCTTTACGTATTCCCCAGAAGCAGATTCCGGCAAAGTAAGATTGCCAGATATTTCAGCATAGGTATTAGCAAAATTTAATAGTGCCATATTATAAAT